GGGGGGGGGAGTTGTTATTTTAACCCTCAGATAAGGAGGGGGTATGTTTAGGCGCAGGACTTCTTCTTCCGGTAAGATCCACTACCGTATTAATATAGACAAGAGCATGTGTCCTAATCCTGTAGATATATATATTGATGGAGATACATATCAACATAGTTTTAACGGATCTTCTCTTGATATATATCGCAATAAGAAGATAGAAGTTATAAGAATAGGTGGACAGATAGCTCAAAAGGATCAACAATATGAGCACAACGTTTTATTAGGCATAACTGGAGGTGTTTCAAAAGGGACTCTTACGTATCTATATGATTCTGGTGTGCATTGTGATTTAGCTGATACGGAGTTATACGGGGATAGGACAACTGAATTTACTCCTATAACGGAGATAACCGATCCTGAGGAGATCATCAATTTCACTTACATGTCTGAATTTTATAATCAGATTACAAGTAACAATCGTATAACTTGGCAAGGTAATCTTATAACAAGTGGTTATTGTATAACAGCCAATGCCTGTGAGGGATGCCAATCTGTTGCCGTTGGGACTGGCATTTACAATAATACCTATAAAGTAAATATAATAATTGTAGCGCCATCATAATATCTTGTGAGGAGGATGTAGTACCAAAAGGAGGGAAGCCTCCCTTCATCCCTCCGGGCCTACCCATCGGGGCTTCCGCCGGCTACTTCCTTTGGCATATCACTATAATTGATTAGGCATATAATTACCTATCTTTATTATGGTGATAGGATTCCACCTATAATTAGATAGGTAGTGGTACGACCACTACCTTAATATTATAGATCTCGTATCAGTCTAATTCTTTTAGGATTTCTTTTATCCGATACGCCTACTTTACCGTAGCCTGAAACCGCCCAATAATTCATATCATTACATTCAGAGCTTGTCATATACGCCTCAGTTGAGGCTTGGAACATCTTACCTCCAATAAGATACAATATATCATTTATATCAACCATCCTCATATATATCAATGACATTTGCGGACAAGAGGGGATATACCAGTCATAGAATCCAAGGGAACGGGCTGTCTTCCATCCTTCCGAGCATCCCCCGTCCTCCCACCGCCTCCCGTTCTTTTTGGCTTTCTTCTGGTTTTATCCTCAAATTTTCATATCTTTTGGACAAAACTATAATCATGTTTAGAGACATACTTCATAAGCTTAAGATCTTCTTCTGCGACGATGACGTTGAGAAGATATATGTAAGGGACAGTACGGTTATCCGCAACAACGAGATCCATAGGATGTATAATGAGATACTGGACGAGTTAGGCGATTTGGCTACGGTCGTTTCAAGGAACTGTTCTGGTCAATACTTCGTATCAGTTCTTGTTGAAATAGAACAGTGTTATAAACAGAAAACCGGTAAAACGGTTGGAGTTGATTTAGGGATCAAGACATTAGCTACATTATCCGATGGGATGACTGTTGAGAATCCCCATTTTCTTCGTGAGAACCAAGCGAAGTTAAAAAGGATGCAACGACATTTGTCGAGAAAGGAATTAGGAAGTAATCGAAGAAACAAATGCAGGCTAAAAGTATCAAGACTTCATTGTGATATAGCCAACAAGCGTTCATGGTACATGCATAATTTGACCACGATGTTGGTAAATAATTACGATGTTATCTGCATTGAAGATCTAAATGTTTCTGGTATGTTACAGAACCACAAACTTGCTAGTTCTGTATCTGACACTTCTTTCTCAATGTTCCGTAACCAACTTGAATACAAGTGTAGGTGGTATGGTAAAGAACTGATTGTTATAGATCGTTTTTACCCATCCTCGAAAACCTGTTCAAGATGTGGTTGGAAAAATAAAGACTTGAAGTTATCGGATCGAACATTTGTTTGTAAAGATTGTGGTTTGGAGATCGACAGGGATCTCAACGCAGCGATTAACATACAAGCCGTAGGAGTTGATGCGGCTATACGGACGCAGAGCAGCCGGGTTGCCGGTTGTGTTGAAGCGTCTAAAATGGAGTAGGATATCTTAGAATATTTTTATGAAATTTACAACTATGATAAATGAGATATCAGCGTTATTCGTGATGATATTCATGTCCGGATTGATGTTTGTCATGCCGATGTTAGATATAGAGTGCGATGATATTGCTATTATAATAGGATCAGGAATCATACTATCTTTTATACTAACCATAATACCGATCTTGCTTTCTTATGATATAAGGGATGAGATCATTGAGTTGATTGAGGATATAGATAGCCAGATCGTTGTAGATACTTCGGTATATAAAAATGAACCTACCCTAGGTAATTACTAGGATAGGTGATGTGCTATTTTCTTTTAACATACTTATCAATCAGATCTATTGATAGTTTAGCTCCCAGCTCCTCCTCCAATAGGTTAAGGTAGTTCCGGTGCAGGCATCCGCCCCGCTCCACCTCCCTAAAGCCGGCCCCGTCCCGGATCCTGACTAGCCCTTTCCTTGGATCCATGTCGATAAGATCCCGAAGCTCGTTCATATTCTTGAACCGGTTCTCTATTACCTTAAATACATCGATCTTAGGTCTCTTATCCTTATCCTTGGACTTTATTTTAATTCTTCCACTCATATCAATTGTCCAGTAACTTTACATTTAATATGATTCATATTATTATTACCGCAATAAGCGCACATAGATACGTAGGGAGAATATACTCTTCCACATACCGGACATCTCCATCCATACATAACAGGATTTGTTTGTTTGTCAATTTCTTTCAACCCATCATTAGTAGTGGTTGATGTATTTTTATTTTCCATATCATTTATTATTTACCTGTACTTCCAAATCCATTTACTCCTCTATCAGCCATTCCAAGATCTTCTAATGATTCCACCTCATCCCATACAATACGTTCCCGTCTACGGATAAGCAATTGAGCTACTCTATCTCCTTTAGAATAAGAAGGATCTCCATAACGATCTATACGTCTACATACTACCATAATCTCCCCTCTGTATCCTTCATCCACAGTACCCGGAGAGTTTTGGATAATTGTCTTAGTTTTTGTAATACTACTACGTGGACGTATTTCCATCTCATAATCCTCAGGCAATGCTACATGTACCCCAGTATGATATATGATTCTGCCGCTATCAAGCTCTATATTCTTTACAAATAGATCCATGCAAGCGTCCTCCTTATGTGCGTACTTAGGCAATATCGCTCCTTCTTCCAGCCATATCTTGACCTTACACGTATCTATACCATCAAGTAACTCAACTGCCTCTTTATAGCTCATAGGTTGCTCTGAGGCTAATGAAATGGCTCTTGCCAATAAATCTTTAATCTTGCTCATCGTATCTTGTTTTTAAATTCTTTCCCTTTCGGGCATTGTAATTTACATTCCTCACCACAAGCGGAACAGTTGGGTCTCATTCCGGGCACCCCTCTTCCCCCATACGGCCAGTAGGCATAATCGCAGACGCTCCAGAACGCCTCCATCGCCTTGATCTTGGCATCGACGGTTATCTTCTCCTTAACCTTTTTCATGCTTTTCCTGAACTCGTCTTTCATATCCTTCCCTTCTATCTGTCTGGCCTTACGTCTCTCATTCCACCAATTATAGTAGAATTTATCTGCCATTTTATAAGCTTCTGGGTCAAATTTATCACGGTGCAGGATAGGGGCATCCTTGATCTTTCTCAAATTCCTGCCACAAACATAAGCAAGCCCAGCGTACGGAGGTATGTCCTTAGGGTCAACCAACCCATCTGGCACGCAGTAGTATAAGTAATTTGGGCGACCGTACCTGACCCAGTCCCCGGTCTCGTATAGGGCTTGCTTCCGGGCCTCGAACCAGCCTTGCATTACTTGGTGCTTGCCTTCCTTCTCGAAATCCTTGTTATAGTCAGCCAACGAGATCTTCACCTCAACCTCATAAGCGTACATGGATCTGGTTATAGCCAGATAATCGGACTCCCAGTTATAGACATACAAGTTGTTTATAATCCATCTAGGAGATACCAAGAACTGTCTGTTAAGGATATCCAATATCCCTCTCTCAGTATATTCAGCACCTTTATTTGATCGCCGTGTTCCCATCTCCAGTAAGAGGATTATTCCTATATCCTACCGCCATTATAGCATTACCTATCAACATCCTCAACTTATCCATATCTTTATCATGGAACGAGAAACTAGTTAAGGTATATGACTTAGTAGCCTTCTCACAAGACCTTATCATCAACATAGCCACATATTCCCCCATCATCTTTCCGTTCATAATATCAAGATCGATTATACCGTGATCTATTAGATCAACCACATCCCATCCTGCTGGTAGATACTTTTTTATTTGATTTATATCCATATGATTAAATTATTAAATTTTGTATAAATATATTTTATACATTTATTATCGCTCATTCATATATGAGCGATTTATTAAATACAATATTCATTGTGATAAAAATAAATTCGTTTTAACAGATACCAAGCCATGGCTGACATATTTTAATTTCTTGCAAGATACATCTTTCTTATTCTCTCCATTAATATCCCGAATATTAAATTGCCCAGAAAGCCTTCTTGCGTAAATAAAATGCTCTTCTCCTTGAAACATCACTTTATCAAATAACTTAAATCCAAAAACTTTAAAAGGAGCCTGGTTTCGCTTTCTAATTCCTCCTTTCAATATTTTCATCTTATGAATCTGACGGTTATGGCGACGAACTAATTTACGTTTGTAATAATATCCAAGCCTACATGAATTAAAATTCCTTGAAATCACAAAAGCGTCGGATACATGGGATTTTTCAATTCCATGGTTTATACGATTATATTTTGTTATGTATCCGAACGTCATCGAAACGTTATCGTATCTGGATTTTAACTCCTCGTACAACTTCCATTTCATGATTCCCATGACGGCTGCGTCACGAAGTGACTTGCCTCTGCTTACTTTCAATTTGATATTTCCTTTATGAAATTCCTTATGACAAGTCTCACAAAGAGTAATTAAATTGGATGGTGAATCTCCTCCTATCTTCCTTGACTCAATATGATGGATATTAAGGATAGGATCTTTTGACTTACCCTTACAATGCTGGCATTTATGCCCGTCTCTTGCTAAGACATACTCCCTAACATTCCAAAATCCTAATTGCTCACCTTCCTGATACTCTTTACCTGATATCTCTGGATTCTTGATCTTTTGAGTATCAAATTGGGCTACCTCAACAATCAATTTTGAGACAGGTAGTATAGAATATACAAAACTGATAATTCTAATATGAGAATCAATCTTATGGCGGACAGATGGAGCAATCCATCCATCCTTCTTGGATTTTACCCTATTATTGAATCTTTGCTTTCTATACCTAAGCCTGCTTCTTCTAGTCCTCCTTAATCCCCTTCTTGTTGATAGAAGATCAACAACATCACTCCTTAGAATAACCTCACTTGCGTAAAGCTCCTTGCTTTTCGTCGTAGCTGACAAACCAACATGCTTGGTTCCCGAGTCGACGCCTAACACAATCTCTTGTTTGTAATCGGATGTCTTGTACGTTAATTTGATGGTAAAAGGACATGTGTTCACAACGACCGCTTTGTTGTCTTTTAGCAATCGCCTAACCTTTCCATGCCTTGTCGTAGGCATCATCGGTTTTCCATCTATGTCCTGTACATACACCATTTTACAAACTAATTCAATGTTTATTCAACATAAGTCAGGGCAAAACCCTGTTAGTACCCATCGCCAATGTTATTGAAGGTTTTATATAGGCAACACTGGAACCCAAATACAATCCCTGTTTAATCACCTACCTTAGAGCTACGGACTTGGATAAACATCCGTAGGTAACTATATATTCTCCAATAACGTAGTCTTTATTTCAAGACTTAAGCTAATAACCTGATCCTATATAGATATATATAAAATATTAAATGAATTTCAACACCTTATATATTATTTGAGGTTATTAATTACCGGCCTACAGGAATATGTTTAAGAAAACACCATGTACCCCAATCCGGAATCGAACCGAAATTTCATCGTTAGGACCGACGTGTTCTATCCATTGAACTATTAGGGCATATGTCCTTATTCTCACGAACCAGGACATCAAACGTCTAAACTTTAAAAAACCTAATGGAAAAACTCTATGCTAGTTTTTCCCCAAAAAATAGCGTGGACCCGGCAGGGCTTGAACCGACAACCTTCTGGTTATGAGCCAGTTGCTCTTACCAATTGAGCTACGGGTCCTAAATACACCACATCGGCTTTCACAAGAGGATGTGGATAGGAATTTCTCGAAGTTTATATAGTAACTTTATGAAACTATTGTCCAACATTCTAGCATATAGCACCAATCCTCGAACGGGAACGTCTCCACGCCAGACCTACCCCATCCCGTCCCCCAACTGTTCTGTAGGACGAAGCCGGCCTTGTCCCAGCCGGTGAGGATAACGGCATGACCTCCCAAGTTCTGTCCTTGGCCTTGCCAGAATCGATTACCATAATTATAGCAATACAGACCTATAACCAGAGGCCCATTCAGCATCAAAGCTACCTTAGCCGATACCGGATCTATGATCCTAGCGTAACTGTTTATTTTCTCCCCATCTACGCCTACGTTTTTAATAGACTTGATAGCGTCACGAAGAACCATCCCGTCCTGATCCTTATCCTCTCTCAGATCATATATATCGTAAGGAGAGATCTTAGCCGGTCTTTTAATAGTCCTTATACTCTTTCTCCAGTTAAGTATCTCAGATAAGCTTACCGCAGCGCAAATAGGAGAAGATCCTTGATCCACTACGCTATCAACGTTATTGACCTTATACTCATCAGGGACAGCCTCATGCTGCATGTTCATAATAGCGTCCCTATCATCTGCTGGCGATGGTATGTAACCTAGTCCGTATTCCATTACTTATCTTTTTTATGGTAATCAATTATCTTGATATTAAACGTATCGGATCTTTGCCTTACCTGTATAGACCCTCTAGCCTTTCCCTTGGCGTCGTATAGGGCGGTGAAGCCAAAGTTATCGACCCGGCCGTCGTCCAGCGTAAACCGCCACTCCTTCCATTGGCCCATCACGGTCCCGGAAGACACTATAGAATCCACTACATAAGATATGTCAGTAGTATCATATTCCGTATAATAGGTTCTTGACGTACTGCATCCGACAACCGCTAAGGTAAATAACGTTAACAAGAAAAACAAGATCTTATTCACTTTTCTTAGATTTTTTACGTTTCTTAGATTTCTTCTTATCCTCCGCCTTATTCTCGACATTTACGTCAATACCGGCATCAGCGACCTCAGGGGCGTTATTTTCAGGTATATCAATATGACCTGAGTTAGAATCCATCTTATCCTCATCAACAACAACCTCATTAGGAACATCGATGTCTAAAATCTCTGCCTCCAGATACTTGATACGATCTGACATGATTTTATTCTGGTCCTCAAGCTCCTTATATCTTCTTCTAGCCTCATCGAGTAATTTAGATGATAGTTTATGTTTCTTCTCGATATCCATATAAGCCCGTTTAAGAGTCTCTTTATCTTTTACCGACTCATTATATATCTCTCTTGATTTACTAAGCTCATTACCCATCTTAATTATAATAGAATCCTTTTGTTCTATATCCATATTAAGGGAATCGGAAAGAGTTTCAAGATACCCTACTTTCTCTTCTAATTCCGTTATCTTCTTGCGGGAATCCTCATAATCTCTTTTTAATCTGCTTGAATAGCTAATAGCCTCATCTAGATCTTTTTTTAGGGTATTTATATAACTATTCTTTACTATCTTCAATCCGAACATCTTCATTACTTTTATAAGTTCTAAAAATATCGGCTTTTATCTTGCCGACTATAATTAACTCAGCTATATGTTTGTCTTTCTCGACTATAGCCATATCCTTACGGACATTAGTGACCCTGATCATGATATTCCCGTTATTAGACGACACGAACGGCGATCCTACCAAAGTAAGTCCCGTATCGCCGATAAACGACGGCAGCATCATCAACACCCCTATGGTATTGTCCGGGAACGATGCCCATACCCCTGTATCTATATCAAGGACATCACCCTGCCCTAATGGGAAGGCATTACCCTGTTTGATAGGAATATCCTTACCCAATGAGTTCCATGCTTTCGAGAATCTTACGGAGTTAAGGAAGATCTTTCCCTCTTTCTCCACCATCCCTACCATAGGTTCGCAATTCAGTCTAACCTCGTTTTGTTTATCATCCGGCTTTTCCTCAAACTCGTCAAGATCTCTGGCTGATGTAAACGACTTACTCTCCAGAAGTTTTTTAATATCCTCAATACTGGTCATTATAATTTGATTATTAAATAAACGATCTTCAATCCTAACTTCAAATCAGATGTCTTTTCGAACATCTCCCTAAGAGGTAAGATAGTAGCGTCAAGATCTGACGCTACCCATTCTCCATCCTTATAATACATATCCTTTTCCTCGGAATACGCTACACAAGGTCGATGCCCTAAGTTCTTCATAACCGTATCTACCTTATTTTGGGTAGGCATCGAGACACGGTTCACTTTAGTAGATATATTAAAATTACTCTCCATTAACTTTCTGATTTTTAATTAGTTAATTAAAATGGAAGATCACTGTCGTCTCCAAAAGGAGGATATTGAGGAGGTTGCTGTTGACTTCCAAAAGAAGGTGCTTGGGCTGTCTGAGGCGGAACCTGCTGGCATGACGGGGGAGGCGTTTGCGATGGAGCCTGCGTTGCGTATGACGGTGGGGGCGTCTGTGCGGTTGGCGTAGCGCCTATGCTTTGGTCTCTATTCTGTTCCGATTTTTCGTTTTCAGCCTTAAACTTTTCAAGATATTGTTTAAATACTTGAAAAGCGAAAGTGTCTTGAGCCGTATAATCGAATTTCTTGTTACCCATTATATCCGTGCTCTCTACCCTATCAGGCCATCCGTTCTGTCCGTTCTTATAATATTGCCGGATAAGCTTGTCCTTCCCATCTGGAGTTTCCCTAGCGTATGAAATGAAAAAATTACCTGGAGCATATTGATACCCTTTCTTAGCATGAGCAGGATTTATTACCACCTTACGTTTTAGATCAATATTAGGCAAGTACCTTACCAGTGACTTAACGTAATTATTAATACCTCCTTTTTGAGTCATCAAAGGAACATTTATGAAGTAATTCCCATCTTCATCACTTATCTTTATGGAGACGTATTTAGCATTTACTCCATTAAACTCCACTCCTATCACGCTGACATCAGACAAATAGCCTTCGATACCGTTCCAGAATACCCTCCAATAAGAAACTGCTCCAGTCTTCTCGTTTATATGCTCCTCGAAACCTTCCTTTGGTTCTCTTGATGACTGATATAATAATCCGCTACCACTTACTTTAAAGTAATGGTTATTACCACCTGATGAATTTTCTCTAACTCCCATTTTATATATTTTTAAATATTAAACAATAACTGATGATGACAAGAAATACTCGTTCTTATTATCCTCTCCATAAATCTTATTGAAATGAGATTTATGGTCATGTTCGATAACCACCCTATTACACGATATGCTTTTTATGATACCAAGATATCTTCCACATAATACGTTACATATAATATCTTCACCATGATAAGACAAAGAAGCAAGTCTCTCCTTACATGATTTACCGGAAGACGGGTTCTCTGACATAATACCGCATCCTTTATCGGTAAATATCAACTTGCAATGATCGAACTCATTTACCTTAAGATTGTTTTGGAGGGCTTGGACGAGTAGATCCTTATCAAAGACATAGGTACTTGTTTTGACAAAATGCTCGTCCACGAACCTCCAATTTGGATAATTACCCTCAAAATGGGTCTCATACATATCCATATCAGGCGTAGAAAAATAAGTCTTAGTATCGTCCACTTTTATAGACAACATATCCGATGACTTATTGATATGCTTATCAAGCAATATCGCGGATTCGTTCGATACCGGGATAAACATCTTATCTACCTTATCCTTATTAGGGACAAAATACCTGTAAATAGTATTTCTATCCGTACTTACTATATTAATATTAATATCATCAATATCAATGACCACATTCTCGATGCATGGATAAAAGTCATCTACCTCCGTATAATCGCTGGCTTTGTTAAGAACCGAAACATAATCGCTCATCTTAACCTTAATTCCTCCATCAAGTATCTTATGTACCTGCGGGAATGTATTGATATCAAAAGCCGGACAACTATACTCACCAGAAGCATAGCGGATCGTTATCTGATCTTTTTTATCTGAAAGCAGTATCGTAATCTCGCAATTCTTCTGTTTTTTCATGAACTTAATAAAAGAGCTTGCCTCTACCAAGAAAGAGAAGTTAGAGTCAGCCTCGACCTCCAATCGCTCTATAACACATACCTTGGCATTTACGGAAGTGATATAAGCCAGATTATTGACAACATCTATCTTAAGATCCTTATAAAGGGAGTTGGAACCGGCGTTCTTAACCACCGTCTCCAGTTTACCCAACTTCTCATTTAATGACTTCGACAAGCACTTTATCAACATAATAAACAACTTTTACATGACATTGCAAATGTAATCATAATTATATTAATATAAATATAATAAATACTTAATAGTATTAAAATAATTTAAACTTACGTCTAATATACTCGGCTATAAGCGTGGCATCACACATTCCGTCTTGTATCTTAGTAGGTTGCACTCCTTTCCCTGACCATGGCTTCACGAAAGAGACCAAAGGGAAAAGGCGCATGGCGCATCGGATGGAGGTAGCCTTCGTGTCCAGCTTCGCCGCCGTATACACCCGATCGGCTGTCGTATGAAGCTCCTTCTGCCAGGTCTTTGGTTGCACCTCCTCGAACATGAACCTAACATCCGGGTGAGATCCGTATCGCTCCATCATCTCCACCATCATAGCGAATAGGGCGTTCGGTTCCCGGCGTCTCCCGCCAAAGGTGAAGTTGCTGGCGGCCGAGCTGTTGTGGATGCTGTGGACGTCCTCGACGGCGATCGCCAGCGTCCCGCCTCCCTTTTCTTGGATCTTGTCAGCGGCATCGAGGAAGAAGCTTGATATAGCCCTAAGATCTATATCCCCCTTAACCGATATCCTTGGAGTCATAATTACCTTAATATCCCCGTTCTCCGGGATCATGGACAATCCTCCGGTGTCTATACCCGGATCTATGCCTATTGATATATTCATAACTTCAACGTATATAATGAATGGAAATCCTCCGGTCTAAACACCTGTATTGAGTTATCCGGATACATACCTATATAATAACCGTAAAAAGCCCGTAGAATGCCATTTTCTAGGATTATATCCAAAGCCTTTACCTTGTGACCGTCAACCATCACATCAAGCTCCTTGGTTCTTTGGGATATCTTATCAAACCATTCAGGCATAGGATCAATCCCGTACCTGAATGCGTTTACTGTTGATTTTATAGAGATATACGTACCCATGATCAGATAAGATTACAATCATCACGTTTAACAACCTTAAAATCTCCCTCTCTAAATAATAAAACTACGTCAGTTCTATTATACTTACACTTCTTGATATCCACCAAATGGTAAGAAGCCTCCCCTACGGCGGGGCGAACCGGTCTCAATACGGCTACGGCTATATCACCGCCAAGCTCAACCCCACCGGTTACACCTTGTAAGCACATGAATATATATCCCTCAAACTCATGTTTCTTGCCGATAAACTCGCTCATAGGAATACCTACGAATAGATAGGTCTTTACATCCTCTTTTTTTACCTCTATAGCGTTCTCAACACTAGAAGGTATTACGTCTACAAATTTTGCTCCGATAGCCATAACCTCAAATATTTAGTTTAGTTCTTAATTCTTGACACAATTCTTGATTGTCTCTCATAATACTTAACGTATTATCCACTCCATTGCCTACTCGGACCTCTCCGTACCAGTACCATGATCCTTTACGGGTAAAGATACCGGTTTCCTCACATAACTTCAAAAGTTCAAGCTCCTTGTCAAATCCTACGCCATAATACAAAGCCGTCTCTGCTATCTGGAAAGGTATAGCTGTCTTGTTCTTCAATACCTTTATCCTAACCTCATGGCCGATAGAAGACCCGTCTTCTCCTACAATGACCTTCTTCCTTGACATCTCCATACGGATAGAGGCGTAGAATTTAAGGGCATTACCGCCGGTTGTTACCTTAGGATCACCGTATATTACACCAATCTTCTCACGATACTGGTTGATGAATACCAGAACACAATCGCTTTTGTTTACGATCCCGGTAAGAACTCTCATAGCTTTTGACATCAACCGGGCTTGTAATCCCATGTTGCTGTCTTCCATATCACCCTCAATCTCCTTCTTAGGGACTAGATTCGCCACAGAATCCACGACAATAAAGCCTACCCTGCCGGACTCCACCAGCTTGGCCGTAATATCGATAGCCAACTCCCCGTAGCTTGGCTGGGAAATAAGGAACCGGTTCACGTCCAATCCCATCTTCTTAGCGTATTCGATATCAAAAGCGTTCTCCACGTCTATTATAGCTACCAGCTTATCGGGGTGCTTTTTCTGGAACTCGATCATACTTAACGTACACATCATGGTCTTGCCACAAGATTCCATCCCGACCAGCTCATGGATCCGGCCTACCGCCCATCCGCCGCCGAGGGCCTTGTCCACCACCAGCGAACCTGTGCTTTCCCTTGGTATGGATATTATAGGCTTATCGTCACCGAAGTTCATTATCGAGCCTTCTCCAAGCTCTTTATTTAAAGATGATACTAACTCATCTACGTCTGAAAAAAGTTCTTTCTTAGCCATTATAATCCGTATTCCTCGAAATTAAACAAATCCTGTTGTTTCTTGATCATATCCTTACCGATGTCAGATATCTTTTCCGGATTCAAAACACCATCATTCTCATCCACCTTATCTATGAAGTCAGATATCTTATCGCTTAGTAGTACCATATCTTCCTTAGGCACTGATTTTAGATAAAGACCGTCTATTGACCTACATCTTGAAAGAGCGGTATATATCTGTCCTATCTCGAAGGCTCTACTAATGTCTACAAATATATTATCTAAAGTCATTCCCTGGGATTTATGGACAGTTATGGCGTATCCTAACCTCAATGGATATTGTATTATATAGCCGCAAGAAATGCCTTCAAGGGAATCGTCTACCTGCTTATACTTCATCTTCTCCCACTTCTCTTTGGTTATCTCCACCTCAGTATCGTTATCTAGATGAACATATATCGTCTCATCAACAGTATCTATGCTGGTTATGATACCCATCGAGCCATTGACATATCCATTGCCGTTTCTGGTTATTATGACCTTAGCTCCTACCTTTACTATAAGCTCATCCTCACAGGGCGCTACAGGCTTCTCCCCGAATACAGTAGCATCGAACTTAAATACCTTATTATTGATCTTATCAAGATTAGTCTTATTTATCTCATACGCCTCTTTGTTAGTTGAGCATATAATTATAGTATTATCCATATTATCCGGACACTTGACCCTACTATCCAATATCTGTCTTGACTCATCGGTAATAACACCACATCTTATATCCTCAAGTACGGAAAGAAGCTGAGGATCTTTTTGACGGAACACGTTCTCGAAGGTAATGACCGAGAATCCTGAGGCTCTTAATGCCTTAGATGAGAAAAAGAACCGGCTCTCATAATACCTATCGATAAAATCATCCGCCGTCACCACAGGAGGTAGTTGCGATAGATCTCCAAACATAATCAACCTAACTCCACCGAAAGGTTCCTTGCTACGCCTGCATTGTCTAAGTACGTCAGCTACCTCATCAAGCAAATCAGGTCTTACCATACTGATCTCGTCGATAACGATAGTATCAAGATTCTTGATCTTCTTCTTCATAAACGGACTTACATCCACCTTATTCGATAACATACCTCTCTCGATAGAAGGAATGTAAGGATCGTTCTTTATAGAGAAGAACGAATGGATGGTCTGTCCACCGGCATTCAAAGCCGCTACTCCAGTCGGGGCTACGATAACACATTTACCCAAGAACTTTACGATACGTCTCATGAACGTACTTTTACCACTACCAGCTCTACCGGTAATAAATAGATTCTCCCTAGTGGTGAAAATCTTTTTCAAGGCACGACCTTGCTCCACGTTTTTATCCACCGTCATAATATGACGAAGGAGGTCGTTTTCATTTCTAAAATCCTCTTGTACCATATCTTTTAAGTTTATGGCACAAAGATACGAATAGTTATAATTAACTATTAAAAATAAATGTGAATAATATATAAATATTAAATTTTATATCTGATACTCAAATCATCCGGCTTTACTCATCTCTGACCCTTTTACCCCTAAAAAGACGTCTTTTATAAAATCTTCGGAGATGATTATATGCATTATCGTTCCTCTGTATGATAGTCTTAGGTGTCCGATAGTTACGTTCTTCCTGTCTTTGGCATTCGCTATTCCATTGTTTTTTTTAACCTCGTCATACAAATCGGATATACTCTTCTTACACATGCCTAAGAACATGCTTATGTATCTGTATATAGTTGACTGAGATATCTCATGCATGCCTATTCCCGCAAGCTTCTTATTCAACTCATTAAGAAGGTATGCTACATTGAACTTAATTGTCTTTCTTTTAGTTACTTTGTATATATGATGTACATTTCTGGTTCTGGCCCTGAATATTATCTTGGAAAGGATTCTTACCCGATCAAGTTTCCGGCTTTTGTTAGCCATATTCCGTCTTTCGTCTGAGCTTAAATTCTTATCCAGACATTTGTATACGGATCTTTTATTACCTACGAATATTTCTTTCGTATCCTCATTCTTCTTAGCCTTATACGAGTAGATCATGATATCAGATAAAGCTATTCTTATCTCGCCCTCTGCGTAAGCCTTAAGCGTCTTTAGCTGATAGTCTATATCCTCATGGCAGTTCTCTATAACATGTCTGTAGCAGAAATAAGCTATGCCATCGGATAGGATATCTATAAAATCATCGGTATTGATCTCGATACGGTCACGGTAACCATCTCTCATCCTATTTCTTAAAAATACATGCTTCTGTACATTTATGATAGAAAGATAAGCCGTTACCTGCTTACACTTCTTTTCTATAACCATACCGGAACCTCTTATATTATCTTTCTTGTTCGAGTATTTTACGGCCGTAACCTTCTTCCCGTCCTTATTAGTTACAGGTTTGTAATCTACTGGACAGACAAGTGATCCTGCCGGAAGCCTTAGGCATCCAAGCTCATCTTTTCTTGCTTGTATATCTTTTGGGATATATGCTTCGGTAAGAATCTTATCGAAGTTTGATTTCATTTTCTGTAAAAGTGCTATCTTTGTTTCCATATTTTTATTTTTTTTGCGAATATACGAGTTTTATCAATACGAAACAAGTTATTCGGATGGATGGGTAGCCTGTGAAGGTCGCCCATTTGTTGTTTAAGGAAGGTAGGTGATGTCTGTAAAACGCTGTGCGCGTGAACGATGGTTTTTCTCAACCTACTTGTTACGCGCGCGTTAATAGGTATATTTATTAAATATAATTAACTCTATAAATATATACTACTTTCTAATATCTCTATCCGTACACAGAACCTCTCCTGGCGTCGAGTTCCTGTGTACTCCACTTAAAGTCTCTATTTAATAAAACATTGCTTTTTACCGCCAAGGTATGGTACCGTCAGGTAGCATACCGCAGGCTAAACCTGGTAGAAGCCGTATCCTATACCGGAAGCCGGTACCCCGGTAGGGGGATCGGGTGGAGCAGAAGCCAAAGAAGAAAAAGCGAGGTCATGTGCGGTCGCTCACGCTCCGGCCGTCCGTATCTTCTACGGCAGGCCCCATGCCCCAATGACTCCCATTTCCCCTTGGCTTTATATCCCATAACATGGTAGGAAGGAATCCAAAGGGAAAAAGGTAAGGTTGTATGCGGTCGCTCACGCTCCGGCAGGCTAACATAACTCTACCGCCGTCCATGTCAATAGCGAACCTCTGGCGGCATTGTCCGGTATGACGGCGGTAGCCTTACCTTGGGTGTCCCTGCGTGTCCCACACTAACCTTTTCCCCTTTGGATGCCTTGGCTATGTCATGGGACGATAAGAAGCCAAAAAGAAAAAAGGAGTGGTCGCATCCCGTGAGGCAGGATAAGGCTGTCCCCCTCCGTCCACGCGCGTAGCGTACGTTAACTTCACTGTCCTCGCTATTGTAGCCAGACGTAGACATGCATGGCTTCGTTTGCCCTACCCCACTATCCTTTTCCCTTTGGATTCTCGTAAATACATGTTAGTCAGCATATATTACACTGATTATATCATATTTTGTTGACAATAATATTTTTTTAAAGTATTTTTGTCGAAAACTAATTTTGTATGGCCGAGCAGAGAAAAGCTTTCGTATTCGCATTACCTTATGATACTAGACTTGATATGATCCAGCAGTTCTTAAGGATATACAACGGCTATCTGGATTCTAAGGGTAGAAGCTTGATCACCGAAAGGACGATAAACTTACTTTCTTTCTACATCAACTACGGATACTCGGATGATACCAGGGCTAAGTACATGGATTGTCATGGGCAGAAGGAGTCTTATATCGCTGTCCTTAACAATGAGTTGAAGCGTGGTGGTTTTCTGGTTGACAAGAAGAACGGGAATTTCCGTACCCGTGAGTTGTCTATTGAGATGAGAAGCCTACGTAACTATTTCGTGCTTGACGGGGAGGGTGATGATACCCGTGTAATGGGATTCGTATTCAAGAGAAACAAATTGGATATTGATGGGTAGGAATCTTATTTCATTCGATAGGGATATCGTGGATGAGGTGGTAAGAAGATCTGATGGGAAGTTTACCAAACAACAGATAGAGTGGTGCATGAAAGCATCCGTATCTTATATCCATCATCTAGCTAGGTATACTGACAATATATCTATCAGAATACCGTTTATCGGATACGTTGTATGCAATCTTCGTGAGATGCGTGTAAGGCGTGATAAGATACGCCGGATATTTGTCAAGGAAGGTAATCGTTATCCGGATGAAAGGATGCCTATTGAGCTTGATTGTCTGGATAAGAAGATTAAGGCAATAGAGGATATGGAGGGGTTAAAGAACGGAGATCCTCTTATACGTGATAACCATGAGGCCATGTATCAATGTCGGTATGGAATGACATGGGAACAATTACAGGATTTTCAACAAAAACAATTTAAGAAATAATATGCAAACAATCGGTAAAGCCCAAGTAATAGCCCAAGCTTGGGAAGACAGTTTATTGGGTAGGATTCCTAAGGATGAGAAGGATTATCCGGAGTGGTACAAGAATCGTCTTGATTTATGCAAGAAATGTCCTAAGAACTCTTCTAATATAGCTTTCTTTAAGTTACCATCTAAGGTATTGCTTCAAAGATTGATGGGAAGACAGGCATGTTCGTTGTGTGGTTGTTTTATCAAGGAGAAGGCTTGGATGAAGACCGAGGTATGCCCGTTGAAGTTCGTGGAAGGAGAGAAAGCTAAATGGAATGCTATGGAGGTGATAACAGCCGATCATAACGATTTTAATATCGAGTGCCCTAACGATTCCTTTGATATAGGACTGACGGATGATGAGAGCGAGTTTTATCTAAATATTTTTGATCAAAAAATAGGTGATAAGATAGAAATCGTGTTATTTATTACCCATAAAGATGGTTTCCATGTCAAGGAGCATCATCTTGGATGTGGATGTATGGGAGACGTGTCATATAACAAACATCCTGACAATGAGAATAGAACTATATTTAGGATGACGTTGGATACCTCAAAATACACGGAAGGTTATTTTGAGAAACATCTATCTCTTATGGGTTATACTAAGGATGATCCTGAACGTAATTTCAAACATTTCCCGCTACGTATTATAGGGGAAGCTTATAAGTAATAGCGATGAGAAGTCCCGTAAGAAGCAATATAGATGATCGTATCCATGCCCTTATTGTCATGGAAGTCGGATGCCGTGAGTTGCCTGAATATTCGTTGGGTGATATACTTTACTCCGCTTTAAGGAGGATAGCTAGGGCTAATGGTGGTAATGTCCGCTTCTTGCGGGATGTTAGTACCAGGGATTTATTGAGGTCTATAGACCAAAGCATCAGTGATGAGATTGAATTAAATAATAATGATTATAACGTGTGATTATAATGGAAGAGGATAAGGATATCAAAAAAGAGATCAGGGATTATCTTAAAGAAGAGGCGGATACTCATATAAGGCATTGGATAGCCATAAAGCGTGAGAGCAAGCGTCTGTATAGCGATATTGAGGATAGGACTAAGAAGATAGCCCTTAAATCATCCTCGTTGATAAAAGAGGAGGATTTTGTCGTTCTTCATGAGATGACCCATAAGATACAGATGTTGAATATAGAGGCTGTAAAAGTCAATTCTAGGTTGATGTTCATAATCCAGTTGGCTACCAGCTTCGGTATGGATCTGGATTTAGATACGACATATGCGTCCACCGCCAAGAGCATTATAGAAGACAGAACGTCTGGATTCGTGTTTTATGATGACAAGGAACGTCTGAGATATGCCGACAAGGAGCTTGAGGATATGTTCCATGACATGAGCGTGACGGAAGTAAGTAAGATCGGGGTTGTTCAGTCTTATGAGCTTCTTATGAAACAGTATAACGAGTTTAAGGATATGAAAGCCAATGCCACAGGGAAGACGAAAGCCGACGAGTAAGGACGCTGATCGGGTCAATGATAATCTTGAGGTCATAGCTAAGGCCATAAACGACGCTAAGACTTATATTGATAAACATCCTTGGGATAAGGAGAAGCCGGAGGATATGGCTAGGGCATTTGACTTCATATCAAAATTAATCGATAAGATAAATACATGGAATGATTCTTATATGGAGAAGAGCGGGATCATGGATGTATATAGGTCTGTAAGCAATGTCCAGAAAAAGGAACGTAAGGGTCAGGTTTCTGGTGGAATCGAGTCTGTTTTAAAGGATATTATAAAATGAGTCTAAGCACGAGTCCAGAATTTTATGTAAACATGAAAAATCCTCCTGTATGGAACGATCTGTTCGGTTGGGAGGATCAGGATGACGATGTTAAGCAGTTCTTTAAAGAAGAGGCTTATAAGGTCAAGTACGGGGTGACTATCAATGGTACGTTCATCCCCCCATGGCTTTATTGGCATGTTAATTTCTTTCCCGTATTTCAGGATCTTCCAAACGGGGAACGTGTGCCGGCGATCAGTCGTTTGCGTGACAACGAATGGTTTTTCGCCGAGATGTACCAACGTGCCCGTCAGGAGAAGAAGGGGTTGGGGATGTTTGGTACTCGTCGTTTTGGCAAGGCTCTTCTGGACTCGGAGCTTATATACACTCCTTATGGTTCCAAGAAAATAGGATTCGCCGACATAGGAGATATCATATACGGTGATGACGGGAATCTTACTACCATAGTGGGCGTATATCCTCAGGGATTCGTTGATACGTACAAAGTGACCTTTGAGGACGGTCGCAGCGTGGTGTGTTGCGGGCAGCACCAGTGGAAGGTCAAGTATCATGGTGATTATAAAGTCATGAATACGATGGGTATTATCCACTCTGACTTCTCTAAAATGACTATAGATATGGGGGATGCGGTTGATTTTCCTGAGCGGCGTTGGCTGATATCACCCCAGCTCATGGGGTCTCTGGTCGCCTCCTTCCTTTGTGGCGCTACCGACAGGATCTTTGAGCTAAGCAAGAAGGAGATGGATGATGTCATTTATTCATCAAAAAAACAGAAAGAGTTATTTATAAGCTCGTTCATGAAGATCGCTTGCGGTATAAGCACCGGCGATGATCGTTTTAAGGTTGTTTACAAAAGTGAGTATATTATATCCTTCGTAAGAAGAATATTCTGGTCTATGGGATATTATTGCGTCATGGATGGTGATGATATGTATATATCCAAGACCCATAACAGACTTAGGATATCCGATATAGATTATTACGGGAAGTATAAGGCTACTTGTATTGAGGTAGATAATAAATCTCATCAGTTTCTTACTACCAATTTTGTCGTATCCCATAATACGACTATCATGTCATCCCTTCTTCAGATGAACGCTACCATGACGATCGGGCTTAGTCATTCCGTGGTAGGTTTCAGCGATAGCGATTTATCTAATATAGGTGAGTATTGTGAGTATGGTCTTGATCATGTGCATCCTTTTTTCAGGATCAACAGGACCAAGACCGACTGGAGTTCGGGCGTTACATTAGGCAAGAGGATGTCCAATGGCGTACGTGATATCCATGCCATTATCTCTATAGCCAACATCAACATGGGTAGGAAGACCTCCACGCAGAAGACGGCTGGTTTGACACCGGCTACGGCTATTTTCGACGAGGTTGGTAAGGGACCTATCAAGAAGCCGTACACTGCCGCTATGCCTTCCTACGACACTCCTTACGGCTGGCGTCTTAGCCCTATCTTGGCTGGTACTGGTGGTGAGGTAGAATTATCCAAGGACGCTCAAGAAATGTTTTCTGATCCTGAGACCTACAATCTTCTGGTTATGGACTGGGATATTTTAAATCGTAGAGCCATGAAAGGGAAAACATGGAAAGAACGGAAATGGGCGATGTTCGTTCCCGGTCAGATGGCTAACTCCGGTGTTAAGAGAACTATAGGATTGGGCGATTATCTTGGTAAGCCTGATGACAAGAAGCTTAATAAGATCAAGATCGACGCTACTGATTTCGAGGCTAGTACCAATAAACTTAATGAGGAACGGAAGAAACTATCTACAAAAGATAGGGTTGCGTACACTTCTCATACCATGTTCTATCCATTTACGATCGATGACTGTTTTTTAAGCTCATCCCAGAACCTATTTCCGGTCGAGTACGCTATCAAGCATAAGAATGATCTCCTTGAGTCGGGGCAATATAGCGGTATGCTGTGTGATGTCTTTCTTGAGTCAGGTAATAAACTGGGGACTACTAAATCGAATAAGCAACTGGCTGGATTCCCGTTTAGCGGCGGTGTTATTGACGCTCCTGTCCAGATATTCGAGATGCCTCAATCCAATAGGTTTGATGATTTTATTTATGTGGCGGGATGTATGCCTCCTGGAGAAAGGGTGTTGACCCCTGATGGATATAAGAATGTAGAGGATGTTGACTATGATGATTTCTTGGTTAATAATGAAGGGGATAATGTTAGGATACGCAAGAGACTTGTCAGAAATATGGTCGAAGAGGATCTTTATTCGATAAAGATGTATAATGGCGTAAGAATAAATAGATTTACTTCTGAGCATCCTATTTTTGTCTCTGATCATAAGACCGTAGGGAGAAGGGTTAGGGAAGATTTATTCAAGTTTGATTACATACCTGTCAAGGATATAAAAGAGGGACAGTGGACAAGGATTCCAAATATGTATGCCGAAGAAAGGATGGATATTCCGGGATTTAGGGATTATATGCTTTCTGATGATTTTTGGTGGTTTGTCGGGATGTGGCTAGGGAATGGATGGATTGATAAGCAGTGTCGTGTACAGATGGCTATCTGTTTTGATTATCCGGAAGAGAGGGATATGTATTATAGAGTTGTAGATAATCTTTTTGGTATTAAGCCTTCGGAGAGATGCAGGAAGGGTAATTGGGAATTAAATTTTAAGCATGTTTATCTAAGCGAGTGGCTTGTTAATAATTTTGGTAAATATTGTTATGGTAAATATATTCCTGAATTTGCTAAATACCTCCCGTTTAGCATGAAGGTTAGTTTAATTCATGGATATCTGGATACGGATGGATCTATCCATAATGATTTTCGCAATTATTCGGGCATGGATTTCGTAAGTGTCAGTATGGATCTTCTTGAGGGTATACAGGATATATTGTTATCTATTGGAGTAGTTGGAGGTATATCCATAATGAAAAAAAATAGGGCTGAATATATAGATGGCAATAAGGTTAAATCTCAAAGACCATGTTATCATTTAAGGATAGGCCATAACTATACTGTGTATTTCAGGGAGTTGGTTGAGACATTAACTCCTGATTATATATCTAAATTGTCTAAAGTATGTATGGATACCAGCACAAGAAAAAGTCCTTCCACAGGTATATTTATTAGTAATGATAATAAGTATATATATGTCAGGATATCATCTATAACTAAAGAGAAGTATACCGGTCCTGTGTATAATTTTGAATGTGATACGAATAATTATTTATTAAGGAATATATCTGTTCACAATTGCGACCCTTATAAACAGGCCAAGTCTGATACTCCTTCATTAGGTGCTTTTTATGTATTTAAGAGGCGTGTTGGTATCCGAGATCCTTATGCCTATAGAATAGTTGCCTCTTACGTATCCCGCCCATCATCTATAGACCAATTCTGCCGTACGTGCGAGGAGCTTCAGAAGGGATATGGTGCTATATGCCTTATGGAGAACGCTGACCAGATGTATGAGCAGTATCTTAATCGGAAGAGCGGTATGCCGGCATCTTTCTTCTTATTCGCTGGTGAGGCTATAGCCAATAAGTATGTGAAGGCCGGCTCCCGGCAGAATAGCAAGCTGGGGCTATATCCTACCCCCGGCAACCAGAACCTGCTCTTCTCCTGTGTGGTGGATTATTGCTGGCAGGATTTCGTTATTGGTTATGATGATAGTACCGGTCTTGATATAACGGTTAAAGGTATTGAGTTGATTGATGATATAGCTCTTTTGGATGAGATAATACAGTATAAGCCCGGATTGAACGTCGATAGGATAATAGCCTTCGGGCATGCGTTGGTTCTCGCTAGGTATTTTGATGATAATAACTACATGCCTAAATCGAAGATAGATGAGATGAATAACGCTCGTAAGGAAGATGCTTATAAACACCATGAGATATATGCCTCTGCATTTGGATCGGTATCTATAGGAGCTTTTAGGTAAATGAATGTCAATTAAACGCCTATCTTTGTTGTAAATAAAATTGAATAATCATGGAAGTGTTTAATAGAGATCATTCGTTTCCAGCAAAAGGAGCGTTATTAGGATTACCTCCTCAGGCTATTTCCACGAAGAAAAAGAACAGGAAATGGAAGGAGGATTGTATGGACGCTCTTGAGACGATAGGGTTGAAACAGTATGATCGTAACCAGATGTACCGTGACTATTATCTGATGGCGGATGGTAAGTTATCTTTTATGGAGATGGCGGATGTTATCCCTCAGTTAAGGAACGTGCAGAAGCTAAGGAGCGATATAAGGATACCTTCTTTCTTGAAGCATTACGATATCATAGGTGGTATTGTAAACGCCTTTGAGGGATGGCTGACAAACCTACAGGATAAGTATACGGTTAATGAGATAGGGGATATGGCTATAAGTGAGTATGAGGATACGATGTCAAACTTACTTCATCGTCATATACAAGAACAGTGGGATATTATCGTTAATCAGCGTCTTGTAGAAGCTGGTCTTGATCCTACATATAATGAGTTTAATTCCGAGGAGGAGCGTCAGGCTTACGCCCAGCAAATCCAACAGGCCAAGGCGTCCATGACCCCCGATGACATCCAGAGGTTTATGAGTACCAGATGGAAGACTCAGGCGGCTGTATGGGGGGATCATACGATCGAGTCTGACCGTAACCGATTCTATATGGATGAGCTTGACAGGGAGAATTTCCGGGACCGTCTTCTTAGCGGAAAGATGTTCCGGAATCATTTCGTAGGTTTTGACTATTATCGTCCTGAGGTATGGAGTCCTATGGAGGTATTTCATCCTGAGGTTAAATATCCTCAATATGGATCTTATGTAGGTCGTATTCATTATTACGAGGGTGTTGAGCTGATATCAAGATACGGTCATAAGATGACGGCAAAGGATAAGCGTCGGATTATGGGTGGTGATGATGATTATGAGGGATGGGTATCTAATGACGGTACTAGGTATGACTGGAAGAAAAAGAAGCCGTCTATTACCGGTATGTACGAGAATGAGGTTATTCCATGGAAGGGATACCATGACTATGAGTCTATAGTAGCCGCTGAGGACTACTACGGCGTTCCGATGGGCGAGTACCATACCTTCGGGCCGGACGGGGAGGAGCACACCCAGCCCCGCTTTTTGCCCCGCTTCCATCCCTTTGGATATTTCAATTCCGGTATAGGTGATGGTAAGAGGTATGAGATAGACTCCCGTCTTTTCAGGGTTATGGAAGGATATTGGGTATCCATGAAACCGGTATTTCTTATAACTTACATGACAGAGACCGGAATGGTTGATCAGGAGCTTGTGACCGACGAGCTGCTCCCGGAGTTCTTGGAGAAGAATGGTATAAAGAAAGTGAAGAGGGTCATGGCAGAAGCCGTTGGTGATCCTGAGGTGAACACCTATATCTTGGAGTATGTCCCTGAGGTCAGGTTTGGTGTTAAGATCACTGGAGGTAATTTAATGGACAAGCCTATATATATCGGAGGGGATCCAATACCTCACCAGATACATGGTGATAGTAGTCTATATGATTACGTTATCCCGGTATCAGGTTTTGTGGGTCCTAGCCTAGCTGATCGCATACAGCCGTTCCAGATGATGTACAACCTTGCTATGAACCAGCTATACAATAACGCCGAGAAGGAGATCGGTAAGTTCTTCTTAGGTGACTTGGGATTCTTGCCTACGGAATATAAGGATATGATGGACAAGAAGGGAGCTTTGGCTACTTTTATGCAAATAGTTAAGTCCGTATCGTTTATGGGTGTAGGTGGTAATGATACGAACAATCCTTACCAGAATCCGCAGATGAGTAGTATATATAACCAGTTCGGGGTATATGACCTTACTAATACCGATCAGATAAGATCGCGTATGGATATGGCCTCTTACGCTTATATGATGGCGTATAGGATGATAGGTATATCCGAGCAAGCGATGGGTCAGTCAACTAGATACGAGAGTTCTACGGGCGTAAAACAGGGAGTTAACGCTACTATGCTACAGACCCAGACTTACTTTAATGATTTCGATGACTTCAAGAAACGGACATTGGATATTCATCTAGCCGTGGCTCAAGTATGCCAGAAGGAAGGATACGATTGGACCGTGATGTACAGGAACAGCGATCTGTCCTTGGCTTACGTCAGTCTTACGGATAATAGCTTGTCGTTACGTCATCTTAATGTTATGGCTGTCTCTAATTCCAAGAAACGTCTGGAATTGGAGAATTTGAAGCAATATATATTACAGACGAATACTTTAGGCAATGACTTGCTTGATATCACTAGAATGATGAATGCCAACTCGACGGCTGAGATGAATCAGATAGGAAGGGATGCCAGATCTTACGCAGATCGTGTAAGACAGGAGGAGTACCAGAATCAACAACGACTTGTACAGCAAAAAGCCGAGGCCGATCAACAGGCCCGTAATGACGAGCATGAGAAGGAGAAGGAGCTGGCTTATATCAAGGGTAACTTCGATTTACGGGGTAAGAGCATAATGGCCGCCGGTCAAGCGGCTAGGACACAAGATAACGCAGAGGGTATGGATTATGTGGAAGCTATAGCGGATCGAGCCTTGAAGGAAAGGGATCTGGATATCCGTGAGGAGGATATGAGAACCAGACAGGCTAATGCCGAGGCTGAGCGAAGATCTCGTGAGGAGATAGAGAAAAGGAAGTTGGAATTAAAGGAAAAGGAGATAGATGCTAGGAACAAACGTTCTGATACAGATAGGTTTACGTCAATAATAAACAAGAATTGATTACAAGTTTTGTAAATATTTTTACAAAATCTGTAATCATTTTGGCGTAAAATTCTGTCATATACTATAATGGGTTTGATTTAATTGGTAATTAGATTAATGATAATTTTGTAAAAAGCAAAAAAGGAAATTGTATGAATGACATGGGTGATTTCGCTAAGGGTTTTAAGACCATGAGTGTCGAGGAGCTTTTTTACCGTGGTGACGGTGATGGCGATAAGAATAATATCGAGGGTAAATATGATAAGGATGGTAATCCTATAGGTGATACCAAGGAAGAGCCTGCCGACGGCGGAGCGGCTGACGGTGGCGGGGATAAGGGCGGCGATGCTACCACCCCAGACCCTGATTCCCTTGGCGAAGGAGGTACTGATAATAATGTAGTATCAGGATTTAACGGAAAATCTTTTTTGGAGAAGATGGCCGCTAGAGGTATTATCGATAGTATTGACAACCTTGATATTATGGTAGATGATAAACCGGTCGATCTTTCTACTATCACTAAAGAGGATGATTTACTCGATATAGTGGAGGGATTGATCAAGGATAAGGCTGATGAGTTGTTGAAGGATAAGGTTGATACCGGTTCTATGTCTGACTTTATGAAGAAGATGATAGAGGTGGATAAGGCCGGTGGTAACGTTGGTCAACTATTAAGCCAATATCAGAACATTCAGGCGCCGTTGGATAACCTTGATATGAGCAACAAGAATGATCAGCTTGCGGTCATCCAGCATTATTATAAGATGTTGGGTATGCCGGAAGACGAGATAAAGGATAATATGGAGATGATGATCGGCAAGGGCGATGAGTTTATTGAGTCCAAGGCCAATAAGTTCCATGATATCCTGAAAAAGGAGATGGATAACCTTATCGAGGAGGAGAAGAAAAAATCCGAGAAAAGGAAACAGGAGTTGATTGAGCAGATGAAGATTTATAAGAAAGGTCTTAAGACATCTATAAGCTCAGGGTTCCAGTTGACCGACACGATGATAGGTAAGGCTGTCGATTTCGTTACCAAGCCGATAGACAATCAAGGCCATACGGCTATAGATAAAGCTTATTCGGAGGCTATCAAGAATCCGGACATGGCCGCTGATCTGGCTTTGTTCTTGATGAATAAGGACGAGTTCCTTAAACAGAAGACTAACAAGGCTAAGATGGAGGTCAATAAGAAGACCATCACTCTTCTTTCTGGCAATAAGGGAGGAAAGCAGAATAAAAATAATATCGATAATGATACTATAGAGGCTAACTTCCTTGATCTAAGTGGATCAAAGAGTGTATAACATTAAAAGATAGATAATTATGAACCCTTTTTTGACAAAAAGTTTTCCGGCTACCGTGAATGGCGATAACGTTATTGCCTTCACCGATGCCAAGAACTATAAGACTTCGCTCGTAGAGCATAACTTAGGCTCATTGGCGAGCTGGTATTATGAGGATCCTGATAAGAATCATTTGGGTCTGTTGAATCTGTTCTCTAATATCGCCAATTACCCCGTTCCGATGTATATGGGTATGATTAATAACGGCGCTACGATCTCCGTTAACGGTATTGGAGCTTCTTTCCGTTATGATTTACCTGTTACAAAGACATTTGCTGTCGTTACGGCTGAGGATACTTCAGGTCATCATCTAAAACCGGGTATTGACGGTAGTTTGTTTGATATCGTTTTGAATACCTCTGAGTTTACGGCTTATGATGTCATCACCTATGACGCCGCTAACGGCTGTAATATCCTTATCTCAGGTGAGATCCCGTCTAAGACAGAAGGTGATTTGACACGTTATTGGGGTCGTGTTATCGGCGGAAAGGCTAAATACTTCCCTAAAGAGAAATTACGTCCGGGTATCCGTTATTGGAAGATCGGTCATGCTCTTGGAGAGTATAGCACCCAGTTCTCTAAGGTATCTGGAGCTGACAAGGCCGGTTCTATGACTTGTGAATTCCGTTTAGGAAACCACCGTGGTGTTGAGGGTGAGACAACTATGTACGCTGGTATGAAGTCCATGCAGGCCGCTCAGAATAGCACTTCAGAGTTCGTGGAGACCGCTCTTCGTCGTATGAATGCCATGAGAAGCGAGTATGAGGGTAATATTCCTGATTTGGCTATTATCGGCAAGACTGTTAATGGTAGACTTGATTTACGTACGGCTAAGGTAGCGTCCACGCTGGAGGTATTCTGTATGGCTGAGTTGGTTAAGCTGGAAGCTAGACAGTTGATGTGGCAAGAAGGTGGTATTATTATGGATCAAAATGGTCCTATCCATTTGAATGAGGGTATCTACCGTCAGCTTCGCCGTGGTTATACTATCTACTATAGTCGTCCGATGGGTATTACTAAGGATACTCTTATGGCTGCTGCAGCTTATATTTTCCGTGGTCGTCAAGATCTTCCTATTACGGAGCGTAAGATTAAGTTCAAGGTAGGATCTATGGCTATGGTCAACTTAGAGAAGTTGATTAGAGAGGCTTTCTTTACTACGTTGAGTAATTTGAGCTGGGGTATGGGTAGTGACCGTATGTTGCCTTCTAATCCTATATCCGGTACTAATGATGCTATGATCTTAGGTCCGGTACAGGTTAAGGGCGCTTTTCTTCCCGGCATCGGAAATGTAGAGTTCGAACACGATCCTTCTTTAGATTACGCTGACATGACAGATCGTAGCGAGTTAGTGAATGGCATGTATCCTAGATCCTCTTATTCTTGTATTATCGAGAATATCACTGACGCTGGATCGACTAACGCATATTCCGCTATTCCTAATACGGCTAACGCTAAGTTGGGTAATATGAATAACAACGTATTCTATATCAAGCCAGAAGGCGTAAGCATGTGGTGGGGTTATGAGTATGGTCGTTGGGCACACAAAGCTAACGGTAATGAGATCGTATCATCCTTGCCGGGCATGAAAGAGCAATTCTGGTGCCACTCAGCTTCAGCGGCTTGGGTTATGGATAACAGCAAGTTCTTGATTATCGAGCTTCAACCGAACTACTTCGGCTAAGTTTTTTTTCATATGTAATTTGGTTTTTAGAGGGGAGGATATTCCTCTCCTCTTTTTTTTAGGAAAGTAACGCAAAAATAAGGAAATGAAAGAGATTTTAAAATCAAAGAAGGTATTGGTCGAGGTAAATGGATTCAATATCATGTCAGATACCTTGTATGAGGTAGTAGGTAAACACGACGAAAGCGCTCCGCAGGCCTTCCAAGATGCCAATATAGCCAAGGCTCCGTTCCCGGAGAATGCTACTCACGTATGTTGCCCGTGGGATGATTTCTCAGAAGTTTACAATACCGGTTTTTATCCAAGATCAAGATGTTATAATGGCATGGATAAGGATGAGGTTGATAAGTTGGTTGATCAGCGTGTCAATAATATAATGAAGCCTTTTGAGAATATTTCCCAGAAGGATCTTTCCCAGACCAATTTCGAGTTTTGGGATGATGCTAAAGACAAGATCTATATGGGTAAGGTTTATAACACGGCTAATACCGTTGAGTTATTTTATTTATATCTGGCTGTATTTTCTGGCATGTTGACTCCTCAGGAAATGGATGGTGATCCTATTTTCATGAACTCCATGTTCTGTTTCATTGAGAAAGACAACGCCAAGGATTTCGTTCAGCAGCGTGAGATCAATAAGATGAATATCAGCTATAAGTTCATCGACGCCCTTAAGAAAGGTGGCAAGGAACGTCAGGCTGTCATCGACCTTCTTCTGTACATCGGTATCGTGACCCGTCCTGATTTTACGGAGGATGATTATTACACCGGATCACTATCAAACTGGATGAACGAGAAGAAGACCAACATCGATTATCTGCTTGATATTTGGGATCGTTCATTGGAGGGTGATTTCAAGGAAGTTCTTGAGTTCTATCGTATCGTAAACGTCCTTCAACGTAACGGTCGTATCAACATGACTCCATCCGGCTTGCAATATAATGGTCAGATCATAGGCCCTGACGTCCGTACGTCCGCCGAGTTCTTGGCTACCAAGAAAGATCTTATCAGTGTAAAGGCCAATGTCTTGGATGAGTACGAGGAACTTATGTCTATTTCTAATATAGACGATAAGACTAAGACCAAGAAGGTTAAGGATGTCAAGAAGAAGGAAGACGTAGAGGAAGGTGATAAGGTTGATAAGGAGGAATAACGATGACGATCCAAGAAGCGTATCTAAGGTCTTTGCAGAAGAACGAGCAGAATCTCTCCAATGGCGGGATTAAGCTTGACCCCGGGAGGTTCGTGCTTTTGTTCAACGAGGCTCAGGATAGGTTGATAAGATACTATCTTAATAGGAAGGATGATGAGACCATCCGATCTATACAAACTCTTCTGGTATACTGGAAATCGCTTAATGAGGTCAATCATATTGATGATCCCGAATCTACATCATTCAGTCTTCCTGATGATTATTTATGGTTCTCAAATATAAAAGGAGCGTTTTCTTATAACGGATGCGAGGTTGGAGATTTTGTCATGTGGGAGGCTAAGAACGAGAATGTTCATGAGCTTCTTGGAGATGATAACAATAGGCCTTCTTTTGACTATCGGGAAACGTTCTACACCATAGGTGACGGTAAGGCCGTGGTGTATGAGGACGGCTTTCGTACAGAAGAGGTCAGGATGACCTACTACCGGAATCCGGTACGGGTGGATCTGGCCGGGTACATCAACGCCGCCGGTGAGCGGTCCACGGACATCGACCCGGAGCTGCCCGATCCTTTGGTGGAGGAGATTCTGGATATGGTCGCCAAGCAATTCAATCTTAACGAGAATGAGTTAAGTAGATATAGAATGGATAAGGATAATGTGGCTTCCTTTAAATAAACAACACTAGTTTGATCGAAAGGTCTGCTCAGGGATGAGTAGACCTTTTTTATTCATATATTTTTGTAGATAAAAATTTTATAGATATATTTGTTAATCATAAAATTTAATATGTAATATGAAGACTAATGTTGTTATGATCTCTAAAGATAGAGATCTTTTTTGGTGTCACCATCAAACAGGATACTAAAACATCCTTTATGTCGTTAACGGATTTACAGGAAGCTTATACAAGAAAAAGGATTCAGGAGGGATGGAATGACAAGAGGATAGAGAATATTTTATCTAACAAGGAAAGTGCTGAACGAATTTATTATATTCTTGAAAAACAGGGATATATGGTAGAAACAGGATTTCCTGTTTCTATGGAAATGGTTGAAAAAGAATCTCTTATAAAAGTCATGAAGAAATTTGGGGCTTATAAGACGGTTGGAAGAGGAGAGAATAGGAGGACTATGTGTAATCCTTATATATGGGTTCTTGTGGCTATGGAGTTGAATCCTATGTTATATGCTGAGGTGGTTACGTGGTTAACCGATAAACTTATCCTTAATAGGATAGAGGCTGGGGATAGATATAATGCTTTATCTAGGGCGGCTTCTAGATTTCATGATGTTGATTATATTAAGATAGCTAAGGGGTTAAATTATATTGTTTTCAATATTCATGAAAGTATGATTAGAAATAAGGCTACAGAGGCAGAACTTAAGGAATTAGAACAAATTCAAGGTAATCTTATATGGGCTATAGATATGGGTTATATAAATAGTTTTAGTGGACTTGTTTACATGATGAGAAAAATGTATAAGAAGAAGTGGATTAAATAAATGTTTACAAAAAATGTAATATGGCTGTATTGTCATATATTCCCGATTATGTTTTATTGCGGTGATGTTGTTTATGATTATGTTTGCGTTAGGTAAATGATTTTTTGAACTAAAATATTTATAATATGTTGCACAGACCGCAAGACCGGGTACTTTTCGTACCCCCGCACGCTAAGATGGTGGATGTTGATTCCATCTTCTTAAAGGAAGGACAGATCGGTATTTATGATACTAGAGATACTTCCGAGAACGGTTGTAAGGCCGTGATTGATTTTACCGGTAAGCCTCGTAATGACAAGCGTTATGAGATCCGTATCGGTCGTAATGAACAAGCGGCTTCCCGCTCTATATATGATAAGGATTTTTCCACGCCATTGTTCTCGTTGAATGAGATCACCGAGATTTACGCTTCTTGGCCGAAGAAGGATCACGCTTATGTCGATGACGTTATCTTAGGATACAATGGTGTCTCTGACGACACGGCTTTCTCCGTTTCCAAGGGCGACCGTATCGTTATCCGCTTGATTCTCGCCGGCAGGGCTTTCGAGCTTCTTGGCTACGAGGGAGGTCGTGTTGAGATCTTTGACGCTATCCTCTTGGATGATTGCGACAATACCCCTAATCAATGCGAGGAATGTGATCCTTGCGAGGAGGTTGATTTGTTACCCGCCGTATTGAAGTGTATCGAGCGGATGAAGAACCAACCTATTGCCGGTGGTGGTAAATTATCCGATTATATTGATATCATTCCGGTTACAAGATGTACTAATGAGGCTACTGAGCCTGAGACGGAGGATGTCAACTTCTATTGCATGGAGGTATGCGATACTGGTGATGATCTGGCGTTGGCTGAGGTTCGCGCTCAATATCCAGGATTGAAGATCGTACGTGAGACTATCGAGGGTAGCATGTCACGTTATAAGGTGATGAAGAAAGGCGTTAAACCGGCTGACTATACTCAACGTCTTATCTCTATCATGAAAGGATGTACGGATTGTCCTCCTAACTATACCGAGGTTAAGGGTGGCTATCTGTATTCTATTTCCTTGGAGGATGATGGTGTTGATATGTCTACTACGGTGGAGTCATTGCCTAACGTTGTAGCCGATACGGTTAATAAGATGAGTCAGATCAAGGGATCAGGTTTGTATATTGCCGCTACTTCCAAGAAATTGACGGATGAGGAGATCTCTACTTTCGTGGAGGCCAATCCTACGGCTATCATCTACTATGTGGCTAAGACATCCGACATGTGCGAGAATCCTACGGTTCGTACCGCTTCATGGTCAGCTTGTGGTTCTTGCAAGGTATCCACCGAGAAGTATTATATCACGATCCCGGATGATGAGTGTGGAAACAGTGCTTTGGAGGAAATCCAACAGGCTTTCCCGGAACTGGAGATCACTGACTACGGTACTCCGGCGGCTTGCCAGCATAGCTTCCAGACAACGGTATATACTAACATGTTGTGTGATGAGTGCGACAAGGTGTTCGAGGGATTCTTCACCAGCGAGGCTCCGGCATCTTACCGCAACCGTATGTGGAAGAAATTGGAGTCGGCTCAGGAACTTGGCACTAACTGCAAGTGTGGTATCCGTTTCCGTGGTAAGGAAATGTTATTATCTCCGTCAGAGTGCTTGATGGATAAAATGACTTATGTAGAGGATAGCGTTGAGATCGTTGGCGCTAGTGGCGGTTATCCTGATTCTCTTGACGAGGGGTCTCCTATCTGGTGGGATCAACTTAATTTCGAGAGACTGTCCAGCAAAGCGCCACGTACTCATGTCGGCGGTAATATGATGGATGACGAGTTGAAGGGATATGCTCATTTCAACGGCTTCCCGAAACATCAGGATTTCATGGGACGGACATTCATGAACGAATATAGCCGTGTTGAACAAACAGCCCAATACGTGGACTTCCAGATCACGATAAACCCTCATAGGTACGCTCAAGGATTCGGAAAGGTTATCGCCGACGATCCGGTTAACCTGATCTTACGTGTACGCTATGGCGCTCATGAGGGTGTTCAGGAGATGATTAACATGATCGGTGCTGCCGCTGGTCTTGGTCCGGCCATCGTAACTGAGCCGAAATAAAGAACCTTTTTTGCGTTCATATATTTCCTAAAGGGGAGAGATTCAATTCTTTCCCCTTTTTTATTACCTTTGAAGCATAAGAATTAAAATGTTGTAATATGTCAGCTATTAATGAGTATCTAAAGAGACTTGCTTCCATATTTGGTAGCATGGGTTTCTCTGTTCCGCCAGATGACTTCTCCGGTGTTGTTATAGACGGAAAGACGTATCCGGTCATGATGAGGAATGACGGGTGTTACGTATACTTCGATGATAAAGGAGTAAAGAGACTTGTAAGCGAGGTTCCTAAAAAGGACTATCAGTTCATTAACATCAAGGACGCCCGTGTGTCGATCGTCAACCAATGTTATCGTACTCCGGGAGGTCAGGTAGAGGCTCGTATCCATACCTATATGAATAATAAGGGTGAGATATTGGCCGAGAAGATATTTATCATCAACTCTTCAGATGTTGATACGCCTATTGGTACGGAATTGGATAAGATTCCTGCCGAGTGGGTAGCTATAGATTGTAGAATAGCGGAGATGACCGATCGGGAGTTGATATTCGTAAGTAAATGTTACGCCACGGAAGGGGGCAAGGTCCAGATCGAGGGCGTTGAGTCGGTAGACCCCCGCCTGAACCCGGAGGTATCCCATTATGAGGTGGTAAATACGACTGACGATAGCAATCCTATCGGTACGGAGTATGATAAGATACCCGATACATGGAGTCGTATAGTATGTGATTTCCCGGACATGACCCAAAGGGAGATAATACCGGTGCTTAAATGCTTTGATACCGGAACCGGAAGGGTGCAGATAGAGGGATATAAGATATTTGATTACGAGATGGGTACCAGAAAGGAATGGTATCGCATCAAGCAAAGTACCGATCCTGAGAATCCGGTAGGTAAGTTTATCACCAGCATAAGCGATGACTGGGTTGAGGTCGTTTGTGACTTCACGGATATGGAGGACCGGGATATTGAGGTAACTGTAGAATGTTATAAGACACCGGCCGGTAAGGTGAAGCTGGAGGTTCTCACGTCATGGGACGGGAATATAGGAGTTAGGGATAAGAGCTATAAAGTCCTGGAGACTACCGATCCGTCACAACCTGAGGGCGCCAGCTTCAGTTCCTTGCCAGATACGTGGGTAAGGACTGTCTGTGATTTCGACGATATGGAGGAGCGTGACATCAGGTCTTATGTCGAGTGTTATGACGGAGGCAATGGCAATGTCAAGCTTCGTAGGTTGGTTTCTTATGACTCCAAGATAAAGGCAAGATACGTCCGCTTCGAGGTGCTTGAATCGGATGACGCCGGCTTCGTTCCGGGGGCCGAACTGGCTACCCTCCCGGACGGATTCTCTTTGGTGTCTTGTGATTTCACGGATATGGAAGATAGGATGCCTATTGATATCGAGGAGTGTTACAAGACATCAGCCGGAAGCGTGCGTATGAGACATGTGGTGTCTTATGACGGTGATCTTGGGAAAAGAAACCAGTTCTGGGAGATTGTGGACTCGTCTGATAATAGGTATGGGCTAGGAAATAGGATAAATAATATCCCTGCGGATTTTATCCGTGAAAGGTGTGCTCTAGAAAGGTTGGATGATCGTATTACCAGAAATGCGATAGAATGTTACTCGACACCGGGAGGATCGGTAAGGATTAAATCCACTTACGTTATCAACCCTTTAAATCATGTTAGGTCGTATAATCATCATGTATTGAGTTCTACAGATAATGATATCCATGTTGGTACTCAATATACCTCTTTGCCATCCAATTTCGCTCGTATCGAATGCGAGGAGCCGGATTATATGGATCGACTTATCGATACCACTGAGACTTGTTATGATACCGGAAAGGGTACGGTGAAGATCAGGAGACAGGAGTCGTTGAACGGAAATCTGGATGTAAAGACTTTCGACTATAAGATCGTTGAGTCTACCGACCCCGATCATCCTATCAATACTACCCCTACGCAGACGGTTATTAACGGCTGGACGGTTATCAGTTGTGATCTTAATATCATGGACGTGGATGATTGTTATGAGATCGGTGGTCATAAGATACATTTGAAGGGATTCAGGACAGTCAATCCGGCATTGCAGGATATTAAGTCTATATTGTATGTCGTGTACTCTGATCATCCTGATTATAATGTAGGTGATGAGCTTACGTCTATACCGGATGGGGCTAAGGTGACGATCTGCGATTACGCGGATAAGAGCCAAAGACATATGGTTCCGGTGCGAGAGTGCTATGAGGTGGCCGATGGCCGGTTCTATGTGGAGGGGAGCCGGTTGATTGATAACAATATGGTCGTAGAGCGGACGTCGTTGATGGTGATGGAGTCATCCTCTCCTACCTACCCGGTGGGGACTACGCTGACCGCCATTCCTGTTGGCGCTACTATCGTGGCTTGTTTATGTCAAACCTGTTAATCTGAACGGCTATGGTTAAAGTATGTAATGATTATTTTATGATTGACGCCTTAGCTGGAGGTCAGGTCGTAAGAAAAAGGAAATATCGTCGTGAGAATACGATGATAGGATATAAGTGGTATGATTATAATGGGGTCGAGGTAACTGACCCCATTGAGATATCACGTCTTGACGGATTGGCTACTAAGCATCAACGTGTTGATGAGGCTTATGATGATCATGCCATTTTCATGTCGTCAACCAATTACGTTAACAGCGTTTCCGGTATACCTATGGATAAGCATATGGTTGTCGTTGAATGGAGGCCGGATAGCGAGCAGGGCTTTGTAACCATGGCTCATGATGAGGGTCTTGATGGGGACAGCTATTATATAGTTGTTATCAATGCCGGAGATAAGCAGGCTGCGATCTACACCCCCGTGGACCCTGAGGATCCAAAGGATGGGACTTCCCGTGCGGTTGATGGCGATAACGTTTCTGTTGGCGGATCATATGTCCTTATATCCCCCAAGCAAGTAGAGAGGATAAGGGTTACTTTCCGTGATGGTAAATGGTATTATGAGTTAGTCACAAAAACATATCCTAGTAATACCGGAGGCATTAAGATCGGGGATGTTGATTTTGTGACGTTCAGATATTTATGGGAATCAAGTTCCGGAAGGGACTTGGACACGATGACGGAAGCCCTTAATTCTAATGTTCCCACCATAGATAATCTTGCTGTAGGTTGGTCTGGTCCCGGAAATGGAGATAGCTCTGTTAGAGAAGTTCTTAAATGGGGTGGTGATAATACCGGTTCTGGTAAGGAATGTGTTTGGATGTCGGTGAAGGATTTAAGGGCTAAATATTATGATATCCTACCTGAAGAGACGTATTTCATGGCCTACGCTACATGGTTTGGATCTAAAGGTACGGGTAAATGCTCTTTTGAGCTTGTCGGATACAAGGGAGGTACGATGAGCCAAGATGGATATAATTTCATCAATACCGGTGGATCTGTGGTGTATCAAAATACGTATGATTTTGTTTGTCATACTAGTAAGGGTTCATCTACGTATAAGACATCCTACGAGAAGGTGGCTCGTGTTACCTACAATAAGCTCACTAACGAGGTTTATATGTCCATCGGCGACGCTATAGATCAGGAGGATAATTATGATAAGTTAGAGCGAGAGATCAATAATATAAAGGAAAGACTTAGCGATGTCGAGAGCGAGTTGGCTGTCGTAAGACGTATAGCTGAGGGCAAGAACACGGCGTATATCTTTGATACGGTCGATGCCATGAATGAGTGGCTGGCGGTTCCGGAGAACACGGCTAAGCTCCGTGTGGGAGACAGCTTCTGGATCAGGGAGCAGGAGGTACCTGATTATTGGTGGGATGGAACTCAGGCTTTAGAGCAGGAAGGCTCGAAGGTTGATTTATCTCCTTATTATACGAAAGACGAGATTAATAATATTGTCAATGATATCAATCAGAAGATAGAGGATAAGAGTACGTCTATTATCTTCGATACTTATATCCAGATGAAGTCTTTCGTGGATGATCCAACTAACGCCGATAAGCTTAAGGAAGGTACCATCTTGTTGATACGAGAGAAAAACGTACCTGATTATTATTACGATGGTGCTGGGATAGTTAAGATGGAGGCCGATGTAGAGCAATGTCTTTACGTTACTTTGGCTAACAAGCCTACGGAAAGCACTATAAGTTATACTCAAGATCGGGAGGTGACTAATTTCGCTCCGGGTGCTATAGCTAGATGGGTTGACGCTGACGGCAATGACGTGTTTTATAAGCTTGTTGAGATAGTAGGTGGTAAGGCTAAGTGGATTACCCTTATCGATACTAAATACGGCAATGTGACGCTACAGATCACTTACGACAAGAATTATGAGATTGTAAATATCGTATCTGGGTCTAGGTTACAGGCTATAAATAGCGATAAGGATGAGATCAAGTTCGTTAATAGCGCTACCGGTAATGTTACTGTCGTGTTTAACGCCACGGTATCAGGAGGAGCCAAGAAACTTACGAGCCTGTTGGCCGTGAACGAGGTGGTTCTTACACCGGGGGCGGCGGCATCCTTTACCCGTACCGGCGAGAACTTCACCCTTTCCGATCTTTTTGGCGTTACGATCTTCCCCGATCTGGCGGATGCCAATCGTGAGGGTGAGTGGGTCATGAGTGTAGGCATAACCGGTAAACCGATCCTTATGGAGGTAAAGGAGATGCGTAAATGGGACGAGAGCATAACCAAGGATCTTACGATAGACGAGCTTAACGAGAAGTTCCCTAACGTGGATATCGGATTCGCTGTCGTATGCAAGACCATCAACAAGGTATATGAGATGGTTAACGGATACAAGGAATGGGTGTATTATGATATAACCTCAATTAGTTGATATGGGATTTTTAGTAGGATATGATACGTCCCTGTCCTCGGTGACGTTTTATGTTAACGAGGATAGGTTCCCTTGTTATAATGGGAGGAATGCTGATTATGTGCCTGATCCGATAGTAGATTTAGGTAATTTTAATCGTAATCTCAGTTTCTCGGCAAACAATCCAGGATTCGTGGACGTCGATTGGGGTGATGGGACAAAGGATCAATACCCTTTGGTCAAGATATCTGACGGTAGTTATAGGATAGTATTCAGGTCTTTAGATATTGAGTACAAAAAGAATCCTGACGATACTACATGGTGGTATAGGAAGGAGGATGGATCTCAGTATATACCGGTTCCTCCACATAAGTATAGCGATATCAGGCGTAGGGAGGTTACGATGAGGTTCTCTAACGTAATCGATGGGGATTTCAATATGGAGGGTATTGTCCTCCATGAGTTTCCTGTAGTTAATCTACCTGATATAACTTATTTGGCTATGGTCAGATCCGTTCTTAAAAATGGTGATATCCCATATGACAGGATAAGTAAGAGCGTTAATCTTCGTAATATACAGATGGGGTCTTTTTCTCATCCTGGTGTTTGGGACAATTGGCCGGAAGGTTTTTTAAATATGAAAAATCTGAGGTATTTCGGATGTAACAGTGTTTTTAATTTCGCTGATAATCCTGATTCTAATTGGAGAAGATTCTCGGAATGGAAGAATCTTACAGGGTTTAATTTCAATTGGTGCAATATACCTTCGTATGACCCTGCATTTGATTCTATTCCGGCAAAAAGTATAAGCATTATTAGCGATCGGAATAATATACCTGTATTTGATGAGGTGGATAAGGTAGGGGATGATAAGGAAAGCGTTACTTTTATGGCTCACGGTAGTTCATGGAAGCAGGATTTAGTGGGAGGTAAGTTGAACAAGATTCAGCGGACATATTGTGTATCAAGCACGGTGCCGGTAGATGATCTTCCAGATTGGTTGTATGAGGTAAGGGAGTTTAGGGAATGGCTTTTATATGATGGAGGACTTTTTATAAATACGCAGGAGAGGGCTGATACATTCGTAAATACATTTTATGATAAGATAATGTCGTGGAGTTATATAACGATGTCACAGACGGCTTCTGACGGTAATAGGAATCAGTTTTATAAACTTACCTTAGATTTATATACTTCCGAAGCTCCTACCAACAAGAGACCATCTGGCGTTTATCAAGCCCCTGAGGGGTTTGTCAAGGGGGTTAGTAATGGTAATCCTACGACGCCTATGGAGAAGGTGTATGTGCTTACCAACAACTACGGGCAGACATGGGTCTTGGCCCCTGCCCCAGCTTCTAAGGCCGCCCTTACGAGGGCAAGGCGGGCTGGGAAGGCTAGGATTACCCCGTTCGTCCTTGGCGTAAAGGACGGCCATGTATCCGTGTTCAGCGGAGATGTATTGGATGATAATATGAGTAAGTATAATTTCGCCGACAAATACGAGGCCATAGATATCTGTAACGATCTAGGATTGGACAGCTCGCCGGTTGTCGAGTATTTCAGGAGAATAGAGGAGGGAGAGGTATGAAGTTGATATGTAAGGATACGAATAAAGGGTCTATAACCTTTTTAACTAAGGGTAAATACGCTTTTAGGGGCGTTAACAGGAATGATACTACTGATGATGTGCCTGATCCTATATTGGATGGTAATAATTATAATGAGAGTATACAGTTTTATTCCAAGACCCCCGGCATGTGCGAGGTCGATTGGGGTGACGGGAATAAAGAGCAATTTCCTTTCGTGAAGGATAGGAGCGAATCCATATACGGGCGATATAGGTTGATGTTCAGGAGAAGGGATATAAGTTATCGTAAGAATCCAGACAGTCATCCATGGTGGTTTTACAAAGAGGATGGGAGTGAGTATATTCCCGTCCCCAATCATGCTTATGATGATGGCATGGATAAGGAGCGTGTGATATCCATGTCTTTTACCAATGATGTTACGATGATGGAATCCTATAGTATTATGATGGTAGGTTTCCCTATACTTGATATGCCTAGCCTTATCAATATAATTATAAGTATTCCTGGGGATCGTACCATAACAGATATACCAAAGGATAGGATAATGAGATCGGTAAATATAAAGAGTATAACATTAAGTGGGTTTGGTGTGGGTACGTTGACGTCCATCCCGGAGGATTGGAATAGACTAACTAAATTGAAAGGTCTGAGTTTGTACAATTCTATTGACTTTAGTGATACCGAAGCTTCCAATATAAGGAAATTCCCTTCCATGTGGCCTAATTTGGAGATATTGAATTTAGCTGGTGGAAGGGTAAGGTTATATCCTAAGGAATGGTTATCATTCAATAATTTAAAAGAATTGTATTTAAGTCCTGGTTATGCCACATCATCGTTTGATCCTAACACATGCCCGGCTATGGATGAGGTGGATAAGATAAATTCTAGTTTAAAGATTTTCGATCATCTAAATAGATGGTATGGACCTGTCGTGAGTTGGCATCCGTATATGAGCGGTAAGGGATTGGGAAACATTGAGCGTATCGACGCTTCACACAGTCGTAGTAATATAGATGTAAGTAATCTCCCGGATTATATATATGAGATGAGGTCTATGAATATCTTTTATATGCATCGCTGCTTGTCAACCCAAGTTCGATGTGATACGTTTATATCGACATTATATGAGAGGGTGATGGGGTTTGATTATCTCACTATGTCTTCCTCTGCTTCCGATGGCAAAAGAAATCAGTTTTATGGATTGTATCTAATTATGTATTCAGATCCCTCTCCTGATGATAAAAGACCTAGTGGCGTATTACAGGCTCCCTCTGGTTTTATAAAGGGTCAGTCTAATGGCTCTCCGTCGACTCCTATGGAGATGGTTTATGTGCTTATGAATAATTATAGATGGAGGTTTAGTATGGCGCCAGAGGCTTCGGTGTTAAGGTCAATACGATCTTCTGATATTGACACGAGGTTGTATAAGCCATATAAGCTTATCGTATTTGACGATGGGCGTACCTTTGTAGGCAATGGAGATGTTTTAGCTCATGATACGGATAAGGTATTATCGTTTGGGGGTCAACCAGAAGGGGAGTATTTATGTGATTCTATGGGATTGGACAGGAATGTTATTGTAGAATATTTTAACAAGATAGGTAATGGCTAAGACATTATATAAATACGAGGCATCATCCAACAAGTTCGTGTGGTTCACTACATGGGATAGGGCACTTAGAAATTATTATACCGATGATTATAATTATGTACCTGATCCTGTCGTTGGTAATCCTTATAATACGTTTGTCGAGTTTAAATCCAGAAAGCCCGGTATTGCTAATGTGGATTGGGGGGATGGAATAAAGGAGCAGTTTCCTATGACCAAGGTTCAAGGGGAGGATAATTATCGTATTATATTCCGTTCTTTAGCGATACAACATAAGAAAAATCCCAATACTACGTGGTGGTTCAGGAAGGAGGATGGATCGCAATACGTACCTGTGGATAATCATGCTTACGCTGATGGGAGGAGGGACGTACAACGGGCTGTGTCGATAGATTTTACTTGTGATATTTATTATGCCAATATCCAAATTTGCAAGATGACATCTTTCCCGATTGTGGATATGCCAGAACTTAAGTTTTTGATCGTATCCCATACGGTGTATATTAATGACGGTATACCTGTAGACAGGTTGTCAAGATCCAAAAAGTTAATTTATATCGATCTTCAAAATATAGGGAAAAGAATGACCGTAATTCCTGAGGCTATAACCAGTAAGACAGAGGTATATTATTTAAATATGTTTAATATGCTTGATCTTAGGGATATAGAATCTAGCGGAATAAGGAATATAAAGAATATGAAAAATCTTCAAACCCTTGAATTGGCTTCATGTTATTTGGATAGGTATATAAAGGAGTTTAATGATCTTCCTAAATTAAATTCGTTGAGAATACATCCTGGCCCTTCTGATATGTGGAATTATTTTGATATAAATACCCTCCCTTTTTTCGAGGTAGATAAGATAAATCCTAACATTACTAATTTTGATTTTTTAAATGACTGGGTAAGTGGAGAAAGGAGGACGGGTTGGAATGATGATAATATGTCGGGTAGAGGATTGGATCATCTTGCAGGTTTTATCGTCTATCATAGTAATAGTATTAGAGTGGATAAGCTGCCAGATTATATTTATGAGATGAGGGCTATTACACTGTTTAACATGAATGCATCCACTCATAGCCAAAAAAGATCAGATGATTTCGTGGATTCTTTTTATAAACTGGTTACGGAATGGGATCAGATAACCATGACATCGGTAGCTAATGACGGAAAGAGGAATCAGTTCTATGGTCTTTCGGTAAGCATGTATATTGCTACTTATCCAACCGAAAACCAGCGTCCTTCCGGCACGGAGCAGGCCCCAGAGGGATTCGTGAAAGGCTCGTCCAACGGGTCTCCCGCTACACCTATGGAGAAGATATATGTGCTAAAAAATAACTACGCCCAGAGATGGACGATTAAACCAGAATAATATTATGAATATCAATATTTTAAAACTAAATTGGGGGGGGAGTAAAATCCTATTTGCCTTATGATGAGAAGAAGAATGTTACCCAAAAGGAAGGTAATAGAGGTATTCGAGGAATTATCTCCTCAGGATAATGGATATTGGACGGTTCCTGATGGGGTCTATGAGGTTGAGTTCGCGTTGGTCGCCGGAGGTCTTAATGGAGAATATTCCGATATGTATAATGCCGGGAGTGGAGGTAACGGAGGTGGTGTACTGACTGAGACTATATCCGTAAATCCAGGTGTTACATATAGGGTGGTTGTAGGAGATATAGGTGGTGATAGTATATTCGGTATATATCAGGCTATTGCCGGTAAAGGTGGAAGAGGCGGATATGGAGTTAAAGATGATGGTCATGATCCTTCCCCGGGAAATCCAGGGCAAGATGGATCATATGTTTTTAACAACAAATATCCTGACCGATACCCTTATCCTATGGGCGCTGGTGGTGGATCGGGAGCTTATACAAGAGGATGGGATAAAGGCTTTTTATCCGGAGGTAAAGGTGGCAATCACGGAGGAGGTGATGGGGCTGGAGTTGAGGATACTGAGGGTGTTATTATTAATGGCAAAAATGGAGGTAATGCCACTTATTATGGAGGTGGTGGAGGAGGAGCCTCTAAAGCTTCTAATAGTGGGGCCGCAGGCGGTCGAGGAGGATCAGGTTATCGTGGTATTGTTATTTTGCATTACTTTAAAAATTGATAATATGAATAGAAATGATATTATAAAAGAACTGGGTTCGTATTTTGATATAGTGGAATTGGTATGTCCTCATACATACAATAAGTGGAAGGACAGATCGTGGCAGTTTCTTGATACTGCTTTTCTCCATAATCTTCTTATATTGCGGAGGGATATAATCAAACAGCCTATGTATTGTAATAATTGGGACAAGCAGGGGCAGTTTTCTCAACGAGGCCTTAGATGCAACATCTGCCAGATAGTTAAGGATAAGAAGGATATTTATCTATCCGCTCATGTATTGGGTAAGGCCGGTGATTTCGATATCAAGTCGATGACGGCGGAACAAGCCAGAGGTTTGATTTTAGATCATCAGGATATGCTTCCATATCCTTTTAGGCTTGAGGGTAAGGTGAGTTGGTTGCATTTTGATAGTCTTGATACGAGGAACGGTATACATGCCGTGGTGTTTTAGGGACTTAACGGTATAGTAGTTAACTTTGCGAGTAAGGTATAAAATGAAAGACAAAGACATGATAGAGCGAGTGGGGGCTTTGTGGAATATTGCACTTGCGTATGGTGCCTCTTGTTGGGCTTATTTCCAGCCAGTACACCATTTATTGACTGTATTACTTATAGTATTAATAGCGAATTTCTTGGCTAGGTTAGCGCAAAGCGTAAGGGGCTGGAAGCTCCGACGAAGCCGTAGAAGACGGTTTAGTTTTAAGAGATGGCTTAGGGAGGTCAGGTTAACTGATATTCTTAAGGAGTTCGCTTTGTCTTGTTTTATAGTAATGACATTATGTGTTATATATAAGACGCTATACCCGATCGAGGAGGAGGCTAGTATGATACTTACCGTAACCAAATATGGTGTGTATATAGCCCTTGTGGGATATGTCATGCTTTTCTTGAATACCATAGGGGATACTTTCGCTGACGCTTATTTGGTTAAGGTATTCAAGGCCGTGTTTAAGAGGATAAACGTATTCAAGATGTTTAGTTTTTCCAAGAACATACCTGACGAGACGTTTGACGATATAAAGAAGATTGCTGATGATGAGGTTAAGGATAAGTCTTAGGGCGATTTTTTGTTTAGGTCTGTCGCTGTCCCTGTCCTCTTGCGGAAGCAGGAGGCAGGTTAGCGAAACGTCTATTGATAGCCGGTTGATCAGCAGGATAGAGACGATGATAAATGAGGTTATAGACCTGAGGATGGTGGAGATAAAGACCTCTGACCTTAATGCCGATATTATTATAACGGAGAGGAAGTTCGATACGGACAAGGATGTTGATCCTGCCACTGGGGAGCGACCGGTGTCATCGCAGACAGATACCCATATCGTCATTGGCCGGCGTGATAGCACCGTGACAGCCGACTCCCTTGGTATTGATAAGACGAGGAATGATATAAAGAATATGGATAATAAGATAGATATCAAATCTAAGGATGTGGATGATAAGGATGAGTCAAAGTGGCCTACAGCTATTATCTTTATCTCGATCTTAGGTATACTAGTTGTATTGTTCGTATTATTGAAAAGATTAGGATTGATAAAATAACAGGTGTACAAGGCGCCTTATACACCTGTGGGTTATCACCCCAGAAAGACCAAATTTTTACTCAACTAGAATATCCCTTAAAGAGAATCCCTTATCTAGTATACTGTTTGAGGAAATGTCTTTTCAAGGTCTACACTTATTGACACCAAAAGGAAATGTGGCGGCTCCGTGAGGCAGGGCAGGAGGTATCCCCACACGGCCGGCCAGGAGCGGAGCGACTCGTAGCCCACCTCCCTTTTCCCCTTGGCATATTACGCTTAAGCGTTGGAAAGAAGTAAACATATCAATGCATTAACGTCTGATGTAGGTAGTTGTTTGTCGATCAAAGATCCATCAATAACATAAGTAGATGTCAAAAATACACTAAACTAAATTATTGATATAAGTTATTGTTGAGATCTTGATTTTTCAATCTACTATATATTTTCATGTTAATGTATTTAAGTTATACACTTTAGATAATAACAAAGCGTTAGCTAACTCTTTTTAATCAATCAACTTATGATATAAACAAAGAAAATCTTTATAATGAGATTCCCTTCTTAAGGGGGCGAAAGTTTCTTATATCACATGTCACAAAATAGACAACTGTGTTTATAAAGTTTATAAAAGAAGGTGGATAAATAAATTCATCTCTTTTCTTAACTATCCCTACGATAGTCTCCCTACGCAATGTCCAAGTTGGATTTCGACCATAGCGATCGCCGTAAAAAGCCGTGATCATAAACAAAAAAAATGAGTACTTTCACAAGCACTCATTTTGAAATGACAAAGTTTTTAGTATCTTTGTGCTAAAAACAAAACAATTATGGCAAAGATAATGCTTATATTTGATCAATTCGTCTCTTCCTCAGAAAAAAAGAGGATGTCAGAAGAAAATAGGGCCTTGAGGAGGGATTCCGGCAAGGTCATCCTACCTTATTTGTTTAATGACAATGCTAATCCTTGTTGCGATAACCCTAGGATAAAGCGTAAATCATCATCCAAGTCAGAGATACTTGAGAAGCCGATATCGGAGACACTGATAGGCATTCTTATCATATGCCTTGACCCTATAAGGTTTAGGACGCTGGGGATCCAATACAACATCAAGTGGTTCTATTACTTTGTGAATGAAATAGTTAATTACTATATCAAGCATCATCGTCTTGGTGGTGATAATCTCGCTTATCAGATAAAGTTAGTTAGGTGGCTTTTGATCAGTTATGTTAACGTGGCTGTTGTCCACGGTTATTATGCTATGGTGAGGAAGGTGAAGAAAGAGCATCCTGACCTTTTTGTACATAGTAACAAGGCGAGGTATTATTATTGGGACAATTGCCCTCCTAAGCATTGCAAGCTAGAGGATGAGCGAAACATAAACAATCCTACTTATAAGGCTCATGAGTGCAATAGGAAGCGCGCAGAGGATATCAAGCGTGTTGTTTATGACTCCATGGATTCGATCAGGAAACGTGACCTTAAGGATTTTGTGTCCTCCAAGAACAACGGGGTGAGCATTTCTTTTAAGGAAAAGGTTCAGAACAAGGTCAGGAAGAAGGGCTTTGGTAATGTCAGTATCAAGACCATAGAGAGGGCTATAAAGAGCTATTTAGATGAGCGTGGTGTCACTTTCTCTGAGTTCGTCGATGGGGTGAGGAAGTTGGATAGGAAGATAAAGGAAGTCAAGTCCGCTTTTGGCAAGGTTAAAAGGATTAAGATCTTTGGCGTCAAGGCTTATGATTATGTGTCTGGAGATGAGATAGTTGATGAGTTTGGTATGGCCGCGTTGTCTGATGATGTGTGGATTCCTGATAATAGCACCCCGTTCCTTGACGGTTATGTCTGTTCTTCTGAGCCGCTTAGTGATTGTTTGTATTTTAACTAAAATATTTTTGCCATGAAAATAGTCAGGTCCGGTGATTTTAAGATTATGTTTAATGAAAAGAACAGGCTGTTTAACGCCTCTATGCTTTTCGACCAGCTTGATGGTGGCGAGGACGCTTTGAGGGACTTGCTGGGTTCAAGAAAAGATCTTAGGTGTCTTATAACCAAAAGATCCTTTTGGATCGATATGCCGGCTATCGCCTTGTTTTTGGGCGATTATGACGGGGATGATATCAAGAGGCTTGTTTTTGATTGCGCTTCATGCTACATTTCTCATTCAATAGCGGCTTTTTTGGATGAGGATTTGGAGCCATTTTTTGTTTTTCGTGATAATCGCGATGAGCTTCTTCATGATTATGGGGAAGATGGTGATGATACAGGCGAGGCCGTGTCTAGCATTGTTGATTTATCCACCCGTTTCGTAAACACCGTTTTGTTTAGCAATCCTAACTCCCCTGTGTTTAGATTTATCATTGACACGATGACAATAAGCATAGGGAGATGCGTTGGTCTGATGAGGTCATTGATTTTTATGTTTGACCGCGGGTTTATAAAAACCATGGACGATCTTGATGACATCTTTGGGATTGGATAGATTTCATTTTTGACATGACATGTGCTATCTTTGCGAAAAAGATATTAACATGAACCAGATAAATATCATACCGAAGATAATCCATGATAAGTTCGCCGCTAGGATTATTATGGATGATTACGATATAGAGAAACCTATCGTAATTACTGTCGTGGCTAGACGTAACGATGGTGAGTATAATACCCAGATATTGACATACCCGACATCTGGCGTTGATTATGAGGATAATGTAAGGATGGTGTTTTTTGATGTCGCTAGGTCTCATGTTTGTCAGATAACATCGGTGTTTATCAACGGTCATGAGGTCAAAACATATTATACCGATGTCCCGGATATTGATATGCAGGCTCGTTATGACGATAGCTTGTGCCGGTACGACAAGAAGGTTAATATGAATGATATTCGGCTGTCATTTCAGGTGCTAGAGACACGTGATCCTAAGGTGCTTCAGGTATTGGATGAGTCTGAGTGGGGGCTACTGGAGGACAGGAAGGCGATCATCGAGATCACTACGCCGGGCATGTCTGACCCCGTTACGTTGTTTCTTGGCAAGAATCAGGTCAATACCTTTACCAGCCTAACACTAGGTCTCAATTGTTTTAATTATGATGATTGCAATGTTAAGTATCTTGATCTTCCAGACGGTATATATGACATTAAGATCATAGGTAGCCCTTCCACTTACAATTTCAGTCGCAAGTATCTTAAGACGGATCTTATACGCAGGCGTCTTGACCGGCTATGGATCAAGACCGATATCTTGTGTGAGGATAAGGATAAGGACCTTATAGGCAAGATACAGGAGATGGAGACACTTATGTCCGTAGCCGAGGCGAATGTCAGGTTGGATAACATAAGGGCCGCCCATGAGATTATTGATCGTGTCGGAGAGCTTCTTGAGATGGCTACCAATTGCGTGGATTGTTGAATAAAAAAATATAGTTATGGGTTGTAATACTTGTAAGGAAAAGGCGTTAAGGGCCGAGAGAGAAAGGATTGAGAGAAGCATGATGAATCATTCTTCTTCTACCGCTGTTAGCGATATGGAGTACGCTTCTAGAAGCACCGCTGGTTGTATGGTTATGCAAGATCCGTTGCAGGTCATGGAGCGTGACGTGGTTAGTATATATAGGCAAGTTCGTACCAAGGGTGATGGCGTTGGTGTATCTTATCTTAATATGCAGAAAAAGATCCGTGAGTGGATCAAGAATCTGCCGTATGGATGCCCGCCTGACGAGGAGGTACAGGAAATGAGAAAGGAGATTCTGGATGGGCGCTCAAAGCATATCAAACCTTGATAGGATAGATCTATGTAAGGTCGTAGACGAATGGCTGTCCTGCCAATGGGGTAGATATATGAGATACCATAGGTATAGGATCGGGAATAAGCCCGATATATCCTATTGGGGTAAGATAATTCGTCTGCAAAGGTCATTATGTGATAATGATTGCGGGTTATGCCCGGATGAGGTGAGATCGTTAAAGGAACGTGTTAATAAGTTACTGGCATGAAAAAATACAGTTGTTTACATATAACTCCGTCCACTTGCGTACCTTATGAGGGTGATCTACCAGAGTGGTCAAAGCATAAGGACTCTGATGAGTGTGTTATGATCTCTGATGTGATAGAGGAGATATATGACGAGCTTACCCGTATCAGGGAGGCTATAGATGTCCGGGATCTTGGTGAGTCTTGCGTGAAGGTAAATGGAGATAAGACTGTCGCTAAGGTGCTTTATGCTTTGGAGGATAAGATTTGTAATAGGTAACGAACCAATGGAGAAAAGTCGACATTGGTGATAATCAGATGTATAGATATTGATTTATGATGTATTACTAGATGTTAAGCTACTGTAAATCAAGTATACAATTTGTAAGGAGTCTTCTAAATAAGTAGGTTAGATAGATACTCTTGTAAGTTGTAAAATATCTTTATGTGTTAGATATAAAAAAATAGCCAATTGATTTGTCATAGACGATTCGATTGGCTATTTTTGTATGTCCATCATATCTCACGATGTAATGGACATAGGTTAATTTATTATGAGTGCAAATATAATTATTTCCAATGATTCTATGAATAATAGTAGTAGGATTTTGGCGTTTAAATCCAACGAAAACGGATTATCTACAATATTTAGCTACAATGGTAATGATATAACTTTCAAAACAGAGAACGGTATCACTTATGTGAATGCTACCGAAATGGCGAAGCCGTTTAAAAAGAGACCAAATGATTATTTATCGTTATCTTCTGTAAATGAGTTAATTAATGCCATTACCAGAAAATATGGTAATGCTGATTTTCAGCCTGTTACGATTATTAGGGGTACGGTTAGTCCTGGCACATGGATGTGTGAGGATTTGGCTTTGGATTTCGCTCAGTGGCTTAGTGTTGATTTTAGGTTATGGTGTTTGGATAGAATTAAAGAGCTTCTCACTACAGGCAAATGCGTGATTCCTGATTTTAATGATCCTCCCGCCGCTGCTGAGGCTTGGGCTAAGGAATATCGTGGCAGGGTAGCCGCCGAGAAGCTGGCGTTAGAGGAGAGGGCCAAAGCCGAGGAGATGGCTAAGGTTCTTGAGTCGAAGAAAGAGGATATAAAATTTTCAGAGTCGTTTATCATGTCTGGAGAATCAGATTTGCTGGTAAGGGATTTAGCCAAGAAGCTTGAGCAGAATGATATAATTATAAGCGATAAATGTTTACGAGATTTTCTTGTTAAGATAAAGATAATAGTCAAAAGGGTTAAGGTTAATGGAGATTGGGAGATTACGGCTAATGCTGTAAGGAAAGGGTTTGCTCATTATCGTGATAAGAATATATGCACCGAATCTGGTAAGGTTATATATGCTAGGACTATCTATATAACAGGCAAAGGTTATAAACATATATTGTCGTCTATAAATGGTAGCAAGAAAAGTGATTTCATATTGTGTGGAGGTATGTTTAGGGACTATGGGGTGTTCGCCGGATCGGAATCGTTTAATCACTGGGATAATTAATTCCATTTTTGCCCAAAACTTGATAATCAGGTAACTGCGTATTTGCATCTACGGTTATGTGTCTCATATCGGTAAAATATTTATCTTTGTGACAAAGTGAATCACAATGGTATACGGTAATAAAGAAATAGTTCGGACGTTCACCAGAAATAACCCGCCTGCCGGGTACGTGGGCGGCTCTGTTGACTACCGGGTCCCGGCCAACGTCTATTTTGGCGATACGCAGGAGGAGGCTGACAACAAGGCTGAGGATGATATCAAAGCCAACGGTCAGGACTACGCCAATACATATGCCGACATAATACCGGCTGTATGGTATAATGATCAGGTATGCGATGAGTTTATCAAGAATAATTGCGTAAGCGGTAAGGGATCCAAGGAGCAGGTATGTATAGAGGAAGGTAGGTTTGTCTCTTACGTATCCAAGAAAGATGCCAATGATAAGGCCAGGGTGGAGCTTGGACGGATCGGGCAGGGGGAGGCCAACTCCGTCGGGGCTTGCTGCGAGGACTGGGCCTCACAGCTTTTTCGTGGCTTGTTTTACAAGAACGATTGCGAGGCTGGCACATCAGGCAAGGAAGGTATTGTATATGAATTACCAGCCGGAGCTGTCATATCCGATATCTCCCAGATAGACGCCGATACGCTAGCCTATAGGAAGTTCATGAAAGAAGGTCAGGAGAAGGCTAATGCCGAGGGTAGTTGCTCACCTGTATTCTATAATACTATGATCGGTGATTGGTTCGAGAAGATATGTCCATTCGGATATAAGTCCGGTAAAGTATATTACTCTATCAAAGCCAACAGGTTTAGGTCATGGATATCGGTTGAGGATGCCAACGCCAAAGCCCGTGAGGTTTTGATGGTAGAGGGGCAGGAGTACGCTGATCTTAATCTTGAGTGCGAGAAATGGATTGAGAATATCGATCAAGAAGATCAGTGTTATTGGTGATAATACCTTTTTTTGTTTTTTCCATAATTTATAGATTAGTGCTTGGAGGGGATCGTGTATCTCCTCCATTTTTTTTGTATATATATCAATGGTATTAAGTTTATATACTGTGATTCACTTGTTTGTATGTTGAATATATTTTATATTGCATACCTATCTATTCATCTCGAACCGATAGGTATTATGTTTAATTTAAAATATTGTTCAAAGTTATGAAAAGTAGGGTTGAAATCAAGTCTTCCGACAGGAAATTGATGGGCGTTGTCATACCGGCGCTTAGTGATAATGGTTTTGTTAATATCACTTTAGCCATGAAGGTTTTGTCTGATGATAGGCTTAAAAAGGGGCTGTCTCCCAAGTAGCTTAATGATATCATTAAGTATGATGGGTTTCAGGAAAAATGCAGGGAGATAATTAGTAGGCTGGAAAACAGGGATTTATGTAAGCGGATAAATATCAGCCTACAAAATAAGGCTCTAAATCTTAGCGATTTAAATAAAATGGGATTAGCATGTCGAAAAGGTAAGGGGGATGGTCAAATGTGGTATATGAATCCATATCTTTTTCTCGTGGTAGCCATGGAGATGAGTCCTGAGGTTTGCGCTGATGTTGTAATGTGGTTTGTTGATAATGTTGTAGGGACAAGAAATGCCGCTGGTGATGCTTATATAGAGATGTGCAGTAGTGTATCTTCACTTATAAGTGATAAAAGTAATTTAAAGGAGTTGTTATCAAGGATAGCCAAGGGTATAAATTTCGTCGTGTTTGGCGTGCATGAGGAAGGGATAAGGAATAGAGCTTCTTTTGAAGAATTGGATATGATAGTATAAATAGAAAGGAATATATCTTATGCTATTAAGGCTGGATATATAAAAGATTACAATGGTGTTATAAATAATTTGGGAAGGCAATGGAAAGAAAGATGGGGTAATCCTGTTCTTAAATTGAAGTCTTGATTTTATTTCGTTGTTATAATTCGCAGATATAGGGGATACGAATGTCGTATTCCCTATATTGTTTAATGGAGTGTGTTATCTTGTTATTAAATCAAATCTGTATCTTTGTTGAAAACAATAACATTATTAATATGTGTAGTACAAATGGTTGTTGCCATGATCATTCAAGGGAACGTCCCGAAGAGTGTTGTCATGGCGTTAAGATAGACAGGTTTCTTAACAAATGCCCTAACGATCCTTGTGATCCTTGCGATCGGGATTGTCAGGACGAACCTTGTGTTGGTTATGGATGTCCTATAACCTTGTATGATAAATGCGTCTTGTACTCAGGCGATGAGTTGGTAGCGGATGGCATAGAGAAAGGTGCTGATATCTCTGTCGTTATAGACTCATTGAGGCGTATTATAGCGTCTAGGGATAAGCAGATAGATTTATACCATCGTGAGGTTCTGGATTTGAAGAGGATTATAAACGAGCTTGTCAACGCCGGTGGTAGCGGCGGGGATAGCGGAACTGAAGAGGAGGTTTGGTGATGAACGGTTGCAACAAAAAACAATACAGACCTACTGTAGACGACACGAAAGTACCGTGCTCTACGTACATGAGTACCGATTGTATTTACCCCGGTGATAAGGTACGTGTGGAATCATTGGGATTGTCCCCTAATTGTGATATGTCCGATACCCTTAACGCTATGATAAAGGCTATACGGGATAGGGATGCCGAGATACTTAAATTAAGAAGAATGATCAATAAATTGATTTGATATGAGAAATAATTGTAATCCATGTAAGCCGGAATACAGACCGGGGGACGAGTGCAGTATCTATAGTTCCCAGATCATATATGACGGTCAGTCGTTCCCTGAGGCGGATATCAGGAACGGTGATAGCATGAATAGCGTAATCGAGTCTCTGGTAAGGAAGCTGGTTGCCGTATCTGGCGCCATGGCGTCCATCCAGCGTGACTCGTTCAAGGGCGTTCAAGCTGTCAGATTAAGATACGAGCCGTTGAACGTGCTCAGCGTTACCTATTGTGGTACTATCGTCCCTAATGACGGATATGTCGTTTCTGGCAGGTCCGTTAAGTTTAAGAAGAAATATTGCATGGGTGATGAGTTCACTGATGTTAATATCGTATATACTACATTGAATAGTAATATTTTAAATACCTCATGTTATGGCTAAAAGAGTGTACGATACGGTCTTGGCTTCCGAGTGTGACGGCTGGGTATGTGGTGAGACCCTCAAGAAGGGATCTCTTCCCGTAGACAGGTTAGAGCTTGACTCTTTTTCAGAGGCTGTCAGGGAGCTTATAGAACGGTTTTTCGAGGAGGGATGGTTGCCGGACATGATCTGCGATCTTGGTTGTGGTGGCGCCAGCGTGTTTGAGATTAAGCCTACTAACTTCGAGTATCCTCCTGAGGGTGGCGAGCAGATTCTGGAGATTATCGTAGGTAAGAGTGATAAATGGACTATAACTCAAGCGGAATGATATGAATAATTTAAAAGATATTCTTGCTAAGATCGAGCAAGGTTCCTCATGGGTGTCCTACGACAAGATTTCCGGTACCGGGCCAGACAAGGTCGCTATTAAGGTAGAGCCGGGATGGATGGGTAGGTTGCCTAGGGAGACTTACGTGGCGGTCGAGAAAGGCAAGGTTACGAAGCTCGCTACTATAACCCAGAAGGGTATAGAGCGGGTAAGCGTGGATCCTACCAGTGTCATGTTCGACATGGAGGGCGGGACGGCGACCATCAACGCCAAGCTCAACTCCGCCTCGGTCAAGGCTTCATGCCTTACCCTTGGTGGCTCGGTGAGCAAGTCCTATATAGTATCCATGAACGTGAACGGTTTATCCATGAAAGTCCCGGAAGAGGATAGCAGATATATAGTGTATGCCGATCCTGAGGATCCCGGAGCTACTGATTTGTATGAGGCTAGCTTTGTCATAGCTATGCCTAAGAATATGGATAACGAACAGCATCATGAGATGTTTGTCTTGAATGGTAAGGTTGTTAATATCAATCAACAGCCTAATGATATACCTTATATCATACTTGATCATGACTTCGATAACGTGACTAGCGAGAACGGTCAGGTTGTCATCGATATCAAGTCCAATACCGAGTATGATATCGAGCTGGTATGTTGCACTTGCGGTGATGGTAGTGAGCCGGAACCGGAACCACCCTTCAACGTGGATCCGCAAAGGTTGACGCTTAATAAGGATGGTGATACCCAAATCGTGAGGGTAGAGGCCGGAGATGATGTTTCATGGAGAATAACTGAAGGATAATATGGCAAGGGAAATAGATAAGAATTGTGTCGAGGGTAATTGCTTTGCCATTAACGACAAGAGCCATGGGGTAGGCGATAATAAGCTCAATATCGTATACAAGGCTAATTATACCGGTCAGATCTGTACGGCTAAGTTCCGTATAACGTCAAAGGACGGTAATATTGTCAAGGAGTATATGATAGCCCAAGACGCCAAACCCGTTTATTATAATATCAAGATGGTTCAGCCGTTCACCAAGGACGACTGTCTGGCCAACCAACATGGATCGGTGGTGTTGTATACGGTCGAGGAAAGGACTTACAAGTCGTTTATCTCGCAGGAGGACGCAGACGCCAAGGCTATGGAGGATATAGCCCTGAACGGTCAGAAATACGCCAACGAGCATGGTGAGTGTATAACCGATATCTGGTATAACGAGGAGCAGAGAAAGACGTTTATACGTAATAATTGCGATAAGTTCAGTGACGGTCAGGAATATGTTTATATCATTCCTGAGGGCAAGTACGTATCTTCCATCTCTCAGGAGGACGCCGATAGGAAGGCTCTTGAGGATATTGAGAAGAACGGTCAACAACAAGCCAATTTGGAGGGTGAGTGTAAGCCTAAGGAGAATATCTATTATGGTAAGTTTAGCAAGACCTTTACCCGTAACAATTGTGATTCCACCCAATACGGTACGGATGTGGTTGTCGATGAGACGATGGTTACAGGAGACTTCAGATCCATCGTGTCTCAGGAAGACGCTAATAGCCTAGCAAGGGCTGCTGTCGAGGCTCAAGGTCAGGATATAGCGAATATCAAGGGTAACTGTGAGAAGATACCGGTATTTACCGGATCGTACTCCAAGGTATTCCAGAGAACCAACTGCCCTGAGGGTTCTACTCCTGTTGACTTCACCGTGGACGAGAAGATGTGTTCTGGATATCCGTTTACTTCTACGGTATCGCAGGATGCCGCCAACAAGCTGGCGCAGGCTGCTGTCGAGGCGCAAGGTCAGGCTATCACCAACGAGCGTGGCGACTGTCAGACTAACGTCTACTATAACGTAAGGATGGAGAAGACAGTTACGAGAAATAATTGCGACGAGTTCCATATCGGTCAACCTTATACTTATGTCGTTGCCGCCGGTAAGTACTTCTCTATTATCTCTCAGGATGATGCTGACAATAAGGCTAAGGCCGATCTTGAGGCTAACGCCCAGCAACAAGCCAACCTAGAAGGTGAGTGTAAGGAGAAGACGATCTACTACGGTAGGTATAATAAGGAGTTCACTCGTAATAACTGTAATGAGACCCAATACGGCACCAAGGTTGTCGTGGATGAGACTATGGTGACAGGAGATTTCAGGTCTACCGTATCTCAGGAAGACGCCAACAATAAGGCTAAGGCCGCCGTCGAGGCTCAAGGTCAGGATGTGGCTAACGTGAAAGGTAAGTGCGAGAAGGTGCCTGTATATACCGGTACTTATACACGTACGTTTACCCGTAACAATTGTGGTGCTGGCACTGGTGGTACTTATACGGTAAATGATAGGATGGTTGACGGTTATCCGTTCACGTCTACCGTATCACAGGAGGATGCCAACAACAAGGCCAAGGCCGCCGTTGACGCCCAAGGACAGGCTCTTGCCAATATCCACGCCCTTTGTACGTACACTGGCCGTGCTTCCTTGGAATTCACGAGAAACAACTGTGGTGAGTGTAAGATCGGATCTAAGGTGACGATCACCCAAGATATGGTAGAAGGACACCCATTCCAGTCTAACGACTCCCAGACCGCCGCTGACGCTATGGCTATGACCGCCGTACAGACTCAAGGACAGGCTTTGGCTAATACCAAGGGTACTTGTTCTGACGCTACTATGTATACCGGTAAGGCTAGCTTCGAGTTCACGAAGAGCAATTGTGGCGCTAATCAGGTAGGAGATCCGTTCACCGTGACACAAGATATGGTGGAAGGTCATCCGTTCCAGTCTTGCGTATCACAAGATGAGGCTAACTTAGTCGCTATGGCCGCTGTCATGAATCAAGGCCAGAAGATCGCAGATGAGCGTGGTACTTGCCATGAGGCTCCTAAGTACACCGGTCATTATAGCGAGGCGTTCGAGAAGAACAACTGTCCGGGTGGATTGATCCCGTCCTCAGTTACCGTGACCGAGGCTGACGTAACCGGAGGCCCGTTCTACTCATATGAGAGTCAGTACGCCGCCGATGAGCTTGCTAAGGCCGCTGTCAAGGCGCAAGGTCAGGCTATAGCCAATGATCGTGGTACTTGCGACGAACTGAAGATATATGTAGGTAATTATAGCAAGGAGTTCACTCCTAAGTGTCCTACTTGTCAGTATGCAGATCCTATCACCGTAACCCCGGATCTTATGGGTCAGTTCTTCACCTCAACCCGTTCTCAGGAAGAGGCAGACGCTTTGGCTAAGGCCTATATCGACAGAATGGGTCAGGCGTTCGTTAACAAGAACTATGATGATACGTGCCATACGAAGACCGAGCAACCGGTATGGGAGACTATAGAGACCGTATGTAAGGACTGTATCTCTCAATTACATCAACGTAATACCAATACCTGCTACACTGATCCTGATAATCAAGAGCGGTATATAGCTGGTGGTAATAATACATGTTTCTGGTTTGGTACGGCATCCAAGGCCTTTACCCGTCAATGTGCGGATGGTGGAGTTGGAAGCTCTGTTACCGTAACTCAGAATGATGTTACGGATCCAAGTCCTAGCTCTGATGGTAAGTTTAAGTCATGTATATCCCAAGCTGACGCTAACGCCAAGGCATTGGCCGCCGTGAACTCTCAGGGTCAGGCCGTGGCTAACTCGAAGGGTACTTGTACGTGGACAGGAAGCTATACCGGACAGGTTAGGAAGAACAATTGCGCTGACGGCGGCGTGGGCGACATGGTATCCGTAAGTAGCAGCAAGCTTCCGGGACACCCGTACACCTCCACCGTTTCCTTGGCTGACGCCAACAAGAAGGCTGAGAACGCGGTTCGTGGATCTGATGGTCAGGCTTACGCCAATAAGAATGGAGGATGTACATGGACTTACGTGGCAAGCCGTGACTTCTATAGGAACAATTGCGCCGGAAGCGGGGTTGGTCAGAGAATAACAGTGACCTCTACGCAGGTTAACGGCGGTACGCCTATCACCAGCAAGGTTTCTTTGGCTGATGCCAGAAGCAAGGCCGAGCAGATCCTAGACCAGAGAGGACAGGATTACGCTAACCAGCATGGCACTTGTGTGTGGACCGGTACTGGAAGCGCTACGTTCTATAAGGATAATTGTGGTACATGTAAACATGGTGTCGCTCTATCCGTTCCTTATAGTGCCTTAGGATTGTCAGCGTTGACATCTACCGTATCTCAGGCGGATGCCGACAGCAAGGTTCAAAACGCTTTCAAGAATGATACGGCGACTAAGACCGCCGCTCAAGCTTACGCTAATAAGAATGGTGATTGCGCCGATGACGATGATACCCCATCTTATGATGATTGGAGTTACTATTGTAGTGGATGCGATTATCGTAGGAGTAGGAATCAGACCAATCCTTGCTCTTCAGCCCCAAATCAAGACGAGTTGGTTGAGTCCGATTCGAGATCTTGTGGATGCGGGTGTGATAATACATATCATATGGATAATAGCAGGTGTAATAATGGTAATAGCGAGGAGCATTATTCTAGCGAGTGTAATCCTACAGGATATTGGCAGAATGGTGGTAAACATTGCTGTAATCCACATGACTACACTATCTATACCAATGAGGTATGTAAGGGATGTTCGGGCGAATGCGGTGATGTATGTGTTCCTGATAGCCCTATTAAGGTGGTTAGCGCTGGTGAATTTTGTGCTTCTTCATCGAATCTGGCTAGTGAACAAGCTTATAACAAGTATAAAGGGTACAAGGATGGATTACAAAAATTAGTTGATGCTGGGATATGTCCTTCTAAGGTTGGCAATGATGACCGATGGGGAAATGTCAAGGCTACGAACTGTCCTAGCAACTGTACTCCTAAGACTATCAGTTATAAGCAAATCGCTGGTAAATATGAGGCTTGTACCAAGGACGAGGCAAATAGGATAGCCGACAATAACCTCCAATCCGACGGTATCTCTTACGCCAATGGATTAGCTCAGGCCGATAGATGCGATTGCGTGGAGCCAACAAAGACGTGGAGCGCTTACGCTATGCTGAGCGGTGATCCTTGTAATGGTCTGTCTGGTTCTACATCCGTATTAAGGTGCCCCTATGAAGTGTCTTACAATAATCAATGTGGATCATCTAAATCAATAACTGTAACTGTTACTGGTAGGAATGATCATGGACAAACCGTTACGGTTGGAAGTACTACCGTAAGTATACCTACTGGGTCTGGTAAAAAAACCGGTGTCATAGGTTTGGATTCAGGAGTACAATGTGGGTCTATGGGTGTTTCTGGAGGAGGATCTGGGAACTGTTAAGATTCTGATGTATAACAAAAAAGGAGAGGCTAATAAGTCTCTCCTTTTTATTAAAAACCATAACAGCAGTGATTGTCAACAATTACCTGAATCATGACCAGAGATTGTTACATCTCCACATACCACTTCTCGGCTAAAATATACACTTCCACTCTTGGTTCCGGATCCTGCGGGAATTGTAAAGCTAGCGCTATTGACCTGCTCTTCTCCGTTTTGTGTATATCCTGTACCACTCACAGAACCAGATATAGATCTACCACATTGATTATTATACGTAATCGTAAATCCTCTTGATGTGACAAGTTGTTCATGGCTCATGCAATCATTATTCATAGATACCGACCATGACCACGTCTTTGTTGGCTCCACGCAATCGCATCTATCGGCCTGAGCTAATCCATTGGCGTAAGAGATACCGTCGGATTGGATGTGAATTTAGCTTATTCAATGCGCATTGTTTATCTATTAAATAAAATCATTAATATTGTATCGTTAATATTAATACATTAAGTTATGGCTTGCAATAAGAAAAAGAAAATGGCTAATGGAGGCAAGGTCTCCGAGAAAAAGAAACCTCAACTGAAATGTGGGGGCAAGGTTAAGAAAAAGAAGTAATAACCGGAGGGGTATATCCCCTCCTCAGTATTTAGCATATGAAAAATTCAGAATTTGTATCTAGGATCATAAATGATATGAACTCCATCAATAAGGACGCTCATGTCAGTAGGAGGTGGATATTATCTATAGGAAGGCAGAAAGCCAGATCGTATATAGCCCAGAAGTATGCTGATGGAACCTTGTTCGGCGAGGAATCACTGTATACTCATATCAATTGCATGGAGATGGATAGGGTTCGGAAAATTGATTGTTGTTTTGATGAGTTTAAACTATGCAGGATACTTATGAGATCCAAGAAAAGATTGCCCGATATGATATATACCCGTATAGGTCCGGCTATCATCAAAGTATCAAACATCATGGATGATATTATATTTACCTCCATATCGTTAAGAAAATACGCTAACAACAAGGAACGTAAATACGGGAATATAGATCAATACTATTATTATGTCAATGATGGATATATCTATATACCAGATATTAACATAGAGGCTATAAATGTTGATCTTATAACTCTCGACAGAAAAGCGGCGTTAGAGCTAGGGGGATGTGGAGCTGAAAAAGATAAGCCATGTACATCTCAATGGGATTATGATTTCATATGCCCAGACAAACTTCTTGAATATGTGGTTTCCGAAACATTAAGGGAAACTGTAACCAAATTGCAGATCCCTACGGATGAGAACCCGGATATGGATATTAATAAGAAAACACAAAAAATTCAATAACATGAATCTAGTGAACTACCGCTAAGCTAAAGACTTAGCGGCTTCGGAGATACCAATACCTCCTCTCTTTTCCTGCTTCTTCCTGCCGTTGCTTTTTAGGACACGAGGTCGGTCATCCACAAGAGGACAGTCCACAGGCTTGACTTTCCCACGCTCCGTGGGTAGGTCGGATTGGAGGTTATTGTCGGCTATCCTATTTGCCTCGTCCTTGGTGCAGGCGGTGTATTTTTGTGTATAAATTTCTTGTATTAGGATGAAATCGTTATATTTGTGATATGAAAACAAAGTCATTTAAAATACTTGATCAGTACTTTCTTCGGTTTTATAGATCTATTATGTCTAAGAACGGCAAGAGAAGGAAACATACGATTGTGGACAAGAATGATATTCTCGAATGTCAGTCCTTGATATGGAAGGTCATACGTGATAAGTATCTGGATAATGAGGGTGGGGTTTATATAAACAACATCGGTTATCTGTGCCATAAGATCAATCCTAATCGTAAGATATATCTAAATAAGCTTACCGGTACTATTAACAGACGTGGAACTGGTGGATATTCTTATGTCCATACATGTATTGATTTTATGCCTCGGAACAAGTATTTCCATCTCTATGTTTCTCCGGCGTTGAATAAGGAGTGTAGATTGGCTATGGAATCAGGTAGGAGGTATAAGTTCTTGTACCGGGAGGTTGAGTCGGAGAGTAAGGTATTTGGAGTTAAATGGGTTTATAAGCTGTAGAAGTTTTTGTGATCCAGTTAGCCCGTGAGGGTAGACTGGATTTTTTTGTATCACGGATTCAAATACATATCTTTGTGCAAAAGACTTAAATATGACTATAAAAGGGTTATTGGCCGAGATCAAGGCCGATTTACATAAATACGATGATAGCGGGGCTATAGATACCTCGTCTGTTTATAGGTGGGCTGAGATCGCCTTGAAAAGGTTCGGGGGTGTTATAGCGGTCATGTCCGAGGCGGTTGTCAAGACCAGTAATAAACAGGCGGTATTGCCTTCCGATTTTTTCGACATGCTTGACGCCTATAGGTGTGAGCCTCTTATCTGTGAGATTCCTGGCGGCGACAAGGCTAAGGCTGACCTCCAACACGAGATCGGCTGGGTCGAGCGCACCGAGCGCGGTTTCCGTTGGAACTCCTGCACCGAGTGCTGTAAGGAGGAGTTTGAGAAGACGATCACGGAGAGGATATATATCGGGTCTCACGAGGTTCGTTTCCATTATCATCATCCCGTAAGGTTATCCATAGGTCGTGGGTTGAGGCGTGATTGCGCCGCCGACAAGTATCGGGATAAGTACGATTGGGATAATTATGATATAACTATATCCGGCAATACTATGTATACCGGGTTTGACGGGTTTGTTTATATCATATATCGTGCTACGCCTAAGGACGATGACGGTCTCCCATATATACCTGAAACGGCGTTAGGATACCTTGAGGATTATGTCGAGACGTATATCAAGATGAAGATCTTCGAGAATGCCGCTGTGAATGGCTTGATACAAGGCGCTGGTGACGCTTATAAGCTATACGCCCAACAGGAACCGGGTAAGTTCGCTAGGGCTATGAAGGAGCTTAAGATGTCGATGATCACGTTAAATGATTATCGGGAACTGGCTGAGGATAATAGGAGAAGGATGTTGTCTTATGAGCGGATGTGGCCCAATGCTTTTGATAAGTATATCAAATTGGTTTAGTTGCGGGGGAGGGAATCGAACCCTCGATCTTTAGGTTATGAGCCTAATGAGATACCTCTTCTCCACCCCGCGATTATGACGCGAATATATGTTTTTAAAAAGAAAAAAAGATAATATGGCAAAGAAAAATGATTGGATACATTTAGATAAGACAAGTGGTACTGGTCCTGCTGAGGTTAAGGTTACCGCTGATATCAATGAGACTGGTGAGATACGTCAGGTAACGTATAAGGTTATAAAAGAGGGAACCAAGGAGGAGAAGACGTTCGTGTGCAGGCAGGAGTCCGTCCCGGTGGTGATCATCCCGGAGTTCGATTACCTTGTGCTTAGGTATATCTGGGCTGACGAGGACGGCATTGACTTTGACACGGCTACCGGTTTCGATAACACCGGCCTCCCGGACGTGGACGGCAAGCTGGTTGGTTGGAGTAAACAGTACCAGACCACGCAGGAGCGGGTAGGTGATTATCTTATCCACGGTGGTGATAACATGGAATCAGGTAATGAGGCCGCCTTGATCCAGATGGGGCCGTTGTTGGATGGCGATAATTATGATAAATTACCTCTTGAGATCAGGTGTAGTATATACGGTAACTGGTATGGTGGTCGTGAGAAAGGTAATGTCACTATCAGGTTCACGGCATATAAGGGCGGTTCTATGGAGAAACGTGGATATGATTTTGTCAATATCGGAGGCGAGGAGGTTTATACCGGTGACGCTCCCACTAACGTATCCGCCCATGGTGAGGATAATTGGCAAAATATAAAGACCTTGTATTCTAAGGTAGGCACGATGATCTATAACAAGGAATCTCGTGACTGTATTGTAAGAATAGGTGAATAGATTTTTCTTCATAATATAAACACATCGGCTCTCTTGTTCGTGAGGATAGGAGAGTTTTTTTTTATTTTTTTTAATCCTTCACTTATGACATATTTGATCTTTTATTCCAATGACTTTAATAGTCTGGTAGCTGTGTGTGATGAGGGATCGAAGAAAGGAGTGGACAAAGGATCTACTGATTTTGTGGATGTCAATGAGAGATACGTGACTAACGGTTTCTTTTACATATCTGTAGAGGATGCCGATAAGCAATCGAACTACATGGGTGGAAATTCGTAATTATTATGTTTTTGTGCTTTACCACGAGACGTTTTAAGTGTTTAGTCTTCCTCCTGACTTGTGAAAGTTAGGAGGATTTTTTATTATATTTGCGAAAAAGATAATGTCGTGCAAAATAACTCTAACATAGCGGTTCCCGACTCCGGGATGAATAGGGATAAGCATCCACAGGATCTATCCCCGTCTGAATATAGTTTCGCCTTGAACGCCACCATAGAGGGTGACGATGGAAGCCAGCTTAAGATCCAGAACGAGCCTAGTACCCTTTTATGTAAGCGATTCGATGGCTATAAGGTTATTGGGTATAAGAATGATATAGCTGGTGATAACACTTATTTCTTTCTATCTAATCCGGATGATAATACGTCTAAGATCACGTTCATGCGGTCATTGGATTATATCAAGACCGTGGAGGATCAATTGGCTGGATCGGGAAAGGACATCCATCGTATCCTTGGCGAGAGGCTTGAGGAGTCGGATGGTCGTTTTGATGAGATATGTGATTTGATGGAGATCCTGATAGAGGACTGGGTTGATGACCCTTGTCTTAATTTCTCCATTCATCATCCGATCTTCGATATAGAGATCAAGGACGAGAAATGCGGGAAGGTGATATATTGGACCGATGGATATAATCCCCAGCGATATGTTATGGTCGATAAGGCCCTTAACCCGGATGATGATGGTGACTTTTGGTATCATTACCATGGGTATAAGACATGTGGGGATGACAAGCCAATAGAGAGGTGTAGGCTGGCCTGCGAGAAGCTGCTGGTGTTCCCGTTGCTGACGGCCCCGTGCGTGGAGCCTGAGGTCGTGGAGTTCGGGGGAAGCTTGCGTGCCGGGACCTACCAGTTCTGCGTGGCGTTGTGCGATGAGTTCGGGATTGAGAAGACTGGATATTGCTCATTGACCAACCCAATCATGTTATTCGATCGTCAAGATATGGTTATCCGCGATGGTTTATGGGGTAAGTCAACCAACATGGGTATCCGCCTTACCGTGTCCAATATAGATAAGCAGGTATCTCATTATAAGATAGGTGTTATACAGAACACGGTTGGGTTTAATGGTGAGCAAAGCCCGGTTCTTGAGTATTTCATAGAAGGTATACATCCGATAACGGAAAGGACCATCTATTACCTTACGGATCAGTATAGCGAGCGTACGACCATGGAGAAGTTATCCAAGGAAATACCGGTATATAAGACAGCCAGAGGCATGACGTCTGTCGGGAATCGTCTTCTTCAATACGGCTTGACCGTGGAGAATGAATGGAATCTTCAACCGGTCGTTAATTTCTTGGGTCATTTCGTTAAATGGCAGACATCGATAACCACGGAGAATCTATATAAAGACGGTGTGGCTTGCTCTAAATACGCCTCTTTCATGCGTGACGAGGTATATCCGTTGGGTATAAGGTTCTTTACCAATACGGGATACAGGACAGCTAGATTCCCGCTTATCCCTCGTCCGGCCACAAGGGAGGAGATGGAGGTTATCGTTGATGAGGACGGTAACTCTGACGACCTGTCGGCTGCGTCGGTGCTGGAGAACAACCCGCAGTGCGCGGGGAACAGCCGCCGTCATCTTTGGCAGTTTAAGAATACGGCAAAGATCATAAACGACCCGTCTTGGGGATTTGATGATTTTGGGGGAGAATGCAAGAATCAGCTAGATGTTAAGCAACTCAGATATGTAGAGCAGGAATATACCACGGTAGGAGAGACCCAATTCGTTATCAACACGATGGGGGAAGATGTTACGGTAGATGATGCTATTGATTATATCGCTGATAATATAGAGAACTTGTGTGATATCATAGAATCTAATGTAGGTATTACTGACGAGTTATGCGCTGCTATATCATTGCCAGAGGATCAAGACGGTATAAAGGCTCCCGATTTCCCTAGTGGATGTGATGATATCGAGAGGATAGAGACCAGGACTATATTGGATAAAAACTCTTTGGTGGATTCTAGGATTGATTTTACATATAAGCTGGCTAGTGATTACGTGGAGACCGAACCTACGACATTAATACAAAGTAACGTCGAGTCACAAAGGAAATTCTCTGTATTGTGTGATTTCGATAATTACTCCAGTGGAGGTAAGAATATCATAGATCTGGTTCAGGAATGGCTGGATGGTCAGGATGAGGATAAATTCCCGTCTGATATAGACTCCTCCGCCTTGGTCTTGTGTCAGGATATGTCTAATGTCCGGCAGTTATATGATGAGGGTATATGTACTAATGGGTGTTCGGTAGGTGATCCTCACGTGAATCCCACTATTAACGATGTTCAACTTCCTACATTCCAAGGGGGTAGGTCATTGGGTAAGTGCACATATTTGTATCAATATCCCGGATGGGAAGGAAAGAAGCATACGGAGACGATGCTTGATCAGTTAATGGATACGATGGAGGCTTATTTCCCCCAATATGAGAGTCAGTTTGGTATCGAGAACGCCATGTGTCTTTTTGGCGATGGTGATAATTCTAAGTTTAATACCGGTATAACTACTGACTGGGAAGGTCGTGTGTCTGTGCAGAATGATATTGACGCCAAGACCAATTGGTTCGGTAGAAGTAACTTGACTTATTTCAAGTTCTATCCACATGTATCCTCATACGCCAGATGGGTGGAGTTGGATTATGAGAAATACATAAGTGGTTTATCCGATCCTGATAACGGTATTATGTATATAGAGATGATGGGTAACTATAATTATCCGATCGGCGACTCATCATCATACAATAAGGTTCGTATAACGTTTTTCTCGGACAAGGAAGGTACCGTGGCTCCTAATCCTTTGGCTAATGATGCCAAGAAAGGTGTTATAGTGAATTACGTGGATCATAAGATATTTATGATGCCAAAGTACTTGTTCTGGAATGATGACAAGACTACTTTCCATAAGATATATGTTTGCATCGAGCCTGCGGTATGCGTGTTCTTCACCGGTTTCGCCATGAGGCAGGACATGAAGGAGCTTGCCGGATTCTATACGGCCGGCACCGCCATCTTCCCCGCCCCGTTCTGTTTTGGCATTCGGCCACTGGAGGTGAAATACGTGTTCTTCTTCACGAAAGAATTGAAATTAAGGAGATTTGTTACCTATGAGGCGAAATGTATCTCATGTGGAGATAAACCCGCTGATTGCGCTCCCAGACCATATCAGTACGGTGATTTCGGATATTGGGAGTCTGCCAATAAGTATCCGGCTAATTTTGAGTTGTATGATTCAAGCAAGATCGGGATATCATCGGGAGGATCAAAGAGGAAGGATATAATAGATTCTTTGACGAAATACTATGGGTCTCCTAAATCCGTTGGGGGTAAGTCTTATTTCACCGGTAATGGGGATAACGCTGAGTACCCCAATACGTCAACCACGTTTTGTCAGAGACCTATACGTCATTACAAGTTTCCGGATAACTCTGTCGCTCCTTTCATGGGTAATCCGTCTCAACTGACCGGTCAATATGGAGTTGACTCCTATATTTATCCTATGGGGGTGATGCTTGATGACGATATCGTTAATGAGTTTCTGGATATAGCGGTAGAGAACGGTCTTATAGATAAGGCTAGAAGAGATTCTATAATAGGATATGAGTTGTATAGGGGCGATAGGACGTTGGATAAGAGCGTTATCGGGACCGGTCTGGCTTATGATATGTTTAAGTACGATGATCCCGACGGATCGGCTAACCTTTATCCTAATTACCCTTACAACGATTTGTCTGATGATATGTATATCTATAAGGATATTAATCGTGAGAAATTTATAACGCATCCGTTTAACAGGAAGGGTAATATCTGGTATTCATTCTTAAGTCCTGATATTGCCTTTAACAAGCCTGACGCTCCCACCGAGTGCCTTGTTGATGGTTATCAATTAGGTAAATCCTCAGGTATATTCAGGGAGGTGGAGGATCACCCTAAATGGACGATATTAGGGAGTAAGGCTTACAGTATGGCAACATCATTGGCTACGGTGGAGGCTATGGCTAATTTAATATCCGCTATAGCTGAGTATACATATCAGTCGGCTTCACAGCAATATGTCGGTGGAGGCGTGTCCTTTTTAGCCAACCCTGTCGGCATAGCGCTGACGGCTATCCGTCTGGCTACAGGTATCGCCAAGGCCACAGCCCAGTCCGTGGTGGATATAGGCAAGTATAGGTATCAGTGGTTAACGGCATTGATAGATAGGGGACCTAGACGGAACTATGCTTATTACTATACTTCTGTCGCTCATTATAATTTATTTTACCAAAAAATAGGGGAGTCAGAGTTACGTGGATTGTCAACGGCTAAATATATCAAGAGCGGGTTATATCCGGTAACAGATATCTCTTCGCAAGGGGAGACCGTAGACGGTAAGCCTATTATCATAAACAACCTCGATCGTGAGCATTCATTGTTCATGTCATTTGGTATGGATAAGTATATGCTTGAATATCCGGAGTTGGTTTCAAGTTACGATACCAGCCGTATTCAGGATGAGTGTAATATTCGTAACGATGAGGTGGCTGGTATGACGCCTCATTTTATGACACGTGAATCTTTCGTATCCTGCCCCTATATGAGGATAAAGAAATATTCTCCGGCTCAATACGGGCAGATAGAGGATATCAGGTGGGTATCGTTAGGCGGTTGCGGGTTGATGGATGAGGATAAGCGTAAACCTGTTTTTGGAGGTGATGTATTTATATCAAGGTTCTCGCTTAAGAGGAAGATGCCTATGTTTTACTTGACTCAGTTTGGTCAGGGAGACATGATACCATTCCCTTATTACGATTATCGAAACATCGGGTATCCCCGTTATTTCGTCAATTACGATACCGGGGAGGATTATCTTAATAAGACCGATACGGATACCGGATCGCTATACTCTTTCCCTAGCCGGAAGAGCGCTTATGAGATGGTTTGCAAGACCGGAGATATGTATCTTAGCGGTCGTTTCTTCCTATACTTCTATGGCATACCTCAGTTTCTTGTGGAGTCTGAGATCAATTGCAATTTCCGTATAGCCGGGCCTGAGCCTTACGAGGGGTTCTATCCGGAGGTAGGGGATTATATATCATGGACTCAGGAGCGTAATGTCCCTATATCAAGGGATAATGTGTTTAAGATAAGTCCTGTGTATAAGAATCGTTTTACGCTAGGCGGAAGGTCATTACCAGAGACGTATGATAGCAATTTTTGGGACTGCGCTTACCAAAGACCCAACGGCGTCATATGGAGCACCGCCGACGTGTCGGAGAACGGCATGACCGATCCTTGGCTGTCGTACAAGCCTATGGATTACCATGAGTTCAAGACCTCGTTCGGAAAGCTTATAAGCATGAAGGGAATAGAGTCGGATCAAATACTAGCTCGCTTCGAGAATCAGGTAGGACTATATAACGCTATAGACGTGCTGGCAGAAAGAATATCCCCGGAGAATAGCGAGCTAGGGACAGGTGGGCTTTTCGCCTCTCGTGGCATTGAGTATAATAATACGACGTTAGGATATTCCGGGACCCAGAGTCGGGATATGATCAGTTGCGAGTTTGGGCATTTTTGGGTCGATTTAAGGCGTGGTCAGGTGTTTAAGGTAGATTCTAATGGTAGGAATCTTACGGAGGTCACACCGGGGCTTAGAAACTGGTTTAAGGAGCATCTTCAGATGAAGATCATCCGTAGCCGGATATATAACGCTGATACGGACGCTGAGTTGTCTTATTATGATATTGATAACAAGTTTTTTGGTATAGGGTTGTCCATGGGTTGGGATAATAGGTTTAAGAGGGTTCTGATAACCAAGAAAGATTATATACCGGTAGGGAATCCGAGCGAGTACCAATTCCGTGGCGGCCGGTTCTACAGGAACGGGCAGGCGGTGGAGCTACAGGACGCCAGCCATTTCACGGACGTCTCGTTCACCGTTGGATATAACTGCCTGAAGGGTGAGTGGAAATCATATTTATCCTACACCCCTGATTATTATATCGAGCACCAGCATTATTTCCAGTCTGGAAAGAACTACTCAAGTGAAAGTCAGGAGATAGGTTTATGGTCTCATGGTTTGACCAACCAATCGTATCAAGTATTTTATGGTAAGCTATATCCGTTTGTTATAGAGGTTCCGGTACGTGAGCAGTACGTGAATAAGATCCTCACCAACTACCAATATCGGATGGATGCCAGAAGATATCAGGATGAGGTTAATTACCAAATTCTTAGGACTACTGGATTCAATAAGGCATGGTTTTATAATGATACGAACAACAGCGGTGAACTTCGGATGGTTATCGCCGACAAGAACGATATGAGCCAGCGGTTAAGGTATCCTGTAACCAATGACGATAGCCGTGAGATACTGGTGACGGAGGTTGATCAGAAGATAAATATAAATGACTATTTTAACGAGGTCAAAGACGATACTAATAACCTCCCGGTATGGATCAAGGACGTGAATGATATTGACCGGAAGATCGACCCTAGGGCCGTCGATTATCACCGGAGGTGGCGTGATCGTCTTCGTGGCGATTGGTTCTTGGCTAGGTTCGTGAATGACATTGAGAGCCGGTTCAAGATGATAGTGCGTTGGTTTAGCAATGAGGAGAAAGTTTATTGATTTATTAATATATAGGGGGGGGTATTTTGCCGCCTCTCCCTTGTATATTAAAACGATATGGAAGATTTTATTGGTAAGTACGATGGTAATCAAATAGACAGTAGACTTGATAAGGTCAAGGATATGGTTGGCGCTGCGGGATTGGTGCCGGCTCCTGCTAAGGGGGATGAGGGTAGGTTCCTTTGTGGTGATGGTACGTGGAAGGACGCAGTAGCTAAAAGTGATGATGAGGATGCTTTTTTAGCTATCATCTTACAGCTTGTAGGAGATCAATCTACTACTTTGCCTCAATCTCAATATAATACTATAAAGTCGTTGTTTGATGGTAGTTCTACGTCCAATGTCAGGATGATAAGACCTAACAATTCTTTTGTAGAAGCGTTAGGTGTCGTGAATATTAATGATTTGATGGTTTTTAATGATCAAATTAATGATTGTATCACTATTTATATCAGCGCTTCAAATAATTCCCTTAATATGGGATTTTCAGATATATCTATATCTGTTTACCCTAATTTGAATGTTGAATATATTAATTCTTCTTTAAATATAGCATCACCAGATAACACCGAGATAGTTATTGTAAGGTCTTTTGGGAATACAGAAGATAATATAAATTTTGATAATCAGTTTCATCTTAAGTTGAAAGGGACTGGGAATAAAGCATTGATGGATAATGGGTTATATCAGGATATAAGAGGTATAGACATATCAAGTTATCTATTAGAACCTGGGACTATTGATATAGTATCATCTATAACCAAATCAAAATATGATGATATAAAAAGTTATATTCTAAATAATTATCATATGTATCTTTCACGAGTGATATCTGGCTCCGGTTTTATGGCGGCTTTTAATTCATATATCATAGCAAGTTATATTTATGATGCCGCTTATTTGGTATTTTTTAATCCGAATTCTTCAAAAATGAGTAAGATAAAAATTAATTATGATACTTATGAGGTAAGTACTATTGTAATTTAAATATTTGATGTTATGGCAACAGGAAAAGCTAGCGGTAAGAAGAAGGGCGAATGCCCGAAGTCAGGATGCATTAAGAAAGTAGGGAGTAATTGGCGAGTGGTTAGCAACAAGACCGGTAAATTATGGCCGGCCAAGTACAAGTCGAGGGATTCGGCTAAGAAAGCCTTAGCGGCTTATCATATGCATTGAGGATGTAGGCGGGTAGATGATATGAATCATGTATCCGCTTACTGTTTTAATCTACATGCTATTATTCCTATCTTTGTGAAAAACATGATTTATGGCTAAGAAAGATAAACCAGAGGAAATTCCTTCATGGATAAAGGATTTATATAAGGAGGATCTTGATCGTGTCGTAAGAGGCGATCGTCCTATGTATTTCAGGGGTATGGATGATAGTCCTTTAAGGAACGTATCCCCGGAGTTTGACATCCTTAGCGGAGGAGCCGCAGTTAAAGGTATGAATGGGATAAGAGGTGCGTTGTCCCCGTTGAATAATGGCATGGGTAATTATAATTTCAGCCTCAGGGGTATAAATAAGAAGATCGGTGAGTTGGTTGATGAGGCGGGGCTATATTTGCCTGAGAAATTAAGACCTGTATATCGGACTGTGGTGGATGCTATGTCGAGTTCCAAGGATAAGGGGTTGGGTCATATCACGCAGCCGTTGGCCAACGCCCTGTACCCAGCGGACGAGCGGCGGAACCGGCGTCTGGACGGGGAGCATCCCGTTGGTTATGTGGATGCCATAGACGGCATATGGCCTAGGGATAAATATGGACTATGGGGAGAGAAGATCAAAGATAAGCAGGATGGAGGTCCTATAAAAGTTGATGGCGAATTTTATAAGAGACCAAGATATCTTATAGATTCTGTTGTCGAATCTATAGAAAAGGCTATGAAATCTCCAGCTAAGAAATTAGATAAATCCAATGGGATGGTTGATTCTGATGGAGATAAATGGTATAAGGCTATCAACCCAGGTATAGAGACCGATGTTAAATCGGCGTTATATCATGGTCCTGGGATATTAGGCAGGATGATGTTTAATATTGAGAGGGATGATTATGCCACTGATCATGAAGAGGCTTTATGGAAGGCGTATGCCACTGGTGATATATCAGGGTTGCCTAAGAGTGATGTTAGGTTTGAAGGAGATGATGATAATGCCCAATACGTTGGACTCCCGCAGGAACAAGCTAGAATGATACAGGCTTTAGCTGATACGATGTACACTAAGTTGAATAAAGAAAAGGTTAAGGGTAAGTCGTATAAAAATATATATGAAGATGAAGGCATGAGAAGGGCTGCCTCAGAAGATAATGATGTGGCTGAGATAATCATAAATAGCCCTAACGAGTGGGTTGTTGTTAATGAATCTCATTCTCCTGTAAGACTGAGAAAGAAAAAAGAGGGAAGTGATCGCAAGTATAAGTATACGGGTCTTGGAGGGTTGAAAAACTTTTCTGTTAGATGGCATCCTGATACCAGGGTCTTGGATGTTAAGGATGATTATGATTTTAAGAGGTTTGGTGTAGAGGGTGTTATCCCAGAGCGTGATACTCCTCTTAGGATAAGAGATAGAATAGTATTGCCTAAAGAAGGAAGCTATGCTTATAGAAATCCTGGGTATTTTGAATCTATAGGATATGATGATAAGTTTGATAAAGGAGGTGCTGTTGAGAATAATCTTCCTTATGGAGCTGGCAAATACGTTGTTGATCCTCGTAGATCAGATGATAGTAAGATGACTGTGTATGACGAGATATGGGACTACCTAACAGACAAGAAGGGTATACCACAAACTCAAGCTATTGGTATCTTGGCGAACATCGCCGCCGAGTCAGGAGGGGATACCGAAGCCCTAGGTGCCGCCGGTGATTTTGGCATCCAGCAATGGCTTGGGCCTAGAAAGAAAGAGCTACAGCGTAGGTACGATAAGAAGCCGACATTAACCCAACAGCTGGATTATCTTGTGGATGAGTATCAAGGTCGTGTACCGGGGCTAGGCTGGAACTACATGAACCAAGGCAAGTTCTTTGATAAGGACGCTCAGGGCAATGTGTATAATTACTATATGTATTCGAAGGCTGATTTTGATAACGCTACGAATTATAAGGACGCTACCGTGGCATGGAATCAAGGATACGGAAGACCCCTTGGATCGACATTAAGAAATGAGAAGCGGTTTGAGTTCGCCGATATGTTCTCCAATAGATACGGTGTCCCGGAGAACGAGCCAATGAGATACGAGTTCGGACAGCGGGATTCGGGCACGGGGGACGGAGGTCAGCAGCCCGTGCCTGAGACGGTAGCCCCTGCCGATCCTTCTTTGGCTTCCCGCCCTTCCATGGATAGCTGGTGGGAGAAGGAAGGCCAAGACCTGTTATATAAGATGCTAGCCCAATCAGGTGCTAACAAGAAGGCTATAGAGGATATCGCTAATAATATTAAGAACGATACCCAATCAGAGGCACAGATAGCGGAAGCCGAGCGTATACGTAGGGAGCAGGCGAAAAGGCAGTTGGTACTTAATATGATACTGGGATTAAGCCTTAACATAAAAGGCATGAGTAGATCTCAAAATTAATGTTACATTTGTGAAATCATTAAACGTTTTTAGATATGAAAAGATTGTTGTTTTTATTCGTTATGTTATTGACACCATTCGCTTTGATGGCGCAGGAGGTAATCCCATCAGAAGGGACTATCACAATTGATCTAACCACCTTTACTGGTATTATGGCTTTTGTCACGATGTCAGCTACGCAGTTAGCCAAGGTTGTGCCGTATATTGACACCCATAAGTGGGCTAAAGTCCTATCCGCCGTAGTCATAGGTATGCTGGTTTGTATATTAGCGTGGTTTCTAAAGGTGTCTCCATTGCTTATAGGTAGCGAATGGTGGGAAGCTCTGCTTTATGGGGTGGCTGTTGGGTTCAGTTCCGCTGGCTTCTATGACATGGTGAAAGCTCTAGGTTCGTTGTTCGTAAAAAAAAATTAGTACTGTTCAATAATTACAATATGTTATAAATTGAATTTCATTGTTTTATAGTTTGTAATTGTGTAATTTATTATTTATATTTGTGCGCCTATCTACTCATCACGAGCGGGTAGGCGCACTTATTAATTTAAAAGCATGATAAAAGTATGAAAAGTAATTTGATTTTGCAGTCAGAAAGTCGAGAATTGTTGGGTAGAAATATCTCTGTTATGTCCAAGGACGGGTTTGTGTGTATAACGGAAGTTATGGAGGCTTTAAATGAAAAACGCAAATCTATGGGATTAGAGTCGAGGAGACTTGATCATTTGTTCTCCACAAATGGTTTTCAGGAAAAGATGAAGGCTCTTGTTAAAGAATTGAGTATAAGCAATATATGTACTGTAAGAAATCTTACAGTACAAAATTATGTATTGGAAATCAATAAGATAACTGATCTTAAAAAATACGGCATGGCTTACCGAAGAGGGAAGGGAGAAGGGCAGAAATGGTATGTCAATCCGTATTTTTTTGTTATGGTAGCATTGGAGTTGGATCCAGAAATATATGCCAAGGTGATAATATGGCTACATGATGGATTTATAGAGGACAGGAATGCCGCCGGAGAAGCTTATATTAAAATGAGTTCATCTATAGCTAGATTGGTTAATGATAAGAGTCAGTTGTCTGATAGGATATCAAGAGTTGCTAAAGCTATTAATTTTATAGTGTTTAATAAACATGAGAGTGGGATAAGAAATATGGCCACAAAGAATCAGTTGAATGATATAGTGGCTATAGAGAATGTTATTGCCGGCATTATAGATGGGGGCTTTATAGATACTTATGATAAGCTTATAGACTATCTTGGACATGAATGGAAGAAGAAATGGGGTAATCCTGTTGCGGCTTTAAAATATTAGTATTAAAGAGACTCATCGTTATATAAATGGTGAGTCTCCGTTTTTTTAGATTATCTTTGTGTCAGAACGAAATTAATTAGACATGAGCAAGTATGTAATCAAGAGGAAGATACCTAAATATCAAGAGGCCGGGGAAGTTGGGTCGTATATGCTTGGTAATATGGATGGTATACAAGGGTTAGGTATAGAACCTTTGGTAAATACCAACCAAGGATTACTCGCGTCGGTCAATCCGCTAGGGATATATTCTTTGGATACTCCAGATCAGGATAATGTGTTTCCGGCTAGCTTCAAGGGTAGTTTGCAACGTATAGCTGAGAATTATCAGGACAATGGTATTATGCTTAATAACATAACTGTTAACGATGTTGATAAGTCTAAGACCGGTTCAGGCGAGACGGATGTTTTTGATTTTACCACCATCCCTTACTATGGCGCTGATGATATAGGGTCTAGGTTCACTCAGATGGGTCGTGGTATAGGACGTATGAGAAGCAAGGGATATGGAAATTTATCCACCGGGGCTAAAACAGCTAATACGATAACCACCATAGCCTCAGGAATTAGTGGTATCATGGGATTGGCTCGTAGCGTGGTTTCTGGGATAGCGTCTGAGAAAGGTACTCGTACTAATATCAGGTTGGCTCAGGAACGTGAGGCTAGACAAAGAAGGCAATCCCAGATGCAGTACAAGGATGGTGGGGGTGTTTATCTAGGACCTAATAATAGGGTCGATAGCGGAAGCCTTACCTGTGAGTATCTGTATCCGTTACCTAAGTCGATGGAGGATCAAGCCAACGTAGAGGTCGAGAAGGGTGAGTACGTGACGCAGCCCGGAGAGGAGCCGATGGAGGCCATGGGGCAGAAGCATGCCGATGGTGGAACCCCCGTTTCCTTGGAGCAGGGGACGAAGGTTATTACCGACGACACAACCATAGAGCCGGATTTCGCCAAATACATCAGGGATACGTATGGGATCAAGGCTACGCCTAAGGATACGTATGCTACGTTAATGGACAGGTATAAGGCTAAGATCGGTCTTAAATCGGCTTACGATGATCAGAAGAAGGCACTGGAGAAGCTGAAGAAGAATGATAAGATAGATGACGAGAATACAAGGCGTTTGAACGCCTCCGTATTATCTAAGGCTATAAATGATAGCAACGATACCGTTAATGGCTTAGAGGGAAGATTTACGGACTTCGCTAATGTCATATACAAGGAGCAGGAAGACCGGAAGATGAAGAAGGATGAGGATACGTATTTCGCTAAGGGTGGTGAGATAGATAACATCATATCCAGATCTATGAAAGAATACGGTCTTACGGAGGAGGATATAGCTGAGGCTAAGAAAGAGCTGCTTAAGAAAGTGGCTGGTATTCGCCAGAAGATGGAGATAGGAGGCACGTCTTTGTTCGGTCGTAAATTAACTTTCCGCCCGATCGAGAATAGGTTCAACAATGATCCTAACTATTTCGGTTATCAACGCCAAGGAACTGATGGCTCTTATGGAGGTATTAATACGGATGAGAGGTTGAATTATTATAAGACATTCAATCCGGTCGCTTACGATGCTTATATGGGAGCTTCAGAGGGCGCTAGGGCTAGGGCATTGCAAGACGCTATCTACGGTCAGACAAGTAGCTGGATGGGCTTGGCTACGGCTGAGAACCCGATCATCGCCAACGCCGAGGCGCTTCGGGATTACACGACGCTCGTTTCCTTTGGCGGTGAGGATAGTCAAGGTAATTACCCGGAAGACAAGAAAGCCGCATATCATGATAGGATGAGAGACAATAAATTAGGTTTGTTTACCACATCTCGCCCTATGATCGGTCTAGACGTTGTTACAGAGGAACAGCATAAGGCTCTTAACGATGCTGGTATCACCCATTTTAGCCAACTATTCTCTGACAAGAACAAGGATGTCGTTAATAAGATACTTGGCGAGGATATGCTTAAGATGCAGGCATTGAGATCCATGAAAGGAATGGAAGGTCTTGATTTTATACTTGACCCTCATAAGGTGGCTCCAGGTCCTATGGATATAGGTGATGTGGAGGAACCTGATGTTAAACTGGATATGCCTGAGCTGATTGATCCCAATACACTCCCTAAGACCAATACAAATGCCGGTAAGTCGAACAGCGGCAATGGAGGCAGGAATATAGTGGGTGGCGGTCTTGACTTCCCCGAGGTATTTAGGATGACCACGGGAGCCGTGACAACGGAAGGTCTGGAAAGGCATTACGCTCCTACCGTGGATCCGGTGTTGAGATCGGCTGATCAGTATATGGTTGAGACCAATCGTGCTTTCCAATCACAATTGGATCAGATGGGTAATGTCCCGGATTCCCAGAGAGGGGCTTTATCATCCAACTTACAGGCTATCATGAGTTCCAATATAGGTAGATACATTAATGAGGTAGAACAAGGGAACGTGGTTCAAAGGGCTTGGGCTGATAATGTAAACGCCCGTACTTGGGCTGATACGTATGATAAGAATATAGCCCAACGTCAAGCTTACCAGCAACGGATATTGCAGGGATTGGCTATGAATGACGAGAACTGGGCTAGGTATTTCGATAGCGTAAATGACGAGATCCAGCAGAAGTGGAATACGGCTACGACCATGAATACATTAAGGTCTATATTTGGGGATGTAAAGATTGGTCCCAATGGACAATTAATCGCTGATCCTCAAGGAGATATATTGATTTATAGGAAATTATATCCTGCTCAGGAAGTAACTAAAGGCAAGAAAGGATAAAGGATGGCTTCGCAATATAGTATATTAAGGAATTACGGCAAGTATGTATCGCCCTACAACATGGATGTCATGATGCAGGGGATGGGGTACATGCAGCAGAAGATAGATACCAATCGGCAGGCTATAAACGAGTATGCTGATTATATTATCAATTCTGACATTATAAAACCTCAGGATAGGGAATATCTTCAGAATAGGTTAAATGGGCTGATACAGGACGTGAATAACGTGTATCGTAAATCTAATTTGGCTTCCGACGGTATAGCCAGAAGCATACAGGCTCGTCTTGGAGAAGCTCTGGATACCCGTGTGTTGAATGCTATTTCCGGTACTAGGGAGATCCGGGCTTTTAGCGAGAAGATGGAGGATATGAAGCTGAACAATCCCAAGATGTATAGTCCTATAAACGAGGCTGAGGCTTTTGCGGATGCCGTGGCTTGGATGAATGACGGTCAGGTAGGGACACGTCTTAATCCTATACATTATACCCCTTATACGGATTACCACGCTGAGATTGATGAGAAGATGAAGAATTTCATCTCCCTTAACAAGGGGAAGAAAGTCAATGTACCGGTGACTGATGCCAATGGCAACAGGACGGGCGAGATGCGTGAGATGTATATAGATGAGATGAGTTACGCTCAGGTCAGGGATATAGCCATGGCTTCTATATCTGAGAACGGTAAGGCTCAGATGCAATTAGAGGGAAGATATATGGCTAGAACGAATCCTGACTTATTTAATGTTCAAAGCACCTCAGATTTCCTTAAAGGGTATATTGATGATTTCAGTGTCAAGGAAGAATCCATACGAGCCAAGCTAAAGGGCGTTGGCAATGACAAGGCCAAGAGGGCTAAGTTGGAGTCGGAGCTGGCGGATATTATCAAGCAGAGAAATAATTTCGTGGAGGAGGCCGAGGGCGTTATCGGTAGCAACTACAGCCCGGAGCGAGCCGGCATGTTCATGGTACGACAGCAGTTCCTTCGTGGCGTCGGGCTGAGATGGTCTTATAATAACTCATACGAGACGTTGGGTGTTGATGATTATTATTTCAAGGCTAATCAGCAGATGATGGATAGAGCTAAGTTTAATGAGACAAAAAGGCATAATCTAGCCATGGAGGAAGCAGCGTTGATGAGAGCCAGCAAATCGGGTAAGTCGGAGAATGGAGGTGGCGGAGGTGATGACACGACCGGGCCTACCGTGGTTACCAAGAGCGCAAACCTTAACGATGTGAGCATAAGCGATGAGTTCATGAACAGGTTCACAGCCAACGAGAAGGCGGTGACTACCGGCATGGGTAATTTCGTTAAGTCATTATCAGATGACGCTAGAAGGAAGATCGACGCATGGGCGTCTGATCCTGAGAATAGTAACGTGGTCAAGGATATGGATAACGATCAGGTTATCATGGCTTATTTCAAGGCCAATGGAGGGTCAAGGAACGAGTTGCTTGATTACAATGGTCAGGATAGTTATTTGAAGCTTCTTGGATTAAATACCCAAAGAGGGAAGTATAATAAGATCAATGATGGATTCAATAAGGCGAGTAATGCTGTTTTGGATGGTATTGATACTATAATTCAGAGAGAAGCTAGATCGGGCAGTGGGTCAGGTATAGATATTAGTTATGGATTCGGCACATTCAATCTTGGAGATATTAATAACAATGGCGATAAGGTTTTTGATATAAATGGTATAAACGATATAACATTAAATGATTGGAGTAAGTTGTCCGCTTACAGCTCTTTGTTAAATGATAATATAAATACTATTAATTACGGTGTTGAAGGAGAAATGCCTCATGTATCAATGGATTCGGGTCAATCAGGTGTCTTATTGGATCGTGTGAATGATTTAATGGGAACGTCTTTTTCGCTTGATGATATTGAATCTATAATGTCTCTTGCCGTATCTGGGGCTAGTAAGAATAAGCACATTAAGGAAATAAGAGATAGGTTTGCCGGGGATAACAGGGCGATCGCTGTCGCTACCGCTATATATGATGAGGCTCATAAAGAGAGGAATGATTTATTAAGACATAAATGGAGTCGTGGGGATTTAGGTAGGATCGCTGATGACGCTAAACGTGCTGGCGAGGATTACCTGAGACAATATCGTCATGAGTATGCCGAGCGTGAGTATATCTTCTCCGGTGATTATCCGTCTGGAAGTCAAGCAGAGAAAGATTATATAAAGGTTAGTGACCTATTTACCCGTGGTGGCGGTTTTATTCCTAAGTATATGGGTAATGCCAATACGAAGATAACGTTTACCATATCCCCTATAGGTGATGGTAATTATCAGATCATTGGCAATAATGGAAGTGATAGTCGATCTGTTGTTGAGGTAAGCGAGGCTGATCTGGCTGCGAATGGACTTACTTTCTACAAAGAGGATGTAAGCATCCCGTCCGAGACCTATGATTCCGGTGTCGTACCCATATCTTTCGCCAGCTCAAGCAACAACGCTTATGGGAAGATGGCTAAGTCATTGTTGGTAGCTCCATTCGCTTACGCTAGCGGGGCCAAGGACACGGTAATGCCTTATATAGATATGTTTACGAATATAAATGACGGGAATATCAGGAAGAATCAGATGATGATCGCTACTGATGTGTTGTTCGATAACGCTTCTATGTACGAGTTAAGGGCTTCCGGATATAAGTATAATAATGGTTCTTCTGGGATAAATGTTGATATATATAGCAAAGGAGGGGCTAGAGAGGGTAATACCCAGTTGTATTCAATTGATCTGGATGGCGTTAACTATGCTGATGAGGTAGCAAGGAAGATCGACTTCTGCCCGCAGTATTATTTGGTCATGGCATGGCAACAGATACTTAGCAAGGAGAATGAGGTGTATTGGAGGAGCGAGGGAAGATCTACTACTGATGATTTCGAGAGCTTCATCTCGCCCATAGCTGATAGGATTGATCAGGAGATAAGAAACAGGAATAACGGAAATAGTGGAAATAATGGAAACAATGGAAATCTATAATAATACCTCTAACGGAAAGGATATTGCCGAGAAGTACAGATATCCTACCATAAACGTAGATAATATAAAGGCTATTGGTACGGATCCCTATGATATACCGGATCGTGACCTGCCTCCGGTATTGGATCCGTATTCCGCTTCCGAGAGATCAAAGTCCCAGATACCGTCATTGTCGGAGAGGATCAAGAATACTGTTAAGACAAATTATTATGATGATATGAAACATATGTCCCCATTAGGATATATGGCTTCTGATCAAAGCTATAAGGGCAGGTTTAATCTTACTGGTCCGGAGATATCGTTGGAGGATTCAAGGTATCGACTTAGTAGCGGTACTTGGATACCTAAATACGAGTCTTATATCCCCGGTGTAGATAACGACACACGTTTATCTAGGAGTCAAAGTAGGACTGAGAAATGGATGAGAGGTTTGGGGAAATTTGTAGGTAAAGCCGTTTTGTATGGATTAGGTGGTGTTATTCAGCCTTTTTATAGTATTTACGCCGGTGTATCCAGAGGTAATTTTAACGCTGTTTTTGATAACGATTTCACGAGATGGTTGGATGATCAGGACAAGAAGATGGATTACGGTCTTGCTCATTATTACAATCGTGAGGAGCGGGATATGAATTTCCTTCAAAGCATGACTACGGCTAATTTCTGGTCTAACGATTTTTTATCCGGTCTTGCTTTTGCCGCTGGAGCCATGTTATCGTCAGCCGTATATTCCGGCGCTGGATTGATGAACTTAGCTCGTATGGGAGCTAGGGCGGGTGTGGCTTTGGCTAGGATAGGCAAAGCGGCTTCGGATACCAAGAAAGCGTTCGGTGTCTACCTTAGGGCCGCCCGTACGGGACGGAGGATAGGCAAGGGACTGGACACCCTCGCTTTCCTTGGCACATCTACCTCGTGGGAGGCGTCTGTCGAGGCCAGAAGCATGCTGATGGAGGCTGAGGAGAATTTCAGGCAGTCTTACCGTAACGCTTATGGAAGGGAAGTCCCATATGAGGAGCTTATTAAGTTCAGAGCTGACAATGCCAATGCCGCTAATGCCGTATTTGCCGCCAACGTCGGCATATTGTCATTATCCAATATAGCTATGTTCGGCGCTATGTTCGGCATGGATCTTGGTGTGGATAAGTTCATAAAACGCAATATATTTGGCGTAGGTGCCGAGAGGATGGATAACGGTACGTTAAGAGCCATAACACCAAAGAAATGGCAGAAGGTAGCCGGAAATACGTTCAATATCATCAAGCGCCCAGTGTCAGAGGGTCTGTATGAGGAAGGTCTTCAGGGAGTGGCTAGTAAGTCCGCCAATGATTGGGTAGAATCAAGATACAATCCTATGGCTATCCGGCAGAATATAGGCTATATGGAGGCTATAAAGAATGGGTTCAAGGAGACGTACGGGTCTAATCAAGGCTGGAAGGAGATCGGCATCGGTATGATTATCGGATCGGTTATGGGTGGAAAGACCTTTGGAGGTATAAGTGAATGGAGCCAAGACATGTCCAGGAACAAGGGGATGGTGGAGGCCTACAACGCCAATGCCGGCGCCTTGACTACCGCCGCTATCCGTGCTATTCGTGGCAGTATGGCTCTGAACGCTCAATTATCAGGCTTGAAAACGGATAATAACGCTGACGATATACCTAATTCTAGAATCATAGATAAGACTTTTAGTGACGCCGTATTCAATCGTCTTCGTTATGATTCGGAGATGGGGATGCTGGATGATACGAAGGAGAATTTCAGGACGGTAGTCGAATCTATACCTAATAGCGATATAGCGTCCGATATGAATATGACGGATGAGCAGGTCAATGAGTATAAAGCCGATCTTGTCAATGAGTTTAATAAGAAGGTAGATAATTTTACCATGGCCAATAGGTTCGCCGATTCTCTTACCGAGGGTATATCCAATAGATCGTTCAATACCTATATCTCTAACATGGTATATAATGGTCTTGAGGCGAAGGATAATTTGAACGATATTGCCAATCAGTTAAGAAGGATATACAATACGGATATAGGTCCCGCTCTTGATATATATTCTCGTCTTAATCCTGATTCGAGCAGGGATCTTGAAGGACTTAGGAAGCTTACGGATGATATACAGAGGATGGAGAAGAATATCTTGAGGCTTCAACAAAGTGTCGCGTCGAAGGACGCTCTTGAATCTGATAAGGCTAAGTTGGTCAAGGAGAATGATAGGCTTCTTAAATTAACAGAGGATAGGATCGCATTGGAGAGGAAATTAACTACGTTAATTAACTCAGAGGCTGATATATCTAAGTTGTTCTTAAATAGAAATGATTCAAGGATCAGTGCCGCTGATCTTATGGCGGCTTATGATACTATAGCTGATTTTGAGAACGTCGTATCTATCCGTGGGGTTGATAATTATAAGGAGGCTATGGCATTGCTTAGTGAGTATCGTCATAATCTTGTGGCTTATAAGAATATAAACGAGTCTCTTCGTCGTATGCGTGACAGAAGATTCATCCGGGCGCAGGAGCGCGGGTTCATGAAGATATTATCGAACGTATGGGATAAGACTTATGAGGAGGATGATAGCAAGTATGATTTCAGGAATACTGATAATCCTGATGCCAATGATATTTACGCCAACGACCAAGCTATAGACAAGGCTTACCAAGATGGTCTTATAGGGGAGGATGAGGCATTTATGTTCAAGACATATAATCATATGATAGCCAGATCTATGGAGAACGAGATTAAGACCGATGAAGGTAATATAGTCGAGAGGGTTCCTGATAATGAGGATATCATAAATCCTTCTGATGATAGAATCAATAATATAGCTATAAAGATATGGAACGGTAATGAGGATGTCTTATCTCCTAGGGAGAGACAGATATATGATAATAACAAGCCTCGTGTCGATAGTCTAGTTAACGGGTTTGGGGATAATCCTATTTCAAGGATCAATAAGGCTAGATCGATAATAGATAGATTGAAGATCCATGATAATATTTATGATAATATCAAGGACGCTGTTGATGATATTGTAGATATGAATATCAATGGTCTTGATCAGGATCAGATCAAAGAAGCTATAAAGACTTATAATGATCTTATGAATGAGGCTGACAATGGCAATGAGATTGATCAGGATAAGCTTAATGAGGCTATTGATATTATCAATAATTATTCCGATGGGCCTCTTCTTCAATTCGTGGAATGGATGAGGTTGTATGATAACGGAAGTATAGCTGTCAAGGATTACGATAAATCCATACCTATGGGTGATGTCCTCACAGAGAGCGAACCCGGGACATCCACCGGCAGGACGGAAGTTAACGCCGCCCAGAATCCGGTGGTGTTGATGGCTCAGAAGAGAGAGATCGGTGGGGTTATGTATTATGAAGTTGGCGGAATGAGACTTGACAGGTTTATGGACAGTCTTGGGCTTAAAAGATCTGATGCCACTGATACTGATAATGGAAGGGTGATGGATTTCACCAACGGAACCGACATATTTACTGTTATAGAGTCGAATAACCACTCAAGATGGATGATAAGCGAGGATGACGCTCAGGCTTTCGAGAACGCTACCGGTGTCATATTGGGGCGGCAAACCGCCTTGTCGACCTCCATCTGGTTTATGGTGTATCGCAAGGGGCAGGATGGATCTATTGTCCCTTATTATACGGGTGATACGTTTGGATCTAACAACGAGTCGGTGAATCAGGAAGCAACGGCTAGCCTCCGCAAGGGTGATATGGTAAGGTTTAAGATGGATATGTTAGATCCATATACCAAGGAATTGTATGATAAATACAATAGCCTTAACGCCGTTGACCCTAATTCTGATGAGACTAAGTCGGCTTACCGAGAGCTGGTTGATAATATGGTTATTAAGATCGTGGATGGTGATGGTAATTTTGTCTCGGTGCTAAAAGCCAATGATCCAGACTCAAAAGGGAGTAACGCTGATTTAAGGAGTATGGCCTTTGAGTTGTATAGGGATAATGTAGGATCTGTCGCTGGCGAGATTGATATACCGTTCGTAGGTACAGTTACCAGTGTTTTGCCGGGAAGACCTAATTTTAGCGTAAGTGATGATAATGGTACGTTGATGGTATCCGAGAATGACTTTACCAGCGAGACGGTCGACAAGGTAGAGAGCGTAGGATATATAGAGAACGGGGTGGTTACGATGAGGGATGATATTAAGTATAATATATTCCCGTTCTGTACGGCTATCGTCAGGGACAAGTATGGTGACTATAAAGATTCACGTATCCCGGTCGTAGCTATAAAGACAGGAAATGGAAGAAATTACCTGTACCCCGTAAGATTGAAAAATCAGGATATATCGTCATTCTCATCCATGATCGGATCGATGGCTGATAGGATTACGGAGGGTCTAGGCGGAGGCGTAAGTATTGATGATATAATGGATCTTAATAACGCTATAGCCAGATCAGGGTTGGATAATAAGGCATATATGATTCCGCTGGCGGGAGACGTGGATGTTATCAAGAACCGGCTTGAAGCTGTCAAGGAAGCGGCTAGCAGGATGCCTATGACCGCTGACGTAAGAGGATGGATAGGCGATTCTAGGACTAAGGAGGATATTTTGATGAATGACGTTACGATTAATATTGATCTTAACAACGATCCTTTCATAGCACCTAAGTTCAGAATGAGTATTAGGAGGGATGAGACGTTCTTCGAGGATACGGAGACCCCGTTCGTCAACCCGTCCAGCTCCCAATCGGGTTCCGCTTCGCCTACGAAGGCGGCCGAGGACAAGTCTTTGGTTTCTGACGGCAACGTAGTATCCGGAGAAAATGAGGCGGAAAATCCTTGCTAAATTAAATATCTTGACTTATCTTCGCGGTGTCAGTCCATCACCTGACGAGTAAGATATTTAAAAGTTGGTCCCTGTCGGGTGTGTGATGGCCCCGGTGGGGACTCTTTATATTATGCAGTTAGATAGTTTTTTACATCGGAAAATTATGCAAGACCTACGCATCCAGCGAGTAAAGGTCTTGATGATGCTATACACCAGTAACTATTTTGTCAAGGTCAGACAAAAGCAGTTGCTTGATCATACATACTCATTAAGTAGGGATCAGGCTTTTGATTATATGACTGAGTTCAATAAAAGACTTAGTGATAAGGTCGGTATAAAATGTACGATGGATATCCTTTTACCTACCGATGATGATAATGCTAACATCATAATCGAGCACAATGGTATTATCAAGAAGTTGATGAAGGAAGCCGAGAAACTGGAGCTTGATACTGATGCTATCGAAGCCATGATGCGTGATCTTCTTGATGAGTTGAAGGATGATATTAATCTTAATATCCTGATATTTGACGTAAGCCAGTTGCTTATAAAATACAATCTATTTAGGTTGGATGCTATAACCGAGCAGGAGTTCAAGAACTCTTTTGTCAGGATGGATAGTAGGAATATGGAGATAAAGAAACTAACTTTATCTGATATCAAGAAGGTGGTGGAGATGATAGAGGATAGGTATAGCTACGCTTTATATATGACAGAGGAATATGGCTGATTACATTTTTTGTAAAAATATCTCCTGTTTGTTTGTAGTTTCAAAATAAGGTCTTATAATTGCGGTGTCCATCCGTTATTGGGCCATAAGAAGATATTAACTCGCCTAGGCGTAGGCGATAGATGAGGGCTATTGGTGGAATAACGGACGCCAAACGGCCCTTGTTGTTTTGTATTATGTGTAATATTGTTTTGAGTGATGACTTATCTATCAGATCGTATTTTGAAAAGGTTTTAAATCTAAGTAAACTTGGTGATAAATTCCCTGTTAATTTAGATGATGTATGGCCATTGGTTTATTCGGCTAAGGAGAAAGCTGTTAGAGCTTTAGTAAGTAGTGATCAGTTTATGCAAGGTATTGATTATGAGATTTTAGCCACAAATGGCGAAAATACGACAGTAGGAAGACCTGTAAATGTTTATATGATTTCTATATCTTGTATGGAGTATTTTATAGCTAGAAAGGTTAGATCTGTATTTAATGTTTACAGGGATGTTTTTCATAAAGTGATAAATAAAATACCATCTAGCTATTCGGAGGCTTTACGGATGTATGCTGATGAGGTGGAAGCTAGAGAAAGGGCTGAAAAAGAAGCTAAGCTTGCATTAGAGGCTAAAAGGATATCTGATAACATCATCAAAGAACAGGCTCCTATGGTTGAGTTTGCTAAGACAGCCGAAATAGCCCAAGAGACAGATATGTTGATCAGAGAGGTTCGGGAAAAGCTAGAGGCTCATGGATATGATATAGCGGAGAAGAATCTCCGGATATTGCTTGAGGATAATAAATTCTTCGCTAAGACCGGTAAGAGATGGTTGCTTTCCCAAAGGATGATAGATCGTGGTTACGCTCGTTACAGATACCGTGATGATGATGAGTTTTATGGAACTAACACTGTTTATGTGACTCCTAAGGGATTCCAGTGGATCGTGTCTAAGATATCCAAGGAATGGATGCCTAGGTTCTTGGAGTTGAAAGGTAGGGTTCTCGGCAGATCAGATAAAGATATTTTCGCTAAACGATAAGTTTCATTTTTTTTGTTATTTAGGATTGAGTTTTTGCCTGTCCGTGAGGATCGGCAAAATGATTTGTACTTTTCAGTAGAAACATAAGGTTTGTTATTATGTTGTTATTTTGGTATCCCGTCCGCTCGTGAGAGTAGGCGGGATTTTCTATCTTTGTGTCAAAACGATTTAGTAATGGGACGATCTTGTTATGTTATAAAAAATAAGGAGGGTGGGATAGATAATGTCCTTGCCCCGAACGACCAACCATCCGGATTATACCAAAGGGCGATGGAGGTGCTGGGCGACCAGAAGCAGGCCTTATCGGTCTGGGGTACGGCCTACTCCCCCGACTTCGTGTCCTTCTTTGGCGACTGGATGTCCATGCCATCAGAATATGATCTGGATAGTAATGGGGAACCTAGGTATGATGATGTCATGTCCTTTATCAAGCGGAAGAACTATTTCGCCGGCAATTTCATGGCTGATGAGGTTAAGGATATTAATAATACTCTTACTTCCTTGGGTGTTGATAATATCAATGATCTTAATGATATGATCGTATCTAACTTCCTTTCCGGCGGTGATATATTCCTCAATAGGTACAATCTTGAGCGATCTGGGATGTATGACGCTGATGAGATTGATAATATCATGACTAACCGATCGGAGTATGAGCGGGTAAGGGATATGATGAGGAGGATTGTCGATTTTATGTCTGAGGGGAATCTTAATGAGAAGGATATGTATTTCCTGTCCTCCGAGTCAGGTCTTGGTGATGATTATATGATATATGAGGATACATATGACTCGTTAGGAAAGAGAAGGGGCTTGAATCCAATAGAGGTAAGGGATACGATCATGAGGGCGGTAGGCGGTATCAGCGACCGCCGGGAGTTCGATCAGGCTTTCGCCTCCATCCCATACCCTTCCTTGGCACTCTGGTATCAGGAGGATCAGGATTACGCAGATCGGATGTATGACACGTATCGTAATATGACCCGTATGGAGGTTCGGAGTCAGGACGGAAATACGATTACCGACTCGTACTTCAATAGTACCATACCGTATATCAGTATGCCTAAGGATATGAAGGGTCTAAGGGATAAGGTTGGGGAGATAATCGATATGGATGATTTTAAGGACATCAAGGACGTTGCCGGACGTCTGCATGACATAGCCATGGATCTTGCCGACATGGGTGTGGATATAAGCGAGGCGATCAGCGATGAGATGATTATATCCAGACCGGAGGATATCCGTGATCTTATGGCGTCGCTGGATGTCATGTTGTCTTCCATACAGGCCGGCAATTCGGTATACGATAGCTTTATCTCCGATCTTGATAGGATAACAGGAAAAGGGAACCCGATATACGAGGTTCAGGATACTTATTCTACTGGGGATAGGATGGTGTATGTAAGGTCCGGGAATACATCCCCTTCCGATATGTATGATAGGAGCATGTTGTATATGGGTAGGAATACGTACCATAACACGGCTCCGATAATCGACACCGATCAGGCCTATGAGATGTTGGCCGATATCGGGATAGAGCGGCCCTCGTACTTGCCGGCTGGCGTGGTTCCCGCAGGGGCTTCCCGTTCCGATATTGGCGTGGTCAAGGATAACATAAAGAAGCTAGTTATGTCCAACATCTCATCCTCGAATACCGAGAACATGATCCTTACCAGATTAATATACCAACATCCCGTGACTCCTGAGATGGATGATGTCGATATTGATCGAGAGTTCAGGAGATACGAGGCTAGGCAGGGAAAGGATCGGGATTTTATCAAATCCTGTACCTCGTTGAGGAAGATCCAGATCAAGGAAAGGTTAAAAAAATCGGATTTATATAATAATGTCTTACGTTTCCTTGATTTTAATGGATTTTATAACGTATCTTTGAACCACCATGACAGAGGTACGTTAAAAAGCATGGAGATGTCGTTGCCGGAAGGTCAGGTAAGGGATCTTCTGTTTGACGTGGCTATCGAGTCCGGTGACAGTAGCATGAGAAACCTTTTCTATCTGGATAGTCAGGACAGGATGATGGATGCCGGGTTTTACAGGTATCTGTACCAAAGGAATCCGGGCCTGCTCCGGGAGGTCAACGGCGGCGTCGAGGCGAGACCGGACGGTTCGTTCTTGGCTCGTGAGAGGTATGATGATTTCGTGTCATTCCAATCCGGCTTATATGAGAAGGTAGGTGAGACGGTTGATGGTGCGATATACAGGTTCGTTGATGATCTTATATACTCCGATCCATCATCATATCAAGAAAACATGGTACGAAGGATGGGTGACGTTACGGTAAGGAGTGACGATAACCGCCTGTCAAGGATAGAGGATAATCCCTCATCCAGTAAGATAGTTAATGAATACACTGCTAATACAAATAAGTTGATGCGAGATTTTTCGTGTAGTTAATCTCTCTTTGACGTCGTGAGACGTTTTCTTTCGAGCATTGAAACATTGGATTTTATAGATTTGCGATGAATCCGGGTCGTAGTGATACGCTCCGGATTTTTTTGTCTTGTATCGGTTCTTATTAATCCCATTTACAAGACATGACGTACTTTGATGATGACACATATCACGATTTTAGGGCTGTTAATTTTTGGACTTTGTAACGCCCGCCATCAGGTGGGGTTATTATTAATTCAAAAATAAATAGACATGGGTACAAGTGGAGACAAAATCGTTTTGTTAGACGGTATGGGTTCCGGTAGTGGAAGCGCCACTAACGGTTTATTATCTATGATTCCGGGGATGTTCGCCAACTTAATAGGCGGAAATAAGATGGATCCGAACTTGGTGGCGGCCTTGATGAACGGCCGTAACAACCAAGACGGTTTCGGCGGGGCTAACGGTTGGTGGTTGTGGATCATCGTCCTGTTCTGGTTATGGGGTGGCCGTGGCTTTGGCAATGGTTTTGGCAATGGTAATGAGTGTTGCGCTAATGGTCTTCCAGCTCAATTGAATAACGACTATGGTCGTGAGCTTCTGATGCAGGCTATCCAAGGTAACAGAAGCGCTATCGATCAGATCGCTAACGCCTTGAACTGTACTACCACTCAATTGCAAAACGCTATCTGTAACGTACAAGGCGCTATCGATAAGGTAGCTGGTCAGGTAGGTATGACCTCTCAGGCTGTTATTAACGCCGTACAGCAACAAGGTTGTGAGATCGGTAATCAAATTAGCTCTTGCTGCTGCAATTTGAGTTCTTTGATCAACCAAAGCACGTGCGCTACTCAAAATATGATAACGCAGCAGGGTTTTGACAATCAATTGCGGACGTTAGAGCAAACCAATGTTCTTCAGAACAATATCAATAACGGTTTGGCTAACAACAGAGAGCAGTCTACGAGTCAGTTTAATATCTTGAGCGCTAAGATAGACGCACAGACTCAATTTATCAATGAGCAGTTCTGTAACCTTGAGAAGCGTGAAATGCAGAATGAGATCAATTCTCTTCGTGAGCAAAAACAGACATTGGAGTTGTTCGCCGCTCAGCAAGCTCAAACTCAAAACATTGTTAACCAGATTCGTCCTTGCCCGGTGCCTAGCTATTTAGTCTGCAACCCGTTTGCAGGTAATGGCTATGGTGGTTATCCATATCAAGGATTTAGTGGATACAATGGAGGATGCTGCGGTAATAGTTGTGGATGCAACAATGGCTGCTGCAACAACGGAAACGCCGCTATCTAACTCTATAAAGGAAGGAGACTATTATGGCTTGTGTTTCTAAAATAGGGTCTCTTTATGAGTTGGTCACGAAGAACGTGGTAGTGACTACTACCAACACCGTCTTCGGCATCAACCCAAGGATATGGCTGTCCTTGCCATGCGAGGGCCTTCTGCTGCTGAAAATCCGGCAGGTGGTTCCGACAACAGGCGAGACATTGCCAGTACAGATAGCTGTCCCAGCGAACAGCACCGTATCCACGGTGGGTGATGACACATGCTGCCCGGTAACCGGAGCGGCTATGGTTAACAACACCGAACGCCTTGTTTATTTCAATAAGGTAAGGGGTGTATTGAGGCTCATGGATTGCTGTGTGCCTACAACCGCCGCGTCAGCGTCGGAAACGGATGTTGATGAGGAATAGGTTAGATTGGATGTCTAATGGGAGGGTATTCCCTCCCGCTTAAAAATCGAGATATGTTTAGAGACTTAAAGAAAGGATTTCAAGTATATACGCTGGATACGTCCGATGTCCCGGTGTTCAGGATGGGGAATGTGGTTAACGTGTCCGAGCCTAGGTTCCAGCAACCCCAGATGGGTCAGATGGGGCAATATCAGCAACTACAGGATAGGGTGATAGACCTTACCGTGGAGATAAACGGGTCTTCCATGACCTACGTCGTACCGGAGAGCAGGGATGTCGCTATGTCCAATAACATAACTTTGGCCTGCTCGGTCGATCCGATCATGAACCAGCTTAACGCCGCTAAGAGAACCAGCTCCGATATTCTCGATAGTATCGATAAGCATAGGAGGACGCTAGAGGCTTGTGATTCGATCCTTGAGGAAATCAATCCGGCTTTTAAGCAGACTAAGGATCAAGACCGGAAGATCAAGAATCTTGAGGAGAAAGTCGATAGGATGGGATCCTCTTTCGATGAGCTAAAAGAGTTGTTAATTAAAAAATTAGGTTAAGATGAGAGTTATAGATTTAGGCGGCGGCCACGATGAGGACTACGATGATGAGATCTACGATCGTAGAGGCGGCCGTGGACGTAGCAGATGTTCGATAAATGCGGGGCTAAGAAACCTGATAACGCCACTTGGGGAGATATCCAATATCTGTTCGCTATGTTCTATAGCGACTACTTTCCTAAGGTATTGGATTGCGACCAGAAAATAGTCAAGGCTGTCTTGGCTTATCTGGAAGACCCTGACGCCCCGGAAGGGACGGCGTTCGTAAGGTATCTGGCGGTGCGGTGCTTCGTCGGTGACACAATCAAATGGAGTGATATGATTTAGGTTTGATACAACGTTGGAGAACCCTGTCGGCAATAGAATACCGATAGGGTTTCTTTTTGATCGTAGCCTTATTATGATTACATTTGTTCGAGGTAGATCTTTTGTTCATAGGAAGGGTGGGCGGGAATGAAAAAAAGGCATCCTCACGGACACCCTTCCCCTTTGGTTGAAAATCACTTAAAACATTATGAGTTACTACACCGCAAATATAGATAATTAAATACAAACTGCAATGGGTAAAGAACATTATTGGATAGAGCCTGTGGATCAGACGTTAAATGATTTCCAGTTTTATAAGGCACGTATCGTAGGCGATCCTGAATATGACGAGAGACATCATCGAGTTATATTGAGAACTGATAAGTATTTCCCTGTTGGAAGTATCTTCCATGTCTTAAAAGACCCAGAGATGTTTGTTATAGAGAGGAAGTTTAAGACATGGGGGAATAAGTATGTCGTTAAGCCTTGTGAGGGTGAATGGGAATGGGAGTCTGTCCAGAAACTTAAAGACAAGGCTATTATATTCCGTAGCGGATTCCTGCACGGGGACGGCAGTTTCTGACACTTACCCGTATCTCCCCCCCCCTCGATTTCTTGGTATTTATGTATATAACTATATTTGAGCAAAAAATAAGTTTGATATGGAAGATTTTCAAGGTAAATACAATGGCAAGCAGATAGAGCAGCTTTTGGATAAGGCTAATGATATTGATCTTACCAAATATGCTCTTAAGACGGATAATGCCCCTACCGCCACGAAATTACAGGCGGCTAGGACCATAGCGCTGTCCGGGGCTGTTACCGGTAGTGTCTCATCGGACTTCGGAGGCAACGTAACTATCTCCACGACATTGGCCAATTTTGATGCCTCTAAGATCGCGTCCGGAACCATCAGCATAGATAGGTTACCTAAGGCGGCTTTGGAGAGATTGGTCGTGGTAGCTAATGATACGGCTAGATTCGCCCTTACCACCGCTACGGCTCAAAGTGGTGATACGGTAAAGGTCACGTCTACAGGTAAGATGTATCTGATAAAAGACGAGTCTAAATTAAACAGTGAGGATGGGTATGAGCCTTACACGGCCAGTCAGGCTTCCTCCGTGCCTTGGTCAGGGGTTACGGGCAAACCAAGTACCTTCACACCTCCCACGTCCTCCGCTACCGTTCTTGGCGGTATTAAGGTGGGATATACGACTTCCGGGAAGAACTATAAGGTGCAACTGGATTCGTCCGGCAACGCTTACGTCAACGTTCCATGGACGGATAATAACACAACGTATAATGAAGCCACGGCCGACACCTTAGGATTGGTTAAGATCGGCTATGCTTCTAATGGAAAGAACTACGCTGTGCTCTTGGCTAATGGCAAGATGTACGTCAATGTCCCTTGGACTGACAATAACACTACATACTCACAGGCCACGAGCGATAATCTGGGTCTTGTTAAGATCGGGTACTCAGCTAATGGGAAGAATTATCCGGTAGCTCTTGACGGAAATGGTAAGATGTATGTGAATGTTCCGTGGACGGATACCAACACGACATACACCAATATGGGAGCCGCTTCTGCCTCAGCGTCGGGAAAGGCCGGCTTGGTCCCCGCACCTGCCGCCGGAGCGCAAGCCAAGTATCTTCGTGGTGACGGGACATGGCAAACCCCTCCTAATACCACATATAGCAACATGGGTGGAGCGACGTCCTCAGCCGCAGGATCGGCGGGATGGGTCCCGGCCCCAGCCGCTGGCAAGCAGGCATCTTTTCTTCGTGGTGATGGTACGTGGGTAGTGCCTACCAATACCACATACGGATTAGCCTCTACTACAGCTAACGGCTTATTGAGACAGCTTAATGGAAGCACATCCAGTTTCATGCGTGGAGATGGCACTTGGGCTACACCTCCTAACACGACATACGCCGTAGCCAACGAGTCTACTAACGGGTTGATGGCGGCGGCCGACAAGAAGACCATGGACAGGCTTATAGGAGTTAATACGGTCACGACATTAGCTAACCTGCCTATTAGCAAGAGAAGTATCACGGCTACGTTATCAGCCGCTACCACCCTATCCGTGCAGTCAGGGATGCAGATAGGGGAGGAGCTGATGATCAGGTGCGTCCCGTCGGCGGCCTTCACGCAGGCTATACCCAACTCCGGGGCTTATGTAAGCATGAGTGGTACTTCTATAACCACTACGGCTAACAAGCCTTTCGAGATAAATATCTGGTGTTACGCTTCAGGTAAGTATAGTATCGCCGTTAAAGAACAAAATTAATGATATAAGATATGAGCTACGTATATATAAACAGGGAAATATATCCCAATCAATTAGTTCAGGACGATCCGCTTGATGATAATTACGCCAAGGGCTATAGTTATGATGATTACATTAACGGGAATCCCGCCCCATGGATAGAGTTTGGGGAGGAGCAATTGGCGTTCAAGGAGGCTAATCCTAAAGCTACGGTTAAGGAGATTATCGAGGCTAAATTGGATGACTCAAGGCTTCTTAATGAGGAGAAATCGGCTAAGTATGAGGAGATCAGGACTTATGAGAATGAGAATCTTCATGAGTTTTTCTTGGATGACCAAAATATCTATATCCCTGAATATGATAGGCGTAACGCTTTGGTTGATGGGGCTATAGCTGGTAAGATAACGATCATAGGTCTGGAGTTCGATATGACGGAAGGCAAGATCTTGATCGGGATGATGGATAAGTATGATAATGATCTGATGTCGGCGTTAGGAGCCAAACAGAGGGAAGTAAGCTTAGCCACTACCGTAGAGCAGGTGAGGGCTATTGACGCTCAGTCCGGCTATCCAGATAAGGTAAATATCACCATGACTTATGTCCGGCAACAGGCAAAGGAGAAAGATGTCTCCGATCCTCAGAAAGTGGCTGTCAGATTCTCCAGAATGGTGGTTAATAACAAGACTATATCTTTATCCCCTAATGAGAAACTGGATGTTAAGGTTCTATTCCCTATATGGGGACAAGAAGGGGCGGAGTTCGGGTTGTCGGTGGATGCCGGATTCTGTCTCAGGGTGGTGAAGGACGATACGGATATCCTTTATGAGGTTATCCAACAACATACGCTGTCGGAGGAATGGGAACCCGGACTAAATACGGCTTCCTTGTATAAGGTTATTGATAAGGAACATGCCGGTACTATAGGGGATCCTATCCCGTATTTCCCTCCAATGGAGATATTCAAGGATAAATATTACATCCAGAACGCTGATGTGTATAAGTGTACTAGGGATAGCGGAACTCCTCTCAGCCATAATCTACAGGATTTAATAGGTCTGTACGTGGAGCGGGTGTAGTCGTAGTGCTATCTATCCCCCCCTATATTTGGCTTGTGATATGATATAAGTTATTTTTGTCATAATAAAATGACATTTGTAAATATATTTAAGTATGGCATCACGAAAATTCAGTTTCGTAACCGTCGACCCGGTATCAGGATCAGGAGATCAGGCGGTTAATTTCTACGGTGATAAACACACCGGTCGTCTTCAACGCACTATCAACCTTACGGCCACCACGAACGGCGGGGCTAAGAAGGCGTTGGTAGTTAATCAGGCAGCGGCTGCTGAGGTGGTAAGATCAGACAGCCCTAACGCTTCCGTACAAAAGACAGGCGGTAATGTTACCATCACCGGTAAGTCTAACAGTACTAAGCTTACGTTCGCGGTCACGCCGGCTAAGGAGAACAAGCTTACGTTACTGCTCCCGGCTAACTACACGGCGGCTGGAAAGACTACGGCTAACGGAGAGGTTATCGCCGACGATCCCGGAGCCACTGGCGAGTTCGTTTGGAGCATCACGTTCTCGGGCGTACCGGCCAACGTCACGCTGGAGGAACTGACAGCTACATTGAATGTAACTGCCGCTGGTGGCCAGATGGCCAACGTGAAGGTAACGCAAGCCGCTGGAGACTCTACTATCGAGCTTGACAAGGAGACTATTAACTTGGATGTAAATGGTACTCAACAGACGGTTAACGTAACATCTAATGACAGCTGGACATGGGCGCAAGCTGCGGCTAGAACCGTATTGAGAATGATGGGACGATAATCAGTTTCTTTTCTCTTACTCAGACCCCGATCGACTAAAGCCGGTTGGGGTTTATTTGTTTTGCTATCTTTGCAATAGAACAAAAATAATACAACTATGGCTAATGATTTGAATATTAATTGGAAGGACGGGGTAGGCGAGGTAACGGACCAGCCTCTGACCGTCAGTCCGGGGTCCGGGGCCGGAAGCGCCCCCGTTTCCTTTGGCTCGGTGATGAACAACGGTCTTGATCGGACTCTTGAGCTGGAGATAACAACTCCAAAAGGTATTAAGAAGACGCTCACGGTGAATCAGGAGGGATGCCGGCAGGCTTATATTACGAGTGACGGCAAACGATGGCTGACTAGCGACAATCGGGTGTATGGGGTTTTGAAAAGCGATGCTCCATGCGAATGCACGGGTGATTGCCCTTGATATTTTGTTTTTACGAATTTTGTAATTACATTTGTGGCGCATGTCCATCACCATGCTTTTCGTCGCTAATTTATTATAAGGGATACCGGTCTGTGATGGGATCGGCATCCCTCTGTTTTTTAATATGGAGAAGATAAATGTTTTCGATGTTCAGGTTCCTGATGGGAGACAAATCCGTTGTATGTCGTATAATAAGGTTACTTATTTTGATCTTGACGATATAGGTAAGTTATGTTTTGACTCATACGATCTACATGATGTGGCTGACACTAAGGTAATGAGTGAGTTCCTGCACCGAGAGGGTGGTCGTTATTGGACTACGATAGATGGCGTAAGGCAGTTGTATCGTAGGATTGAGTGTAAGATGTGTTTTGAGGTTATAGAAAAATTAAAGGGATTATGAGAGAAAAGAAATTTGATTTCGTGATATATCCGTTGGATTTGATTATCACGGTTGGATTAGATTATAAGACGTTGTGTGATCGTTTCGAGAATATGGAACCTGAACACGAGGGGAAATGGGGAGATGAGGATGATATGGACAAGGAGGCGTCTTTCGCAAATTTGGTAAGGGATAGGGACGATGATGATAAATTTGCCATACTTTGGAATTTTTCGAGCGACGATGATTTAATAATGAGAAATATATGTCACGAGTCATTCCATATAGCAATGAGCGTATGCCAATTTTGCAACATGTCTCTTGGATTTAAGGTTGGAGAGGATGAACACGCAGCGTATATAGCCGGCTTCGCTGGTGATTGCGTTAGTGAGTTCATCAATAGCAAGAATACGGATTAAGTCATAAATTCTATAAGGAATATAAGAATATCAGCCTCCGCTTATTTGTGGGGGCTTTTTGTTTATCTTTGTCAAAAACATGAAGTTATGTCGAGTTGCGTAATTAAAAGGAATAAGGAAGGTAAGATAACCCGTGTCTTGACCCCTTCCGGCGAGGTATCCACCTTGTTCGATAAGATAGCGGGTATAGCCGCCGTAAGTGATCTTGATAAGGCGGCTGAGGCTTATATGACCGCATATAATGATAAGTTTAGGTCTAAGTTCGGGGATTGGGTGTCTAATGCCAAAAGAGAGGGATTAAGGTCATCTCTTAGGTTTAGAACGTCGTCACAGCTGTTCGAGGAATACCCCACGTGGCTTAGCGGCCAAACCACTTCCACCAGTCAGCATTCCATGCAGATCACGTCTACCGTGAACACGTATAAGAAGATCGGTGATTTTATATCCAATGAAGGTCTGGAGGGCAAATCCGTGCTTGACGCCTCATCCGGTCTTGGCGTTGGCACGCAGGCGTTGCGTGATATGGGGATGGATGTCGATGACGTTGAGCCATATCCGTCGTCAAAAAGGATTCCTCCCACGTATTCAAGGTACGAGGATATAGACAAGAAATATGATTACATAATCAGCTACGCTGTCTTGAACGTGATCCCTGATGATTGGAGATCCGACGTACTTAAATCAATGGCTGACAAATTGAAGGTCGGAGGCAAGTTGTTCATAAATGTCCGTGACGCTAAGGGCGTGTCCGCACAAAAGCGGAAAATAGAGCTTGACGATCCGTCGGAGATACTTGTCACTGATTCAAAGGGGAATATCAGGGCCTATCAAAAAGGGTTCACGAGGTCGTCGCTTAAAGAATATGTCGAGCGTGAGCTTGGGGGTATGTTCGAGGTGGAGACTGCGAATCCCGGCAACAGCGGAATGGCGTCTGGCATGACGGCCGTCGTCGTGACAAGGAAGAGACCTGGGGATTTGAGATTCAGGGACGTAAGCGAGGTAAAGGCCGGTATGTCGGAGAAAGTATCTGGTCTCGCTAAATTAGGTACTACGGTGAATATCGTTTCGATTGACGATATAAGAAGTGAGGTAAGTGATCATGATTACGCCGATATGATGTCCAAGAGCAAGGGATGGTATGACACGGATACCGATACCATCACTATCGTAGCTGACAATATAGAGGATGAGCAGGATTTGGAGAGAACTATCTTGCATGAGGTAGTTGCGCATAAAGGGCTTAGAGATCTTCTTGGTAATCGTTTTGATGATACGATGAGGAAGATATTCGATTCGATGGACGAGGCTGACCAGCGGTCTTATTTAGACCGATACGGCGATCAGGTCATAGCCGCCGAGGAGTTTATGGCTACCCTTGCCGAATCCAATCCAAACTCCAGTTTATGGGATAAGATCATATCGTTTGTTCGTGATGCCCTTCGTTCCATGGGTCTCGATATTAAAATGAATGATACGGATATGCGTACGCTTCTCACTAGGTCAAGGGATAGGTTATCGGAGGTGGATAAGGAGCTTAGTAAGCCCATGAACCAGATAAACAATCTCCTTGCTTATGATAGCGGGGAGCCCAGGTTGTTCTTTAGATCGGATGACGGCAAGATACACGACTCTTACGCCAACGTCATAAAAGGCTCGTCCGGCGGGCGGATCGAGGCCGGGTTCTTGGCCGGCAGTGTCGAGGAGAGTGACGTCCCGTCCGGTACGGCTGATATCTCCTTTGGCTCGTCCTCCATAACCCTTAACAACAGCGAGTCATTCATACCGGTCCTTGGTATCAGCTCAGGCTCTAATATAAGCACTCGTGGAGGGTTTGTCAATTACCTTATCAAGAAAGGTCTGTTGAGCGGGGAGCGTATAAGGTTAGGGGATAGGTATTATCTTACCGGAGCCGGCAACTCTGATGGTCTTAAGATCTATAACGCTATGGACGCCTTGTCTAGACTAAGGAACAGGTTTGGTAGTATGTCTTCTGAGATGAACGTATTAGGCTCCATCGGTTTTGATACGGAGGTAAATAACGATCTTGATCTTATCACGACATCAGGGGAGAAGGTTACGGTAAGCAGATCGGAGATAAAGGGCATGTTAAGGCAAGGTAAGTTTGAGGAGCTTAATAATAAGTATGATGGGTTCATGGAGCTAGCCTTGTCGTTGATGATGGAGGATAACGCCTTGTACGGAAGTAATGTCCGTGGGGTTATTGAGAATGAGAAGGCGGAGGATCTTCAGAACAGGACTGATATCACCAACATCTTATCCACGTTAGGTATCCGTGTGATGGGTATGTCCGAATATATGGATAAGTATAAGATGCGTAATGGTGTCGAGCCTTCGGCTAGGGCCTTATCCGATATGGCTAATGGGGTTATTGCCCTGGCTGAGGGAGCTACGGTAGAGGATCTTAATGAGGAGGTGGCTCACTTCTTGATCGATACTTATCGTAATCAGCAGGAGATTGACGAGGTTCTGGACTCTGTTGTCGACACGCCATTATGGAATCAATTCGCCGGTCGTTACTATGAGGTGTATGGGAAGGAATACCAAGGGGAGGAACTGGATCGGATGGTGAAGCGGGAGATCCTAGGTAAGACGTTGGCCCAGCGGTTCGTACCGGGCATGGAACAGGCGGTGGAGGATCTGGCCTCGTCCGAGGACGCCCAGCTCTCCTTGTTTGGCAGGATAATCCGGGCTATAAGGAATTTCTTCTCTACCCAAAGATCAGACTTGAATAAGGTTCTTGATAGGATAAAGGAGTCGGCGTTAGCTGATGATCCAAGCGCATTTGACGTGCTTCTGTTAAAGGATAGCGACCATCTTATGTACTCATTATCGGATGTTGATGTGGCTAATAAGCTGATCAAGAACGGTAGGTCATTGGAAAGACTATATACCAGATTGCAGAGGATGAGGTCAAGCCAAAGCCAGAGGATCGGTGAGAGTATCTCCCTTCTACGTGATATAGGCGAGAAGGTAAGACAAGTCGGGGGTGAGCTAAATAAGAATAACAACCTATTATCCACCAAGAGCGTCATAGCGACCGCCAAGGCTGAGGTGGAGTATTTGGTCACTGTCGCCAGTAGCCTACGTAAGAGCGGAAAAGGATTGGATTATGAGACGATACAGGTTATCGATAACGTATATGGGGAGATAGTTCCTCTGATCAGGAACCTTCGTGGATTCGTCAATAATCAGGCGGCTGATTATTATGGCAGCAATAAGGTTGGTATGGTAGAGAATATGGATGATATATTACGTATGGCTGAGACATCCATGTCTGATATAAATGCTCTTCGAAGTGATCGTAATGAGGACTGGCTGGATGGACAGCTCAGGATGTTTAATATCCCGGAAAGATATTGGAATGGGATAAAGAAGTTGATAAATAACATCCATAAGGATATCAATGTCATGTCCCGGCTCTTTGGTACGCTGGAGCATAGTGGTAACGCTATTTTAGGTATGTTAGGCCAACGTCTAGCCAAGGCCCATAATGAAGCCCATATCGAAGGTATATCTAATATCAATAAGATGACTAGGATGATGAAAGAGCGTGGATGGGGGATAAAGGATAATGAGGATCTTATACAGAAGATAAATGGGAAGAACTCGGATTACCTTGACTCGTCCCGTGATTTCGCCAAATACGATTTACTATACAGGACCGAGCAGGCTAAGGCTATTATCGATATATATGATCTTAAGAATGTTACGGGTAAGACCGAGAAACAACTTATCGACCTTCTTCTATCCGATAGAGGTCTTAATGTGAAGACCCGTGACGACATAGTAGGATATGACGGGGATAAGCCTATTACGAAGGAGGTATATCATGTATTCAAGCCTACCATCCAGAATTTCGATATCTCGGACATGACGTTCGAGGATCAGCAACGATATCTCGACGCGATAAATAGGTGGTTGGATGAGAACCGAGAGAAACCTATGGTGCAGGCTTATTACGATAAGATCGAGAAAGTTAATAAGAAGGTCGAGGAAAGACTGGGTCGTAGGGTATCGCAAGCCACGTCCGATTTCATGACCCGTATCCGCAGGAGCAGGTATGTGGCTATGGGTAAGTTCGTGAGGAACGGGAAGGTCGATTGGAAGGCGTTTCAATCCGATCCTATAGCTTGGAGATCTTATCTGGATATTTTACGTGATAGGGCTATAGCCAAGAGCGAGTGGTATTCCGATGGGACACCAAAGGAAGAGGGATCCGAGGCTCTGATGATGTCCGAGGAGATCAAGGCATGGGACGAGGCGTGGGCCGAGGAGTTCGGGAATACCAACGAGGGTCGTAAGGCTTCCGCCGAGTTCAAGGAGATACTTCGTGGGATAGAGCGGTCCGAGGGCGGCAAGGCTGCGTTTGAGTTCCTGCTAGCTGGCGGTCATCTTGGTTTCTCTAAGGATATGTGGGGATCCGAGGAGGGTGATTATTACGAGAATCTTGTTGATAAGATCACGGAGCAATCTGTATCATCATCAAGGATAGAGAAGGTAGAGGAGGCGATGGCGACAATAAACGAGATCAATGACCAGCTAAGGCCTTTGCTTATCCAGTACCGGGATAGCACGAGATACGGGGAATATGATTTCGATAGGTTACGTGGATCCGCCTCATTAAGAAAGATAAACGAGTTATATGATCGTCTGGCTGAGGCTAAGAGCGTTATTAACGACGCCGCTTCCGCTGAGGCTATTGAGATGGATATGCCTGATACGGTGGAGAGTGGAGTCACGGATTCTTACCGTAACGCTTTAAGGGATGCCATGGCATACGACAAGGGTATGGATGAGATTAAATTCGCCAAGGAACATATGTCTGCCCGCTCCCGGAGTCAGGTGGATAGGATGGCCGCCAAGTTATCTCGGAAAAACCCGTCATGGACGACCGTGGAGGTATCGTTTTTGAGAAGGAAATACGGTCCTGACTTCAATAATAAGCTAGCTAACGACATAGCGATGGGTAAGACTGATAAGATCCTTGTCGAGTACGCCAGGACCCGGCTGTATCCTTATATGAGGAGATACTCTCCCAAGGGATATTCTGATTTCGTTAGGAAGATAAATAACGGTACGTATAAGGTATCCGAGTTCTTTGATGCCATAGAAAATGGTATATCTAAGGAAAAGAGCGTATCCCGTTTCGGGTTTGATATTAATATGATCGATCTGACGATCAATAACCAGTGGCTTGATGAGGCTGACGCCGAGAGTTCTTTCCGTAATCCTAATTATAATCCCGATCTGGGTTATGGATATCATACGCCTAGGTTCGATAAGTACAAGAACGAGGCTTTCTTCAAGAAATACGGTATTACCAACGAAGGGGAGGAAGCTACGATCAATAAGGATAAGTGGGAGATGAGGAAGGAGCTTCTTAACATAAGCCATAAGGCTATGGAGGATTATGATGAGCGATTCCGGAACATCTACCAAATACCACAGATATCCAAGGGCGGCGTGGAGAGGATGGTGCAGGCCGGGGTTGACCCGAAGGCGGCCATCGGCAACGCCGTACGTGATATCGTTGGCGAGAGGGTGGATGACCCTATACATGGTCAGGGGCAAGACCTAGGAGGGATTGATGAGAACGATAACAAATATCGTATGATCCCCAAATACTATCTTAATAAATTGGAGAACGCCGATGACGTGTCCCATGACTTCGCCTACTCCTATTCCATGTTATCCTTACAAGCGACCTCTTACAAGTATAAGAGGGCGGCCTTGGATGATGTCATGGGATACAGGAACATGATGCTGGAGACGCAATACGACGGCGGTAAGAACCCAGAGGCCACTCACGCCTATAGAATGTTTCAGGACTGGGTTAACGCCAGTATCTATGATGTTAGGATAAATAATAAGCGGGCAGAATGGAATATAGGTAATTATAAGGTCGATCTTAATAAGCTGGCTCTTATGTTTACCAAATTCGTATCCAAATTCAACTTAGGCTTCTCCCCATTCGTCGCGGCTACCGGCGCCCTTACCGGGCAGGCCAACTTCCTTTTGGAGGGTATGGTAGGGCAGTATATAAGCAAGGACTCCATGAAATACGCCTATGGGGAAGCCCAGAAGCAGTTAAGTACGTACGTGTCGGAGATCGGGGATATAAACCGCACCAACAAGCTATATGTCGTTGGAGAGGCTCTAGGCGTGTTCAATGTCCGTAACCGTGTACGATCGGCAGCGTATAACAAAATCTGGAGAACCTTATTCCGGGACCTGCCGTTTAAGATGATGGAGGTTCTTAACTCCCCGTTGGATCCGCAGGTCATTATCTCGGTCATGGATGATACCCGCCTATACGAGGGTCAGTTCTGGTCATACTCCAATTTCAAGGAGATGATGATGAAAGACAGAAATATGTCCGCTAACGAGGCTAAACGCGATTGGGAGCGTTTAAGGGATTATTCTATGTGGAACATGGTAGATGTCAAGGACGGAAAGATCGTGTCTAAGAACGAGGCTAACAAGGATATTATAGACCGATATATACCCACCTTGTCCAGTAGGGTCAGGAGCATGGTGCAGATCTGTGACGGCACCTTGAACGAGCAGAACCGGGTGGGGGCTAGCCGGAACGCTATCCTTAACATGGTTCTGCCTCATCGTGGATGGTTTATATTGGCCGTACAGCGGGCGTATAAGAAAGCCGGTTTCAATTTCCAGACCAACCAGTTCGAGGAAGGATATATGAGGACATTATGGAGACTGGTCGGGAATGTTTACAATACTATGTCCGAAGGAAGGATGGGAGAGATATATGATGTGATGAAGGAGGAGTATAATAAGCTTAATCCTTATGAACAGACTAATATTAAGAGATCTATTATTAATATGGCGGTATTCGCTACCATGATAGCCATAGGACGGGCGTTGATGGGATACAGGGAGGATAATGAAGATAGCTGGTTCGGGCAGTTCATTACCTATATAGGATTCAGGACGATCAATGAGATCGCTTCCCAGACATCCCCGTTCATGGAGCTTAACGCTATAGATATGTTACAAGATCCGCTGGTCACGGCCCGGAAGTTAGGTGATCTCACCGATCCTCGAAACTGGGATCCTTTCGCTACCGTCCAGACCGGCGTGTATAAGGGTGAGAGTAAGCTATGGAGGCAGCTCATGAAGTTCTCGTTTGGTAAGCAATGGTATAATATCAAGACGGCTAGGGATATTAAGCAGACATCCGACTACTGGCTGATGACCAACGGCATGACGATGGGATTCTTCTTAGGAGGTAGGGATAAGGACGAGTCCGGTGAGGACGCTAATTGGTACTTTGACGGGGAAGATAACTGATATAGTATGACAAAAAAAATAGCCAGTAGATTGCTTAAAACAATCATATTGGCTATTTTTGTATTCCCATCTATCCATCCCGGACGGATGGGAATAAATAATTATCAACTATGAATGCAAATGTAAGCATTTATCAGGATTCCGTGAAGGATAGTAGTGGAATTTTGACGTCCGAATCCAACGAAATAGGGTCTTTGAAAATTATCATGCCTGATAAATTGAATCAGTTGACAGCTCGATCGTCCTACATATGCCATATAGACGATTTCGTTAAAGGGAATAAAGATTATTATGGATTTGATATACAATCTGATAGAGAAATGGAATATGATTATGAACTAGTCATAAACAAAATAAAACATATCAATAACAATACTGGTAAACATGAATATATATCAATATTTAATAATTTCCCTGTATTAGGTTTTATGTTATGTCAGATAGCTAATTTAAATGACCTTAGGATTCTTGGTGGATACAGATATAGCATAAGATTGAAAAATATATCAGAAAGGGATATTGTTATAGACTATATAAATAGTATTTTTATAACATATGATAATATATGTATCTATAAAGTTGATAATATTGATGTTAGACGTGATATCCCTCGTGAATTTATCGATGATTTAAACGCTCTTTACAAAACTATTATTGATAACATTTTTGGATATAGATTTTCTATAAGAGTGGTGACTGGATATGATAATTGTATAGTAGACAATATTGAGGTGTTTGTCCCAGTCAAGTCAAATATGGATATATCAAATAATGTATCAAATATGTTTAGAAAATTTCTAAATGCTAAAAGAATTGATTTTTTTAATTTAATATCTGTTTTTGAATATTTTAACGATATTAATAATTTGAGCATAGGACATCTGATAACTAAGATATATAAAGATTTTGTCTATTTATATGATATGTCATTTGATATATTAGATAACAAGGTAGTATATACATATTTAGGATCAGGTAATATTGATGGTTATATTAAGATAGGTAAAACCAATAATATTGACAAAAGGGAAAATACGATAAGAACCGGTAATATAGATTTTAAGATAATAGCCTTTGTTGGCAGAGATATAGAAAATGAATTGCATAGCAAATTTGAGATAAAAAGGATGGAAAGAGAATGGTTTCATTTATCTGATAATGATATAGACAATATAATCAACGAGTATGGTTTTATTCGGGTAAGTAACAGCGTTAAAGATAAAAAGATATAGTTATATCATTGATACTTAATGTAATCCAAAAATGGATTTACATAATAATAGAAGGATAGGAGATCATCACCCTATCCTTCTTATTTTCGTTATCGGTTATTATATTTATCCACAAAATCATCCACATCCATATACTCGCACCCGAAGTTCTCCGCCGTCTTCTTATCGGAGTCGGAGAGCTGTCCTTCTTTCCCGGAAGCGTCCCCAATCATCAAGATAGTATCCTTATAATAAATACTCCTCTATTTTCTTGGCCATGTCAATAAGCATTTCGCATTTAAGGTCGTTAAACTCCTTGCAAAACCTCATGTCTTCCTCATGCTTTTCCTCGGGCGATCTGCTGTCATTTATACTATAACATGGCGATGAATATACCGGGATAGGTTTCATGGCCTCTATAGCCAATTTAATAGCCTTTTCTTTGATATCGCTCATACCATTTTCTTCTTTTGCCCAGATCATGCCGCTATGAAGGCAATTAGGATCATTATTATGCTCTATTGAACAAATTCCTTCGTCGTAAAAACAACATCCCTCACAACTCTCTTCTTGTACCTCAGGGATAGCTATGTATTTTACCCCTTTATATATTTTAACTTCTCCTCTTCTTATCTTATTCATTTTATCAGATTTTTATATCCTACTTTCTTTAACTGCTCTTCGGTAGCTTTCTCCTTCGGAAACTTCCCGTGCCATTTTCCGGGCACCACGACATCACGTCCGTCTGGGCTGGTAGCCAGCCTCCCGCATTCGCTGCACAGCCCCATGCCCTTGTACGGCTGTAGTTCCTTGGCATACTCGAATTTGTCCACCATATACTCGTTTGTCAACATCCAGTAACTAGACGTAGCGGTATTATCGACACAACCGCATTTAGCGCATACAAACAGGCTCATAGTAAGTTCTTTTTCGCCTCATTAAACAACCGTTCTACCAGATTCTCAAATTCACCATCAGGCTCTATTATATTTCTTATCTTTATCTGTATGTTTTTATGTTTTGCCAAAGAATAATAATTGTCCTCTACATTATAATGAGCCACAGGGCCATCTACGTAAATAGCGTCATTTGGATCTAGCTCATTTTTATAATAATCTTCTATGGTATTTATAGGAATATAACGTAGATTATCTATTCTCATTATAGAAGATTCATCGAATTTGACGTATTTCCCAACAACCCATTTATAGTTCTCTTTTAGATTAGCCTGCATCTTGCTTTTTTCTTCCTTCAACTTATTTTCCAGTTCTTCAATCTTATTCATATTCTATCTGTTTTAATGTTATTGTTATTAAATCTGTTTATCATCTCATCAAAGAATTGACGGTCTATCTCCACAAGCAGACAGTCCCTCCCCTCCTCGTAAGCCGCTACCCCTGTCGTTCCGCTCCCGGCTACCGGGTCCATCACCGTATCTCCAGGATTCGTGTATGTCCGTATCAGGTATCTTAATGACTCCACCGGCTTCTGGTTGGGATGGATGGCTGATTTTTGCCTGTCTGTCTTGAACGTCATGACCGATAGCGGATATCTCTCCGTGCTATCGTATGTAGTGAGACCGGCCTTGCCGTATAATTCCGTTTTCTTGCACCCTGCTTTACTGGAGGCCTTGGATACTTTCCTCACATGGCCGTGAAGCCCGTAGGAAGCTGTTATCGAATCCAGCGTTGTTATACCCCACCAAATACATTTTATCCCTCTTATCGAACTTATTCACGTATTTGGATAATATACCAACTAACTGCCTGTACCCTTCTTCCATAGGCTGATACGACTGCACTTGCTCCAAGGTAACACCAGCCACATCCAGCGCCTCTTGCTCTATCGTGGCGGCAGGGTTCGGGGCTAGGCGGATGTCGAACCTCTCAGTCTCCTGCCCGTCGATATCCACGATCCCTCCTATTTGGTGTATCCCGTTTCTCCAGAACTTAACCCCGGTTGTCTCTAAATCAAAAAAATAGTAATTTGCTCATGTCTATTTATTTTGTTAATTTATCATTATCTAAGAACTAGTCGTGAAATGCTTTTATAATATATACTCCCATCAACTCTTTTACCTTCAAAGAAGTATATCCAATATTCTAATGAAGAACATCCAAAAGCAAGACATAGATTATTTATCGCATATCTAAAGTATTTCTTGCCTGAACGAAATAAGATTTGAAATTCTTTATTATTTAAATGGAGTCTTTTTTTGGTTTTTTTTATTCATGTTTATAGTTTTATTTTAAATGTTCCTTAATCTTATCCAATGCCTCATAAGACAGATAGCTGTTTATGGCCTTATTGCTATTTACTTTCATCAACTCATCAAACAGATCTTTAGCCAGTACTTTCCACTGTTCTCCCCAATCACGGAGATTCTCGACCTTTGACCGTATATCCTCGAAATAAGAATCTACGTCTGATTTGATTGATTTTGAATAGTATTTAACATCCTCCTCATCCCCATCCATAATATAATCACATTGTGTCCTGATATCTTTTATATGGCTATCTATATCACTGCACATATAATCAACAGGTTTACGTATATTGAATATCGCTTCTGACGTAAGACTGGTTATATCTTGTATGTCTTTTAAATTACCCATGATTTAATCAATTAAATACCAACCATCCACCTGCAAATCCCATTGCGAAAATAGATAAGATTATAGATGTGAATAATATCCAATCTTTTGCGCTTAGCTCATTATTATCTCTCTTTATTTTCTCAAGATAATCATATATAGCTGTATAAACAGCATGGTGAATATTCTCGTCTCTAGCCCTTACGATATTATCATATTCATTATATCCTAGATTATGGGTGGCGCTTTCGATCCTCATATTCCCCGTAACCTTTTTATTTACATCGAAATCGAAACTAACCACTATATCGGTGGTTAGAGCGCTGGCGATTTTGCTTTTTATCTCATCATTACTGAGATTAGCATAGTGCACTAATCGCTCATAGTCTTTATCGTCAAGAATTATCTGTTTTTTTAATGTTCATATCCCTAATATTTCTGCTACATAAACAAATCCATAACATATATAATTATCAGCGTCATGCTCACCCCAATTCACATGCCATACGACGGCGCACGGGAAATATAATGGCATATCCTCAGCCATAGGATCCTCTTTGAAGTCATCAATGTTTATCTTCTCCCTCCACCTCCACAGGTCTTGGATATCGTTTAAAATCAATTTGTTCATAACAATCTGGTTTTTAATGCTGATACAAAGATATGATTTAAACAAAAATAAAAGCATAATTAATATTAAAATAATATTAATTATGCTTAAATATAAATATATCCCTTCTAGTTCTCACGGATATACGTATTCGTACTCATCTGGAGGATATGTCTTATATTCAACATCGCACTCCATATTGGTGTAATAGTTATCCCCTTTTCTGTATACTAACGCTACCCAACAGTCATATTTTTTGCTGTATCCTATAAGAGGAACATCTTCCATAGGCGGATTATCCTCCGTTTTGTACTTTATTCTTGCTGTTTGTTTTATACTCATATAATCCATTTTTTAATAATGTTGTTATCAGTGAAAATAATGTGTCTATAAGAAGTCTCTCGCTACTCCAATATATAGGGATCTCGTCTATATCTCTATACGCTACAGACCATGCATGTTTTAGCTTATAACATTCTAATGTACAACCCTCTATCTCATATGGGAGCAAATTCAGTAACGTCCCTACATCCCAAACAGGGTTGAAGACGTCCGGTGTAACGACCTCGATAAGTCCTATGCGGCCAGCTTCGTCCTCCATAGAATGCAGTCGATCTAGGTATCGGTTCCTAAACCCGCTGGCGGTGGAGATAGGGAGGCCGGCCTCGACCAGCGCCCTCCCCTGTTCTTTTGTGGTGAATATCCTTTCTTTCATCTAATCCTTGATCTTTTTCTCTACAGTAACGATCGTATCATTATGCCATCCCCCATGAGCCACAAGAAGAATCTCCTGCTGCTCGAAGCCAAGCCCGGCCCCTATACCGCCGGAGTTCCACGCGCAGGTAATGACCACCCCCCCTTTCTTGGTGATCCTAGCTATCTCCTTCTTCTGTCTAGCCCAATAACTAGATTGTGTTGTTTGCATATTAACAGATTCTCCAAGCTTTTTATATGACTCGGATACCTGTCTCGCGGAATATGGTGGATCATATAGTACCATATCAGCTATATTATCCTTAAGACCACACAGGAAGTCCGTGGCGTCCTTATGATGCATAGCCTTAGTCTCAGGATCAAGATCGTTGGTGATCGTCCCTATATCGCTGTTTCTGGCGAATGGATCCACTATAACCATACCCTCTTCTCGATATTTGTCTATAAGTTCCCTTATCGGTCTTATGCTGAATGTCTCTTTATTCGGCATCGACCATGTCTTGTTTATGATCATATCGCTGTAATTGTGCTTTAAATATGAGTTTCATGGTACTTCTAGGTATAGGATCACATATATCCTCCCACCAATTCTCGTGCCCTTTCGGCGGATGTATATCCTTTTTCCATGAAGATCCCTTAACTGTCTTGATTCTTCCGTATGGTCTCATTTTGCTCGTGTTTACCTTCACATATCATAATTGTTTATTTATTCTCAGACCTAAAAATATCTTTTGCGAACATATCAAGGGTAAGTTTATGTATCTTAGGTAAGACCTTAACCAATTTAATGCCAAAATTTTCTCCCCTCTTAACAAAAGTCCATTTACCATATATGGTTCCATGCATCATGTTCTGTATTACTTCCTTGCTGTCTGTCAAGAATACTTGATAATAGATACTGTTGACATAATTGAAATCCTTCCCATGATCATCTGCCGGTCTTAATATCATTACGGCGGAGGAGCATCCACGGACGAACCCGTATATCTCAAGGCATTCATCAAACTCATAATTATCGCGTTCCTCATCATGAACATCCTTAACCCATTTACATGGTCTCCCGTCTTTAAACGGGATCTTTAACTGTTTCTTTGCCATCTTTTAAATTATATTATAATGTTATTACCTGCTCATAGGTGAGCGTGCCTTTGTAACCTCTAGCTTTTAGTTCTTCGATAAGTTCTCTAGGTTTGGATTTGGCTAGATCTGGATTGGTAAACACTTTCGTTAATTTACCCCCCCCATCTGCATTGGCTTTTTTGGACGATTTGTAGGCATTTACACAATCCTTACAGTAGTATCCAAACCCATCCTTTTGTGATTTGTTCTTATAGAATTTATCTACTGGTAATTCTTTACCACATTTCTTGCATATTTTAGTCTCCATGTCTATTAAATTAAATTATGATTCAATGTTTTCAATCTTAAATTCCCAGTCCACAGCGTCATGCGTTGCTTTAAATCTGTTTCTTTATGACAATCTGGTTCCCGTATTGAGGTATAATGCATAAACCTTCATTCAATCCATTTATTTCCAGTTCCCCAAAAATATTTAGATTGATAATAAACTCATTCCCAACCCAATCAAAAACTCGTATGCCATTTTTAACTTCTATTTCATCGTCACCGCAGCGATGATTAATAATATGCACTTTCATTACCTTCGTCCCTGTTGTCCTATATTTATAACTCTCTATTTATCATATCCCTCTGAAAGAATCCCATGATCAAACAATTTTTTAGCGTCTATCTTAAGACTTCTATAATTGTCAGTTATGTTGATATCACTCCACAAGTTCAATCTTCCCTTATCATCTAATTGCATATGGATAAATCCTTTTGTTATCTTCTTCCCGGCTTTAAGGCGCTCTACGTCTTTATCAGTAATCTTTTTCATACTTTCGATATTTTATCGTTACAATTAAATTCATCTTTCATCCTGATCTTTATGCCTCCATATGATAATTCCTTATGAGCTGTGACAAAATAATCAACCGCATCTTCATCTAATAAACTATGCGGGCACCTTTCCCATACAGGACTTTGATCTAGATGATCCCATGTGGCTACAAGTAACCTATTCTTGCCATCATCAATAGCTATTTTGTATGTCCCTGTAGTAGCCTTACGTTTAATGATCGCTCCATTTAACATCTGTTTCTTAGCCCAGCTCCATGAGCCTCTCAACCCAAATGTTCTTATAATCTAGTTATTTATCTTCTTCATTTCAAATTATTTGTTAAAAGTGTAATATAAATATAAATACATAAATTGAATAGGGCTATTCACCATGCCCTTATCAGTAGGATCATCGTATTTGTCAAGCCAAAGACGAAGCGCCTCCCAATCGATATCCTTACAGTCACATACCATGCAGGCTAGGTTAGCCCCGAACAGTTCCCCGTCGCCGCCCAGCGACTTGTTAAACCTCTTGGCTAGTCTTTCCTTGAATCCCTTATCATACCATATCCCGGAAGTAGCGGCATAACAATAATAAGCGTTGTATTTCATTTTCACGCCCATCTTCTCAAACAATGGTGTATGCCATATCCGATCTAAGAAGAATACTATTCCACGATATATGAAGGTTCGGAGATTTTTCCTGTATTCTTTCCCCAAGAAATTATCCACACAAGATATAGTCCCGCCTGAATAATACCAATTATTGGCGCCTCTCTTAACCTTATCCGTCATCTTGAATTTATTCTTTCTGTCTTCCACCCTATCCCAAGGTTTCAGCTTATCCTCATTAAATGTCGGGCAATAATGATAGTAATGATTAATCCACGAGAGGTAGGGGTTGTATATCGTGTATCCATTATCGCTGACATATGAGTTCATATCATACCCAAGCTCCTTGGCTAGAATAGATCCCTCATCAGCTAATACCTTCAATATCGGGTTCAAGTTCCATATCTGATCTTGACTGACGAACATCGAGTAACATGGATCCTCATCCTCCCCATACCATCCTCCCATCCCGCTCACTATTTTATCCAAATCAAGTGAATAATCTTTCCCGGGTAAAAAATCATCTCTAAGAAAAAAACCTCTATATGGGATCATATCATGTATGCATGGTTGGTCGTCAAATATGAACTTAGCGTTCTCGGTCAATCTAATCAATGTTTGCAAGACAGAGGATATATCTATGGGTGCATATTCACACCCATAGACCTTATTATTTATCCAAAGATATTGAAGAAGCTCGGCTATATTAATAGTCCCGTCCTCCACATATCCTGTCTTGTTATCGAAGTTTATTTTGGCTAGAGGTATATTACTTCCTTGTGGTTGGTCACTTTTTTCATTACAACAATGCACGAACCTGTCAAAGAATATATCTTTCCAACCAAAATATTTATCCCTTATCGTCATAAGCCTATTTCTTGTCGTATAACGACATGACGTTAATAAGATCAGCTTTTCTGGCCATCCCCTCAAGTTTATTAAAGCCATCCATGTTATCACCTCTGACGATGATAGTAGGATATACCTCTATACCGTACTTGGATATTTCCTCCTCCGTGGCTTTGTTCTCCGGGATCTGGTTTAACGTGACCTCACCCTCATACTCCTGTAATGTGTTGGCGATAATATATCGCATGTAGTCGCTGTATTCAGCGTCTTTCTTCGTGAAAAAATCAATTCTTACCATCTCAAATAGTTGTTAATCTGTTAATAATCAAATCAGCGGTAAATATAGCATTATCTACCTCATCTATACTCATCTTTCTCCCATCGAAATTGTTAGATAATAAATCCTTAACAATCTGATATCTACGCTGCTCCCAATTTACGTTTACATCAAAATTCAGATTCTTTACATAATCATAATTTAATTCATTATAACTGTAACTGAGATACTTAACTATCGGGAATAGGCTATCATCAATAGTGCGCTTGATTACATTAACGTATTTACCTGTTCTTTTGTCGATAGCTCTTAATCTCTCATCTACTACTCTTTTTCCTGACTCTTCCATTCTATAAGCCCTTTGTTATGTTTATCGTAATATAATAACGCTATGGCGTTCCAGCATACGGCGGATAGATGCATGAATCCCTCCTTATCATATCTCTCCCCTTTCGTATAAGCAACCAAGTGTCTCATGAGTGCACCTAGATAACGATTGAACCCATCAGGTATATCCTGCCATGAGTTATCAGCGTACTTCTTGGCACCTTCCGTATATACCCTCACGATGTCCTCTATCTCAGCCAAAGGAAGGAGATCCCACCGGAGTTTACCGTCGGCCCGGTCGTCCTTCCCCGTCCCGTCCTTGCCTGGCAGCCCACCTCCTTTATTGGCGTCCTCATTCCCATCTGGCTGGATGATCTCCTCCGATAAGGCCTTATTGCTATTCATTACTATCTCCTCCGCCTCATCCTTGTCTATAAGCCGTTCCCTTATAGCTATATGTAGCGGCAATACCTCATCCTCTCCAGCCCACATGAAACCATATCCCTTTGGATATAACGTTGATAATTTCATCGTACCTGTATTATCCGCCGTTCTTTCAACCTCCCAGATCTCACCCTCGCAAAAGACCTTGTCAAATTTATTAAATTCGTATTTCATATCCTTTCCCCTCCCTCTTGGTGTATTCTTATTGCTGCATCATCATCAAGTGAGGATAATGCTTTAATATGTAATAATATATCTCGTTCATCGCTCTTATTTTTCCCTGCAATACATGATAAAATATTACCATTCATTTCTATTGTAGCCCATCCTTTTATGACAGGTTCGTGCCTCTTCAGCTTAGCGGCATCTTCTCTCGTTATCCAATATTCTTCAAAGATTATGTCTGGATACATAGCTTTTATTTCCTCCCCGGTTTTATACCACGTTGCCATATCTCATGTTTTTAATTAATAAAACTCGCTTAAATCCCTGCATTCTGGTGTCTCTCCTGTCATAAAGTAAAGCTCACCAGATGATAGATGCACGCAATGAACGGTCTTCCCGTCTATATACTCACTTCGCTTCGTGATCCCACAAATAGCGCAGCGTTGGATCCCCGGACCCGCCTTTATCCATGAGTGCCGTACGCTCCTCTTCCTTGTCCTGTTGGTGTCATTAAGCTTTCTCATGACCAATCCTCCAAGACCGTTACAATCTTATCTTTCCCGATAATAACCTCATTTCCGCTTCTCACATCAAAGCATCTCCCTTCATCTGCCTCCTTGAAATAAAGAGCGCCATTGTACTCGAATAAACCGAAACCGTAATCATCTAGCTTCATCTCGTTAAGTTTATTAAATTTATACACGTTTTTCATATTCTCCATATTATATTGCATTACTGGAAATATCATTATGATACTTATGCCTATTACAAGCAACCCTGTGTAAAACTTTTGTGAATCATATTTTTTCCATCCCTCCATCATCATGGCAAAGGAGATTACTGTTATTATAATAATAGATATCAACCCTACCATATCACATCCTCCTTTCTTTCAAAAATCCCATCATATCCTCCACGCTAAGCTGGAATCCGGCAGCCGCCTTATGGCCTCCTCCACATGGGTTGGCCTTGCGTGCCAGCGCCGAGACATCCACCTCCTTCTTGGTGGTATAGAACGAGCATCTGAAGAATCTGCCGTTCCAGCAAAATGGCATCATCAAATCATGTTTTCTAGGATCGTACATAGACTCGAATGTGGTGGAGTTAAACTCCGTAGTATTCATACATATCGCCTTGTATCCAAATATATCTGCCTCGAATGAGAACATCTTCATTTCTCCTCTGTTTTTCTCGATGATATATTCTATTATGGCCTCGCCATTTCTTATCATATCAGAAACAAACTCGCCATTCGCCTTGTTTAGCACCTCCCTGACCATGTCAACGTCAAGCCCGCAATACCCTCTCATCCCATATTGGAATGAAAGAACGTCACTCCATTCGAAGCGATCATGATCCCATACATCATAAGCGCTCAATAATTTTACCACGTCAGGGTTTCGATATCATCGAAAAGATATTCCCACGTAAGCTCACAAGCCGCCGTTCCGATACGTCTTTTGCCTTTGACATTATAGTCCTTCACAGCTTCTATCGCCGTCTTATGGTGGTCTATCCATGTGACATCTATCCCCTTGTCTTCCCATTCGTCGAATAAGAATCTCGTTCTATCGCCAAATGATACGTCAACTACAAATACCTTATCATATTTATTCACGTCAGGTATTTCCTTGCCGTAATTGTAAGGAAGAAGATCAATGTCCCCTTTGAAATACTTTTTTTACTATAGCTGCTGACATTACTCCGTCAAGATCAGCCTCATGATATATACAACCTATCATAACTTATTGTTTTTAATTAAAAAATCTATATATTCTTTTATATCCTTGTTCCTATCATTATCCCAGTCAAAGGTCTCGTTTATGAATTTGAAGTACGATACCGGAATTGAATGCAACATCCATCCACAATACTTGCCGAATGTCATTAACGTAGAGCCAAGGGGATGATCCGGCCTTCCGGGAACAGGGGCGGCGGTTACGCCCTGCGCCAGCCCCCTCCTTCGGTCTTTCTTGGCGGCTTTGATATCCAGATCTGTTTTCGTTACCTTATCCCCCATCGGGATATTGGTAATTAGTTTATCGCCGATAAACATCCCCCATCCATATCCTTTGTAGTTCTCTATACTAAGTTTCCTTATATCACCGAACCTTGACGAGTTGTTACAACAATCAACGACCAATGCGCTATCCTTACCGTCCTTTATCCTAACCGCCCTGCCAAGCCACTGATAAAACGAAGAGAACGAAAATGTCGGTCTTCCTACTATCACGCAGTCCAGACCCGGATGATCGAATCCCGTACCGAGGGCGGAATAGTTGAACACTACCTTCGTCTTACCCGACTTGAACCTCTCAACTATAGCCTCCCGCTGCTTCTTTGGCGTGCCTCCGTGAACCACCTCCGCCATGCCGGCACATATCTTGGCGTTCATCCATTCGGCGGCAGTATTGCAGCTCTCAACAGAATCCATAAACACCAGTATAGATCTACATACGTCTTTTAATACCATCAATCGACGCAAAATAAGGTTGTTTAAGCCATTTTTTCTCACCGCCTCACTAATAGACTCAGCCGTATATTCAGATCCGTTAGAATTAAGTTTAAGGGCATCTCCATTGAAATCCCATGTCTCATACTTAAGAGGCGTCCAAAATCCTTGTCTTATCATCTCCTCTATCTGTATCACGTGAATCAGGTTCTTGAAATATACCGGTCTCATACGAGTGATGAAATTAAGTTGGGAATATGATGTCTGTCCTATCGACATGTTTTTAAGTCTACATGGCGTGGCTGTAAACCCTATCACCTTTCTCGGCTTCAGCTCATTCATGAATGTCATGAACTCACTGCCATCCTCAGGACTGTATCCGGCATGAGCCTCATCTATCAATACGTTTCTGATTCCCATCTCCTTAAGCTGACCAACAACTTTCTTGATAGATCCTAACGTGGCATATATCATGTTAGATAGCTCTTTCTTGCCACAGGAAGCGGAGTAGATGGTAGCCGGTATGCCATACGACGTTATCTTGTCGTGGTTCTGTTGCAGCAATTCTTTTGATGGTTGTAAAATCAGCGTCTTATCTCCCATCAATCTAGCCGCTTCTGCTATCAGAAGTGACTTACCGCAACCTACAGGACCTACGATCAATACCGGATCATGTCTATCAGAGTTTATGTAATCGGAGATACTTTTAACACACTCCTCTTGATATGGTCTTAACTTATATGTCATCTGGATCTGTAGTTATCAAAAACGTCTTTCACGTACTCTAGTCTTATCGCACACTCTCGACCATCGTCCATTTTCACCATCAAAGTCTCTTTGGTCTTGCTTATGGCTATCACCTCTCCTGTTCCTATCTGGGTATGGACTATATCGCCTAGCTTTATATTACATTTGATCATGGTCAAGTTTTTTATTAAACTCCTCTATCTTACTCCTGTCTGTCTCTTTGGTCATCTTAGCCTCTTCCTTGAACATGTCGTCCCCTTCCCGGATATTATCCCCAACCATATTCTCTATCATCTCCCTCATCTCATCACTCCTTACGGCAAAGGATATTTGAAATGATTTACTTGTGCCTTTCATCAGATAATCAATCTCCTTCTTACACTCCGTCATCAACCGATCTAGATTATCAAACTTAATAAATTTGGAGTTTCCATTGGCTTTTCCTACTCCATCCTTGAAATCCTCCAATATCCCGTTAAATACATCTGCCATACACATCATGGAATGTAACCATACCAACATCTTGAACTTATATTCATCGCCAGAGCCGTTCATTAACTCGATAAGCGACTCGCTTCTTGTTAGCATGATCCTAGACTCATGGTCAATAACATCCTTTATCTGTTTCCGATATTTCATGGCTCCCACGAAATCCATTTTAGAATAACATTCATTCGATTTCTCTACCAGCTTCCTGATATCTTTTCTCGACATTAATAAATTTAATACATCTTTCTCTTCCATGATCTGATCTTTTTGTATTGCAAATATAATTAAAGCCTAGATATTTACCTAGGCTTTTTAATAAAGTTAATCTTTTTTATTCTTTCTTTTTGACTCGTCCCAATCCGATGAATATCTACATGTTCCTTGTTTATGGATCGAGAAATCGCACCAAAAACACAAGGGCTTGGGACGGGGTTCAAGGCAGGCCGGCTGCCGTCCCATAAGGTATCGGGTCTCGTACCTGTACTTCTGCTTGGTGTTGTCCCAAACGTGAGCTTGATAGCTATCTATTTTATTTGTCTCAAAATCATACATATCAAGGAGAATATCGTTAAGTTCTTTGACCGATCTCTCTACTTTCTCCTTATCTACCTTCACGTTCTGATTGTCCAGCATGCGGGTAAAGAAATAGCTGCACATATCCGGCAATACCTTGTACTTTCTCAGTATGTAGAAGGCATATATTGGATGCTGGAGATTATGAAGCAGCTTATCCTCATCAAATAACTTCCTCCCGGACTTCCAGTCTATCGTATATATAGCTATCCTATCCTTTGTCTTATACTCTCCACGCCAGTCCACCGATCCTATGATATGTACCTTATCGTACGTCTCGCCATCCAAGGTAAGGGGCTTGGGTAGCTTATAAGGCAGGACGAAGTCCTCTTCCACGCCGGCCGGTCTCGACCCCCGGATTACCTTCTCCATTGGCGTAAGATCGGACCATACCTTCTTATAATTGCCAGCAGCATCCCTCTCAAACAATCCTACAATCCATCTTATTAGCCTAGCCGCATGTTGCATGGACTCGATTTGGGATTTTACGCTATCGAAATGAATCTGCTCTATATCGGCGTAGTAGTTGAATGCCTTGCTCATATCCTCATAAGAAGGCCTGCATCCGTTCTTGAAGAAATACTCCATCGTCTGGTGGATAACCGTACCATATGACGTAGCCTCATGCTTCTCCGTGGATCTATTCCCTTCCACGTAAGTCTTGTACCATTTATATGGGCACTGGACGAACGTGTCTATCTGCGAGTAAGAGGCGGCGAGAACCTTCTCTCCGTTTATAACCTTACATAACAAATTATTCTCAGGTATTACCATAAAGCTTATCTATTTTTATGTCATGTCCGTATAAGTCCATTAACAGGTTTTGTAGATGGTGAAGATTCTTAATCTGAATAGGATCGCTTAGATCGTCTTCCAGACCCCTAAGGCTAAGATAATACCCATCATCAACCTCACGTTCAAGGATCAATGACTTACTTTCATTACGCATACCAGTAACGCACCCTACCCTCCATATATTGCCAGCCTTGTCTTTTACAAGATCCCCTATCCTTAGTTCTTTAGCCGAAATCATACTCGTCCTCCTCGTTATTGTCGTCATCGCAATCATCGACAAGAGGGGTCTCTAGCCCCTCTTCCCAATCATCATATCCAAAGTCCATTACTTACTCTCAAGCCAATCGTATAACATATCCACAAAAATCCCTACAGTTAGTTCATCGACAGATTTATCACCAAAGATATCATCCGGTATCCTTATATTCATCTTTTCTTCAATCCCTATCAATACCTCTAATAAATCAAATGGATCCATAGCTAGATCAGATGAAAAGTTACTGTCTTCTCTTACATCGTCAATTACCTCTATATTATTAATGTAATTGAACTCATGCATTTTTTCGAATATCTCTTCCCTCGCTATCTCCAATAACTCATCTCTTTTCATAATCCTTTAAATAATCGTACAACATATTTGTAAGCTCTCCTACCGTCAATTCGTGATAAGGCTTGACATCAAGTACTTCATCAGGTATACATCTACCAGTTCTCTTCTCTATTTCCATTACGACTTCCACGAAATCAATGGAATCCATGGTCATATCCGCACCCAACTCATCATTATTGGTTATCGATTCAGGACGATTAAACCCATTAAATTCACCTACCTTTTCGAATATCACTTCTTTTATCATTCTCAATAATTTATCCTTTTCCATAATCTAAATCGACATTTTTAATCTTCTACCTAATTCTTTTTTTATATCTGATATCCTTTCGATATCCATCTTAACATCTCCAGTAATAGTATATTCCTTATCCATCTTCTTAGGAGGATTCGGCAACCGGCTTATGGCGAACAACCATTCCAGCTCCTTGTTCTTATTCTCCCTAAGATATAGATCGGATGTCATGCCATACATTTTTATGATCGTATCGAATAACGTTGATTCCGATAAGCTCATATGTACGCTATAGACATTTGACGGCTTCCATATCAAGTTATCTAACCTCATCGTATATTCACGCTTGAGGTCTATATGGGATATCACGGCCCTTACTATAGGCTCTTCCTTGAAATTCGTGTTAGCCACGAACCAGATAAGCCTTTTCTCCACCTCCTTGACAGCTCCCGTATCCTTACCCATATCGTTATATACCCCAACGATACGGTCCCGGATCCCCTCGACCTCCGGTGTCAGGCCGGGTGTCTCTATCAGCATCAGCAGCGACCCTCCCCTTGGCGTTATCTTCCACTTCCCATTCTTCTGAAGCTCAATATAACCAGATGCTTTATAACTATCTATTTTCTCCTTTGGAATGACGCTAGCCATCTCCTCTTTCTGCCGGATCATCAAAAGATACCCGACATCAGACATCGTTAATCCTGATGTCATCATCTGTTCAAAATTTATATACATAAACTAATGAGTTAAAATATTGACCTTATCTTTCTGGCTACCCTCTCGACTATATCGGGATGATCATTTCCGTTATATATATCTATTAGCGTATCTATTATATGTAACCTTATGTTTTTCTTTGATGAATGAAACCAAAAATCTCCATTTTTTCTGTTTACAGGTTTGAACATCTTCAGTTCTGGTATAAGATAACACGCCACACATGATCTTTCAGCAAGTGATAATTCAACCGCTGCCTTTTCTATTGCTATGCACATAAATGCATAATTATCATTCTTTATTAGATTGTAAGCCCTTCTCAACACCCTAAGGGCGTCTGCTTTCGATAATCTCTTTCCCTTTTTCATACTGTTTTACCGTATAAGATTCATTAGCCATACCAACTCTACCAACTGATATAGATTGATTTATAGATTGGTTAAGATGCCCTACAACCGACATCTTAGCCCTAACCGTATTGGCGCATCTTAGAAGGATTCGATAATCCTCTAACGCCCTCTCGTATCTTACGTCCACCCTAGCCCTTTTATCAGCATCAGTCATGCTCTTACATGTTCCGTCCTCCCTCAGGCTTATAGCGATCTTGTCCCGTATGATTCTGATATCATCCTCGGCTATCACCAGTTCGGCGTCAAGAACCCCCTTGTATGAGCTAAGAAGATCCTCCACCGCCACAACTTCCCTTTTTAGGTTCTCCAATTCCAATATCATTGAGTTGTCATTTATCCTTTTATACTCCTGTACTTTATTGGATACCTCATCACAGATACTCATGATCTCCTTTTCCCGTTCCCGATTTATGATATATCTGATGCTGTATTTAGCCATTTCCTTTAACGAGGATATAATTTCCTTTATCCCCATCTTATCCTCAACCGACAATACGGTCTTCAAGAACATTTCCAGCACCTTTATCACTACAAGCAAGTAATTATGTCTCAATCTCATGTCAATAAGGTGTTTCGTCATGTACTACATTGAAATCATCACTGGGCGGTATATATTGTTGCTCCAATAGAACACCGGGAGGTGGGGGCGGAAGCGTCACTACGGTCGTGTCCGGCTTGCCGCTACCCACAGGGGCATCCGAGCCTCCCGGTCTTTCTTGGCGCACCACCCCTCCATCAGGATAATATCGCTCATATCCTTTCATGATATCTACATGTATAGCGTCAATCTCCTCCAATGATCTTTGACGGACCTTTACGATATGATGGAACAATAATCCATCCACACGGAAGGATCGTCTTGACTCGCTCTTGAAACGTTCCAGATTAGGATACCATCCTTGCGGAAATTGCATGTATGAGGAGTACCCGTATCTCCTTGGGATATTCAACACTACCATAGCCGTACATAGCTGCCCCAATGAGTCAGACTGATAGAAATCAGACTGCCTTGGCATATGATCCTTCGGATCACGCCTGCCTTCTATCTCTCGATTGAGTTGCGATACGATAAGGAAGAAGATGTTTGGGAACGTTCTTTTGGCTATATTACACATATTCATCAAACTATCTATATTCCTCTTGGCATCACCCGAACCTTGTATAAGAGCTGTATGGTCTATGGATACAAATACAATTTTCTTATCCTTATTCGCCGGCATATATACATTCCATAGAAAATCTTTAAGCTCATCAACTGTTGTAGGTATGGGTATATACGTTATTCTGTTTGAATTTTCTTGTTTAAGACATTTTTGCATTTCTAGCATCTCCTCTTCATTCATTTTACGAAGGAGGATATCTTCTATGTCTTTGTTCATTTTTTTTGATAGTGAACGTAATACCAAGTCTTCCGGATTCATCTCGAACTCACATCTTAACCATACATAATCATCTGCTTGTGGATTGATGTTGACATTCATCACATTGTTCATGATCTTTTGCGCCAAATAGGATTTTCCAACCCCTGGTCTAGCTCCTATGGCTATCGCATGTTGAGGGTAAAATCCCCCCAGCAAAGCTTTGTCTAGATAAGGGTATCCAGTACGAGCCGGGAGAAGTTCTCCCGACTGATATTTCATTATCCTCTCATAGGCGTCCATGATAATTTCCTTGGACGTCTTCCATATCCTATTATCGTTCATCCTCGTGCGTTTCTATCGCCATCCGTATCGGATTTAGATCCTCTGTTAGCTGATCTTGATTTATATCTTAATCCCTTAGCCGTATGGCATAGATCCTTCCCCTTCCGATAAGCCTTACCCTTCAGCTTATCGGTCTTGTAATTCTTACGACCCAACTCCCGTCTCTTGGCTTTCTGCTCGGGACGAGCATTAATCTTCTTGTCCGTCTCAGCCTTCTTCTTTCTGGCTTCCGGATGTGTCCTATAATATTCAGTCGATTTCCCCATCCTCTTCGTCCTCCTCATCATAATCATAATTCTCTACGATAATATCCTCTCCATCCAGATACGAGGCTTTATCCCCGAGTCTATCTCTCATGCTCTCATAAGGATCGTCTCCATCCTTTATCTCCCACACACATACGTGTGGACCTATTATATCAATCAGCATATTAGCCTTATCCTCGCTTATGCCTTTTTCTATCATCTTATCCCTACATTTGTAAAAACCACATGTCTTGTTAAATACTGATCCTCCTACATAATATCCAGTAGGCTTATGAATAAAAATTACTTTCATCTTTTATACAATTAATATTATCTATCAAATTTATTTATCTTCCTTTATATAGTCTCCATAACTCATATCCATATCACACACCACCGTATCGGTCGTGCCGTTTACCACATGGAACATAAACTCCGGACATCCGTGGCAGGCGTTGCTCCCGATCGCCACCGCTCCGTGCCTAGGGCAAGCCTTCTTTACCATGGTTCTATCATATATCCGTATATGATTATCGCCATACTTTTCAATATATCTCATGGTATTAAGTAGTGATGGCAAAGACATCTTATATGGGGATACATGTTCTATTGGTATATCCAATTCACCAGATAGGCTTTTGTAAATATCCTGCACATCCCGTTTTGTCCTATACGCAAATATATTAATCTCAGTCATTACCATATCCATACTCCTAAGAAGATCCGGCTTAGCCAGCCTCCCCATCGGCTTCCCGAAAGGATCGGATCTCATCCAAGCCCCACACTTCTCGCACCCAACTTGCTTCCCCTCTACCGTATTTATCATAGTGGATGGGATCTTGCAGTACGGGCATACGGATCCGTTTAACATAGCTTTTTGAGCTAAAATTCTGTTTCCTTTATTTCAACATTAAATAAGCTGCAATATCTATTGAAATTCCTGCTTTCTATTTCCATATCCTCCTCATACCTGTTAATTGATTTAATAAAATCATCGTAACAGTCCTTGCATATCCATTGATTGATTACCGCCACGTAATAGCCCACGGACGTAGGTCTGTTACACATATCGCAAATACCTAAGCACCCATATCTGGTAAACTTATCCATCATCTCCTGTCTTGTTATTTCAAGCACCTTGAATCCCTTGTAATTATCAACTACTTTTGCCATTGTTATTATTGTTTTGTTTAATGATAAAATAATCAGCTATATCCATTCCCTCATTTATATTGGGCTTTGATTCAAGAAAATCACTTATCTCGATATTCATCCCCCTCATATCCCTATCCACCTTCTTCTTCCACTCGTTAAACGCCGATCCTTTGTCAGGATATAGGATTATTCTCCTACGTCCCAATGCCTCTATCATCTCCCTTTTCAACATATGGATACCTCCGCATGCCATGAAAAGCCTATCTGGATATACGATATTACAGATGACCGCCGTCTTCTCCGACTCAACTATATATACCGGGGCTTCCTTAGGATAGAAGTTGATAAGAAACTCACCGAACAGGCATTGCCTTAATAAATAATCTTGACCGTCGAGGATGTGAACCCAGCATACATGATCCATGGGAACCTTTACCCTCTTACCATCTGGTCCGTAATCCATTATCTTCCCGGTCCTTATCACCCAACTTTTATCAAGTTGCCAGAACACGCAGCATTTACCCCAATCCCCGAATCTCATCATCCCGATCTTATATAAGCTGAACGCTCTATTGGTATGATATGATCCGAATATATTGGATAGATAATCCTGAAGATCAGATGTCTCGAAAGGATTAAGCGTCTCAAACATCTTGCTTACCGGAATGCAGTTGGCTATATCCGGGTCTACGGGAGGCCTATACCTCCTTAATACTTTGTTTGAATCGGTAAAAAGATCATTGTTCCCAAGTTCGCTCCCTGTTGGATATTTAAAGTAACCACATTTATTTTTATGATCACACACCCCAAACTGCTCTCCAACGATCTGACCGGTGGTTACGTCCACGTACGGCGTAAAACACTTATCCTTGCCGCATTGCGGGCACGTCATCTTCCTCCTTGGCTTGCTATGATCCAACTCATACCGATGTACGCTCTTGTCAAACTCCCTGAATTCCATTATCCTCTCCTCTCACTCATCACTCTATATATATAATCTCTCAGCGACTCTTTTCTTATCAAACCATTCAACTCAAAATCACCCTCTATATCTAAAGATCCGATCCTTGACGTAACCGTATAATTGGTTTTCTCAAACTTATACTTACCTTGAAGATATACAACCGTAGCCATATTAAGTATAGGATTATCGGTTTGTCTCTTCAACTTATATTGACTTGTCTTAGCGGTAGGATCACCCGGAGCGAAGTTATATATCTCCTCTATCTCCAATATCTTTCCGTAGTTCTCCAGTATCATTCTTCTATATAGCTCAAGCTGGAAAGCGTACTCGTCATAGAAATTGCCTTTCCTGTTTGATTTGAAGTCCAATATAGCGAATATCCTCCTGCATCTCTTTATCTTCTTTTTCTCCGTCTTAGGCTGACCTTTCTTGGCTCCCGTCTTATAGAACTCTCCTGTCTCGACCTCTATCTCCACCATCTCCGGCTCGCTATCCATTTCCACCACTGCGTCCACCGAAGAAGCTACCTTTAACCTGCTTGACCTCAACATCTTCTCGATCAATACAGGTTTTACATGTCTTTCCTTGCAGAATATGGCAAATGATATTAGATCCTCTATTAGCTCATCAATGTTATCCACTAATATCCGCTCCATCCTATACTTGTCTATTCTTAGCTTGGCTTCCTTGACCACCTTCCTGATCCATGTCGGGATCAGCTTTATGTTAACCCCGGTCAGATACAACCCAAATAGATAATGCATGATAGTACCTAAGTCAGCCCTATAGTTAGCGTACTCATCAGGGTCCTTGCCCTTGAGTCTCATCTCATTCTTCCATTTCTCCAAGGCTCCGGACGTATCACAATACCCATTGGCGATATTGTTAGTGGCTCCATCGTATATGATAGGATACCCATCAACATCCATCTCATAATACACGCGCTTGCCGGCAACAGTCATTCTATATAACACCGGTGTCGGGATATCCCTTATCCATTCAGCGGCATAATACTGCTGTTCGGTCTCCAGATCATACTCAACTTCCATTTCCTCTTTAGGCTCTTCAACAGACTTTTCCTCCTCATCCATATCTTTCTTTTGGATCGTTGACAAAACATCTAATATGCCAAAGAAAGCGGTAAATTTAGGATCTGTATGATATGATCTTAATATTGGTAATGATGATCGCCAATAATATGATGGCGCATTCTCGTCCATTGACTTATTATGAACAAACTCTATTACAACACCATCATCCGTGATAACCACATGATGTTTTTTGGATAAACGAACTCTCATATCATCAAACGATTCTTGATCGCTTATGACTTCCATATCCATTCCTTTCTTATATATCGTATCACTTATAGCCTCGTATCCAAGAGCTAAAAGTAATTTTTGTTTTCTTCTATCCATGATAATAATCTGGTTTTTAATTTACCATCCTCCTCGACTTTAGGTGCGAGATCCCTCATCCGTCTGGCTGCCAACAGCCATACGTTGCCAAACTCGTCCAAGAGCCGGCTGAAATCCATCGTATCTAATAGATAATCGAATCTTGTATGCTCATCAGCCGTCAAGTAAATAATGTTATCGTTATCCTCGGCGACCGATTTATATTTCCGTTTAGGGTATAAGTGGCATATGTTGCTTACCCCAGGACATGGTATATATGCGCCGGTAGCAGATCTTCTTATCATACTTAACTTAGCTACGTGGGCGCCAAAGAAAACGGCTAGGCTCTTCCCCTTTGGCTTGGCCTTCACCCGTATCGCCGCCCTTTCCTTTGGCGGTAGCTCCTTGGCTCTGCACGCGGGACACAACCCCTTACTCCTTATGGTTACCATCCTCCCACATCTCTCACACGGTAACATCCTACCTCTCATGCCTTTTTCTTTTTATAACTTTTGTTGAACTCCATAAGGCTCATAGCCCTATACCTCTTAAGCCTATTAATCTTACCCTCAGTCCAATCTTGATCCTTGAAGTTGATGATCGTATCGAATATCTGAGCTAGTTCCCGGATATTAAAATTCCTGTTCTGTATTTTTTTATAGAATCCGGACCTACTATACCCTAACTTGGAAGCCAGATAAGTCTTATTAGATAATGTGAGGATACGATAAATCGTACCCTCCATCTTACTTATTTCCATCAACTTCTCGGCGACGGATGACATGGTTTCGTAGCTAGCCTTGTTGCTTACTATCCTCATGCTTCTCCGGGTTCCTGATCTTACCGTCAAACTCATAGAAATCCATCAACTTCTTCTCCTCCTTAATACAGGTTACCACGAAGTCTGATATAGTCCCTTTCATGCCCTCCTCGAAGTTCTTCTTGGCATGATCAAGGTCATTGGCCTGAACGATGTAGTTAAACGCCTTGCGTTTCTCATTACCCGATTTCCCGTCTACCGTAATATAATCAGCCGTGACCTTATAGAACCGGTCTCCATCCATGGCAAACAATTCCGCTATCCTGAATCGTTTGATATCAACGCTAAACTCACCGGAGATGAATGGTCTCACTTCCTCTATGATTCTAGCCTCACATTCGGTATAAGAAAGGGCATCTACTAAATACTCTTCCTTTACCTTCTTCTTCATGCCGTTCTCGGCATCGGCCTCGTAAGAAACCGTACATTTAAACCAATTGTGCATTTTAATCTATATTATTATTAAACAAAGGATAATCTTTTATTCCTTCACGAATATATCTCTCCGTATCATCATCCACATCATAAGCCTTCTTGAAAAATATCATAGCCTTGTCCGTGTCGTGATCCACCAACGGAAGATATTCCTTTACGAAAAGAACTTTAAGATGATTCATGTGATCAATCTTGCGCCTTACATCGATTACTTTTGGCCATATCTCGGCACGGATTTCACCCATCTTTTTTACATTCTCTTTGTATTCGTTTACCTGATCTTTATACTCCTCCTCGATCTCGTTGTTCTTATCCTTGACAGACTTATAAGCTTCCTTATCTTTCGTGTCAAACATCGGAACATGCCTGATATTGATTATATCCAATCTACTGCATAGCTCCTCATTGGATATGGTGAAATCATATCTAGTCCTGTATAGATCAAATTCACTTAATAACTTAGCTATCTTAATAGCATCATTCTGATCAAGAACGGCTATATTCAAGCCCTCCAAATAGTAGAAGAAATGAGATGGAGAAATAGATTTATAGCCATACGTCTTCATGACTGGAGGCTCATCTATAAACCTGACACCTTCCTCCGCACATCTTGTTACGATCAATTTCTCTACCTGTTCGTCAGTAAGATTATATATCTCCTGATCGGTCATCTTATCAATTGTCTTCATCATCCTCATCCTCCGACATCGTTATATCCTTTGTAAACTTTTGTTTATAAACCTCACTCATAAGGCAGTCAAAAGCCCTATCATCCATACTAGTCATAGCACCGGCTTCTACCATAAGATCCATCTCAATGTTCTTTACCGTGATTTCATAGTTATCATCATCTTCTTTATAGAAGATGACTTTACCACCATACTCGAAACCGTCATCTTCGATCTTAACCATATCGATGATCTTCTCCAATTCCTTTACAAACTCACTCTTTTTCATATGTGTAATTTTTATGTGTCTACAAAAGTAGACATTTTGTTTTTGAATTAAATTAAATAAATATTATTAATAGTCAATATTATTCTTTTGTTTTATCAACCATATTTTACTCCTTGATAAACTCAACACAATATTTATCCACCCTAGTTATCTCCCGATAATCATCGGCACGAATACCATATCCTTTAGGTGTATAATCACTTTATCCTCCATATATCTTAAGCCCTTTTATATTGTATTTACTTATATCCGCACACAAATTACACCCTCCATGACAACAGCACCACGAGCAAAAAGCTAGTCGCTCCCGCTCCTGCATGCTTTGAAACTCCACCGCCGCCCTATACCATGCCGGGGATAATACCTCGACCTTTTTCGGCACTGGCGGCGTCATGAGCACCGATCGCCGCCTTCCTTTGGCATCTTCCCTACTTCTCATTTGGATTATCCTTTAACAGCTCAGCTATCTTATCTTCCTTCAACATATTTTGTTTTCTCATATTATCCACGATAAAGGTAGCGAACGCCATATCATACCTCTTCCTTAACTCATCAACAAAAGATTTAGCTCTTGATTCTATCATTGTCCCAATACCTCCGTCTACAACTTTCTTCATCCTACCTCTTATAAACTCATCCACCGTCAACTCATCATCCATATAATCTAGCCTGAATCTATATTTCTTCTCGCTGGCGTTCTCGATGAGATCACTTATTGATTCCCTCGCTATATCCTCAATTTTCTCTGATATCGGATTGGATATTTCCCTCATCAACTCATTCTTGAACTTTTCTTTAAGTTCACGTACTACAGCTAACCTGACCGAGCTGGTAAACTCCTCTTTCAACGTCGCTTCGTCGTACATAGCTTCCTCAAATACATCTTCTAAATTTAACTCTACTTGAATTTTCATATTGTTATATTTTAAGTTATTACTTTAATCTTTCATCAATCGTCAAATCAAATATCTTATCAAGACATTTCTTCATCTCCTCAGCATACTCAAACAAATCCTCTTTTGAAAGCTCCCTGCGCTGCCAATCATACATATTCGTATATCGAGATTCAATAGCCTTATTCTCTATCTCCTCAAGCACTTTTTTAATAGACTTGTCTTTTTTTGGCACATTTTTATCTTCTTCTCTCCCATATCTAGTAAATATGAATATTATATAATCGCCTATTTTTATATCCCTACATCCGCCCCATCCTCTTTAACCCAACTATCTGTATCGCAATGCCAACAATACCCTGTCTTGGAATCTTCTTTATGAGAATGGGAACCACATGTAGCGCACCAATAATTATCATCTATATCATATGTATAACTTTTATCCTCATGCATCTTATTTATTCTAGCTACCCTATCTTTCAGCAGATCCTTTAGATAATGGCATTTGTAAGGTCTATCCTCTTCCTTTAATATATAAATATCGATATCCATCATGCTCCCCATCCTGTCCGTACACATACACTCGGCGGCATGGCGCACGTTCCCTTCCGGCATCCCCGGAACTATCTCCCGGATCACCGCCTCCATCTTCTCTTGGTATTCGGTGTCTACCTTGACCACCAAATCCTCTAATTTATCTATTAAACTCATGATCTTTTTACTTCTTTGTATATGACATCTGTATTGTCTTCCCTATCTATATTGCAACAACAAGAATACATGCAGTAATAACCCCTGTTATTAAATACACATCCATCACAACTGCTATCATCAATCTCTATTACCTCCAATTCTATTTTCTCCATGCCGGTATTATATTTAAATAATGTCATTTCAGACATACCAACTTTATAGTTAAAGACTTCCCCTATTTTATGATACTTAATATTTATACATATAGTATCGTTTTCACTTATAGTACTGCCTTCACTTATCATATTCTCACGTCCAAACATATTGTCAATAAACTTAATCATCTCATCATTGAATGATTCGCTTTCTTCTTGCAGCTTCCTACATTCATCCTCGGTCAATCCACAAGAAGATATCAGCTCCTCCGCGGCTTGCGTCCATCGCCCGTCGTGGGCTAGCTCCTGAACCGCCAGCCATATCCCTTGATTCATGCCCTCCATTCTTGCCTTATCTAAAATATCCTCATCTTTCATATCCTCAATCATTTATATTCTTGTTTCTTATAATAATCTCTATATCGTTTAACATCTTATCTTTTAATACTTTCTCTACTGTTCTTGGAATGACATTAAAATCTCTATTTTTAAGCTCATTATCTACCATAAGCTTAATCATATGCTCTATATTATTATCATTCCCGTAAGTATTACATATACACTTCTCAACATATTTTCTTATATCAGGTCTAATTGCATTGATTATATCTTCCTTCGTAAGCCCAAGCTCATTATGGATATAATTCTTTATCGCTTTATATTCCTTACTTCTGCTCATAATCAATCTCCTTTCTCTTAAATTCACCTATGTTTAATATCCCTCTATCTCCTTCAAGTGCTAAAGAGATCGGAGGTATTGGCATATATAATTTAACTACCCCGTCATCGTAAAATGGATGCGGATATTTATGATACTTGGCAAATTTGCCCCAGCCTTTAAAGAAGTAAGCCATGGAAATACTTTCTCCATCAGTGACAAGATAATAATCATCTACATCCGGTAGCCCATCGCTTACTTTTATCCACGGTGATTGCTTTGACCGCCATTCGGCACCGGATTTAAAACCAGAAGCAATCATCTCTTTAATGGCAGAAATGCCGTTCGGTACTCCATTTGTTCCAAACGAACTAATAACCGATCCTGCGTATTCAATCGCTACTTCTACTGTCTGTTTCATAATTCCCCTCTTGCTTTAAGTCTTTTGATTGCATCTTTTCTTGAGTATGCACAGATCTTTTGTCCTTTAATCGTGAATTCTTTCAACTCTCTAGAAGTCGATGGGCGTCGATAATCAGGATTGAATCTCATCCCTTCATTTGACAATCTCTGATTAGAATAAATATTTTTATCGGCAGTCATCGTACTTCCCATAGCTAACATTGCTAATGTTTTGAGCATACTTCTTTTTAAACTCATTTGATTTCTATATTTTTAAATGTTATTAAATCTTTTCTTTTTTTTGATCTTGAAGAAGTTCACATTTTTGATCTTACTACATTCTATGAACCTTTCTAAACCTTATTTATTGTTTTGAGATTGTTTACCTTTCTCAAAACAATTTCTTATCTTTCAATCTTCTTTTGCTTAGATCCCCTTTATATATTATAAGGTGATTGAGTCTCTTGATAGACATAACCTGTTACCGGAGACTTTACCGCTGCGCAACTTGATAACAAGAATGCCGTACTGATAAATAAGAATGCTTTTTTCATTGTGTGTTTGTTTTTGCCCTCCCTGTCCCCTTCGTTCGGTGGTTTCTAAATAAAAGAAGCGTGGGGACTATTGGATGTTACCGTATTTGAGGCTCTGGACTGCCCACCACTCGATAACAAACAACAGCCCCACGCCGTAACCCTCCCGTTATCGAACTCCCAGACCAAAGGCTGGAGGCCGCATCGTGGACACGGCAACCATTCCATTGGATTCTCCGGCTCCTCATAAGCATCAATACACTTGTACTTATATCTCTCTACCATTATGATCAACCACTATAGAATTGATTTAATCCTTCGATCCCTCATCTCATTCTTATCCTTAAACATCATTATCCTATTAACAATTCCCTCCGATTCCATGTACGTCGAGAATCCATGTATTCTTAGATATTGGATTGCTGATAGTGATTTTTCTAATATTTCCTTATATTCTATATCTGTTTTAACTGCTTTCCCATGATCTTTTCCCTCCATTTCTTCTAATATGATTTTAACCAGATATACTACCTCGTCTATCTGGTCGTAATAAACATTCACCCCATCAACTTTATCATTGTTTTCATCATATCCATCAACCATCAAATTATCTTCCCCCGATAAATACACGGATGTTATAGATAAACAAATCAACCCGTTATCGGTAAAGATCCTTATTTCAGCCGGAAAATCATCTATATGACCTACGCTACTCATATCAAGATCAAGTCTCCCTGTTCTCTTGATCAAATCAACCATAGCTCCATAAGCTACTACGTTCGCATTTAATAGCATTTTATTTAATGCATTTACTCTTTCTACGTCCTTCATAATCTCTAACCCCTTTGTATTACATTGTTATACGTTATCCTGATTTTCATGAAATGATCTTTAGTATAAGCAAAAGACCCCAATAATGACAAGCATGATCATAAGCCAGATGAATGCGCTTATGGATGCTCACAAGGTTATCCACCACCTCCAACTCGCTCGATTTGAACCACGCCAACTGGCTGGAAGTTTCACCTATCCATATTATACTCATTCTCCCGTCCCGACTGACCTCCTTCACCAGCCCTATATGGTTTTTAGTGTCCTTAATCACATTTAATTCGTCAATATTTGTAAGCCGAACAAAATCCATCGGCCGTATCACTTTATTCTCGTCCATGTCTTTATCCTCCTATATTCTTTTTATTCTCTCAATTTACGCTTAACCTCTTTAACATATTTAGTAGAATGTAGTCCCCTATGCAATCTTATAGCCCGATCTATATCCTTGTTCGGATTATGATGAGATTGATATATCTCGAACATTTCCCTAGCCTTGATAGGATTTGTTCTATCATCGTATCTATACCGCTTTTTCTCCCGTTTAAGACACAATATCCTATTAACCTCATCTACATACACCTTTTTCATCTGCCACCTCCCTAACGCCCCTGAAGTGGCGTTGTGCGCCCGATCGTCATTCCTCGACTCCACGAAAGACAGGGCGGTCGCCAGCTTATCCCATACCCGTGTCTCGATCACGGCCGGCTTCGGGGCGAGGGGCATGCCTCCGTTCCCTTTTGGCGGTGTTAATATTATCATCGCCATCACAAGTAAGCATCTTATCATGTTTACTTGTTTTTATAAAACTCCTCCCCGAATTTCACATTATCCACATAATCCTCCATACACTCATGAACGATTATATGAATATCCCCCTCCGTGTATGTTACCTCGGACATCAGCCTCTCATTAGTCATCCACCAAGAATAACTATCAATATGCCGTATCTCAAATCCATGATTATGCAACGCATACATAACATTATATCTTAAATCCCTGTCCATCATCATACACTCATACACGATATATCTGTTGATACTTTCATGAGACCTACCGAACGTATAAACGTACCTACCCATCAACTTATACAACTCCCTTGCCACAGGATTCGGGATCGCCTCATCCATATCAAAATCCCCATCTGGATCAATAACCCACTCTACATCCCGCTCATCAATACAAGCCCTAGGCATTCCTATTGTCCGTACATAAAGACGTGATCGGTGATCCTTGCTTAACACCGTCCCGATATACTTTTCCCCTTTGGCATATCCTATATTATGGTTGCCGGTTATATTAAATACAATTTCAGCTCCTATCTTAATTTCATCCATATTCAAGATGTTTGTATCATTTGTTATCTTTTTTATACAAAAAGAGGATATAATGGCATAATATTATGATATCAAGACACGAATGCGTTATCTATCATATTATCATACATATCCTCTATACAACGTCATTTATGGCATTATATCGTATATGATGCCGCAGGCCATAAATACATCTAATTAACCCTTTTTTAAGGGCTTATTGCCATTTAGGTAACTAGCTATGCCTAATATTTTCGAAATAAGGGCTTTTTTAGCCTTATACTCATCGTTTATCCCTATTATCGCATATCTGTATACCATCCCATCCTTCGACACCTCCACGCCCACGTATTTAGGCGCAACGGCATCCCTATGTAATACGATAAACGGGCTTTTGCCGTCTAGCTCATTTATCAACTGATTAAACTGTCGCCTTGTCATCTGATAGTGATATTATTTCCATGTTATAAATACGATCTCTTTTTACCCTTATCTTCTCGCACAGCTCATCGAAGCACCCATCTTCTTCTAACCTACCAACATAATATGATACATTCGATTTAGAGCTTCCTTGAATATATATATTTCCTCCTATATTCCTTGAGAAAAAATTAGGCAAGACCATCTTTTGCCTCTTATCCTTATTATCTATGTAAGATATAACAACAACCCACAACTCTGGCTCCCGTTCTTTTACAGATAACATGAGATCAAGACTCGATTTACCATTGATATTCCTCCTGCCGGTTTCGTTATAACGAAGAACAATATAATCATTCGCGTTATCATCCTCAACCATCACGACTATAGGGCGATCTCCCTTCCCATTATCACATAATACTCTTGGCTCTTTCCCGTTGCGGAGATACACCTTATCGTAATCTCCGTTTTTGTATATCTCAAAATCAAATTCTATCACCATATTATTTTCTCCTATTGATGTATTGTTGCGTACGTCCTTCCTCTATTTTTTCGAAATAAAACTTATTCCCATATAACCGAGTGAAGCAGATGTTATACCCGAAATGTTCCGCGCGTCTGATCTGCGCGTAACCTCTACTGATGTCATTATTATCAATCAGCGTAACAAAACAATGTGATCCTACTTCTGTATTCAAAACCAGATTTTCCCAATCTTTTACCTCCATATCAAATCTCCTTAAATAATTTTTTGTTATAATTATCGCTATTATACCATTTATCAATATTATCGTACTGCTTTGGATAAACCCCATAAGACCTACACCACCTAGGTAACGGCCCGTTCAGCACGTCTAACGCCGCCTCAAGGTCAAACGTAGCTTCCTCCTTGACACGACACCCCGATCCACTTCCACAGCTCGGTATATAAGCTCTACTATACGCTACGCTCATCCCATATTCCCCATGACTCAGATACCCGATGTTGGGTGAATCAGGGAAGGCGTAATACAACATCATATAATCACCCTTACTCCAACCTCTATTATAAGTATCATCCTGCCATGCGAAAACCCTGCAACCGGCCTTCTTTAACTCCTCAGCCGCTTTTCTTAAAATATTATCTCCCATATCATTTATATTTAAATTATGCCAAGGCGCCGGGAACCGACCCCGGACCATATCCGCACACGTACGATCATGGTATTCCTTTCGCCCCGCCAAGGCTTGGTTCAACATTAACAAACTTTCATATCCTCACACATCTTAAAAAAGACCTCTCTTATGATCCTCTTGTACAAGATGTATATCTCATCATCATCCTCATCGAACTCCACGCCCCATGAACGTAATAAATATCTAATGTCGCAATCCGCTATATGAATCCTAAATATGGATGGAACGCTCATTATGTAATCCTCAAAAGCTTTCTTAATCCCATCCCTTTTGATATGTTCTTTATACTCATCCTTGAACACGTTAAGCATAAAAGATAGATATTCCCTATCATATTTAAACTGCTTACCATAATTATCTGTATCTATATGATCCAGTATATATATCTCTATAGCGTCTCTATCGTATTTTGACATACTCCTTCCTCCTCCTTTTGATATTTTATAACCTTTTTCTCCCCCATACGCTTTCGCTAACTGGATAAGTTGACCGGTAAATACCTTGGTACGGTGTTTTACGATCTTATCCACCAACTCCGGGCATCTGGTTCTCCATCTATAATTAACCTCGCCCTTAGCTTTCTTCTTGTAATACCTGTAGAATGTTACGGCTACTACCACTTCTCCATTCTGCTCGAAAGCAACCAAATCGCAATTGTTGTAAACTATTTCGTTCATGTTGTTATTATTTTTATGTACTTAATCACTTCTTCTGGCAAGGATGCTAAATCCCTAACCCTTTTACCAAAATTGTATGTTTTTCTCTTCCACGGGTAATAATCCCCTACATACATCGCTATTCCTTGAGGATGGAACGGGTTCGAGCTACAACTAAATATCGGATAATATAGGGCATTATTATGATTATTACTCTTACCGCTTACACACACGATAGTATATCTATCAGCCGTTTTATCACCAAAATCATACACCCTTACTTTTACTTTTACACCATTAGCGTTTGTTATAATATTATTCATACGCACCTCCTTTGTTGTTCACTATTAAACTAATCTATCTCCCTACCATATATAGTATACGATCCACACCAGCCACGATTCTCATTCGAGACCCTAATATGATCTACAGGCTTATCTCCTGCCATACAATTGGCGTAAGATAATACCGCCGACATGCTTCTAAACCCAGAATCCGTCGCCGATTTAATAAGCTTCCGATCGTACCCGAATACCCATATCTTTATAACATCTTTCTCTTTTACCGTCCTTCTTACTCGCATAATCTTGCCATATAATAAATAAACATAAAATCTATCTTATCACGGTCATTACGATCCAACCTATGCCCGGTTAGATCCAGAATAACACGACGTTTCTCTACTACCGGTATATTATCGACCTGGATCTTTATATACCGGTATTCCATGACCTCCAATTTCTTGGATAGTATATCCCGAATATCTTGCCGACGGAAATACATATTTACACCTATGTAGCTGGCAACCAAAAGACACTCATCTATCACCCCATCAGTATCGAATAGAAATAACATATCATCCTTCTCTATAGTATATTCCGCATCAAGAATCTTGATACGTTTGCTTCCGTCCTTCTTATCTGATATAAGAATCTCTATCATTTCCTTATCAGTCGTAAGGATATAATACGCCTCTTCTCTCGTAATATTATCCCGTAGATAAAGCAGCGCTTCATCTTGTAATTTTACAATCTCGTCCATATAATATTAGTATTTAATTATTACCACGCCAAAGAAAAGAACGGCGGTCGACACCCGTAGCCTGCCATGCCGTGACACCGCCGCCCGTTCCCCTTGGTATTATTCTGCCACCTCTAATTTCCCGTAATAAGGATAAAAACAACCGTCTCGATAAACCGAATATCTGAGCGTTTTATCCTTTGCTTCATAGATGGAAACACAACCGCTGTTATAAGCGTTGGATAGTTCTTTTGCTACAAATCCGCCTATTCGTTTATAGGTTTTAGGCGTATCCCTCAACGGTCTGCCTACATATATTTTTACTCTCTTGCACTTCTTGTCACCTACACACATGCCTCTATCTCTATCTCCATATGATCCGCCCAATCACATCTATCAACATCCTCGCCATCCTCAAAGTAATAGTAAGCCCATACCTGTACGCCTCCTACCTCTATATATCCATCACTTTTCCATTCTATCAACCCGTCTTGCCTTACCACGTTGGTAGGCTCAGCCCCTAGCGACAGCAGATTATTTACTATACTACCGCCAAATACGTTTCTTGCTTCTTCTTTCGTCATATCACTATCAGATTTTTAATATTACACTAACGCCAAAGGGGAACAGGAACGGACGACCAGCGGGGCCGACCCCACGCCATCGCCGCCGCCCGTTTCCCTTGGTTTCCTACACTCCCTCCATCACCCAAAGAAACACACACCCATACATAGACATACCTCCATACCCATAAGATCCCTATCTATATTGGAGAGTACCATTGTTTGGAGGTTATCCTTATCCCACTTATTCCCCTTATCTCATTTGGGATTCTTGGATTCCATGTTTCACATGGGCTACTTGATTTTCCCTCGATTCTCTTGGCTTTCCTTGATTTACCTTGTCTGCCTTATTTACCTTGATTTACCTTGTCTGCCTTATTTACCTTATTTACCTTATTTACCTTGATTTACCTTATTTACCTTATTTACCTTGATTTACCTTGTCTGCCTTATTTACCTTATTTACCTTGATTTACCTTATTTACCTTGTCTGGAGGTGTCCCCTCCCGCAAAACAAACCAACCCCACCAACTCCCAGCATAAAACCCGAGACCTTCCTCCCGATTGTTCCACGTGGGACGCCCGATTAGTCTAGGATATCGAGGTCCTTGTTCTTGATTGCCTTATATACTTGCCTAATACAATGTATTGATAATAAAACCAATAAAGAAACTATGATTATAGGCAGGGCGTCGCCCGTAGCTATAACATACCGCCCCAACTCAAACGCCATGTACCCACAAAACAAGGTAAGCACCAAATATATAAATACACTCATAAAAAATATACAATAAGTAACCACGATTTTAAAATTACACTCAAATAATATAATTAATTGAGTATCAATAACATAATATACATCAATCCCTAGAGCTTCCTCTAAAGAAAGATAAGACCAAACATAGATAAAAAATATACAATAAGTACCGCCTATTATATACCTTTTAGGATTGATTCACGCATGAAACCATACATAAGGGCACAATATACCCGCCTGCATGGATATAGATATATACAAAATGATATGCAATGAATGATTTTACTTACACATTTTCGATCAAGGCTTAAAATTTGCCGCCTCAACACTTTTATGTGTAAGCAAAACATATGAATATGCTATCATTTTGTAAAATATAGGCACAAAAAAGCCCTTCAGTCATATATCACTACATTACTGAAGGGCACAAACTTTAAAATCAAATAAAAACAAACGATCTATTGTCGCAATTTGTTTGCCATGTAGCTAACACGTTTCCGCCTGCACTTATCCGACTCCCTACTGCAATCTAATTTATTAGACTTGTGTAATTCTTTGGTAAGCTCAACGTAAAATTCCATTTGGGCTTTTTTGATAGGCTTTAAAGCCTTTTCTTTTTGAATGGATAGTTTCCTATTCAAATTAGCAAACTTCTTCTCATACATAACCTAATCTTTTTTAATGGCACCAATAAGAAACTAGAAGCTAGTAACGACACGGCCGCCGTTATCAATACAGCCAGCCGGACACGCCACACTCTCCATATTTCCTTTAGATTTGTCCCTTTGCCCCGAACGAACGAGACCTAATACGCACATACGTTGCCCGTGATACGTACCGACAAGGCGCACTTTGTCCGTCAATTTAACCGCACAAAATACCCTTGTAAGGGTTGTTATTTTAATTAATACATATAACATACAAGTATTTAAGCAACCCTATATGTTATTGCATTGATATATTGGTACGGTTATAACCCCGTAATGCACTCCATGCGTGCTACTCTTACTACACATGGACATACGCCCTATACATGCGTATATACACCAATATACCCCGTGTTTTTACACGGCCTACTAGGTTAACCTAGCGTACTTACCGGATTGATATAAACCTAAAGATAATAGTACTACCCTGGACTAGGATAGTACCTAAACCACATTACTAAGCGGCGGCCTATCTATTGCTGGCTCTCGAGACCCTAACAACCAGCAATATGTTTATATCAAAATATCAAATATCGTACCTATTTAGTCTAAATCAGTAGCGCGACGGGAACGCATAGGTGTGCTACCATAACGCCCCTATACATAAATGATATAGGGGCTAATTATTTGTTATCTTTCATTTTTGGGGTGTGTCAAATAGTAAGTGACACACTTTGCAATGAGATTAAATGTATACCGTTTGATAGGTACGGCACACTTTATGATACGTTTGTCTGCGCCGTTAAACGTTTCGTAATATATACCAAAATCGTACTCTATAGGCTCATTATATCCAAAGCGTTTATGAGACGATCCTAGTATTGCTATATCCTCTATTTCACTCATTTTAAGCTTTTTGTTTTTATCATGTTCGTTTTTATCATAGTATTCACGCTCTACTTCCTTGTATGCGCAAAACGTATTATTTACTCGTGGGAGTATTTCTTTGCAAAGTTGTATTACTACTTCTTTGTCTTTAGCTAAAGCAACCAAAGCGGGAACGACTTCCTTTGATACTTTAATATCATTTTCTTTTAGTATGTCGTTTATTTCTTTACCAGATTTAAACAGGTTGCACCAAGCTTTTACTGCACCTGTTAATGTCTTTTCGTTTGATTTTTTAACTTCATTCTGTACTTTGTTAATCTCTTTACTTATCATATACTTTTCCTATACCTTTAGGACTTATAATGGCACCTGGTACGCCTTGTTTGTTAATGCTGTTATCTTACAGGAGCAAATATACTACATGTTTTATTGTCCAACAAATATTTTGCAATAAAAATTCGACGATTATATGTAATAAATCTAATCAAATGTAAACATATATTAAAATATTGATTTATATGATTGACAATCAACAAGTTGAACACAAAATAATCATTCTTTTTTCGGCTCGCAGATCGTTTACCGTTCTTGTTTCCCGTCCTTTGTGGATTGGGGGGGGGCTGGTCCAAAAACGGCAGCCCGGCCGGGCCGATTTCGGGGAGGTGGTCCGTCCCGCATATCCCCCTCCCATCTCTCCAATAATGTCCCGCATATCCCCCTCCCATCTCTCCAATAATGTCCCGCATATCATCCTCCCATCTCTCCAATAATGTCCCGCATATCATCCTCCCCGAATATCCCTCATACTTCCTCACAACCATATCACCTTCCATCTCATTTAATTTGTTATATTTGTACGTAACTTAAATTATTTAATCATGTATCAATATATTACAGATAACTTCGGGGGGGGGGGGGGGGTTTTTT